GCTATGTGCTAAGTACCATTGCTATGTGCTAAGTACCATTGCTATGTGCTAAGTACCATTGCTATGTGCTAAGTACCATTGCTATGTGCTAAGTACCATTGCTATGTGCTAAGTACCATTGCTATAAGCATGTAGTTAAGATGATTCTTGAAACAGCCCAGATATTGTCTACAGCCCACCATTCCTTAGGTAACGCAAACAATTACGACTTTTTTGTATAGAGCATTTTCCAAGAATCACCCTGCTGTTAAATGGGTTTTAGAAAGCCCTAAGAACTATGAGTGGTTAAGGTCACTTGGGTTAGAATTGTGTAAAGAATACTCCCATAGGTACTCCAAAGTTCACAAAACACAGAGTATACTTAAAAGTCTAAAATGGCCAAAACCCTTGTTACTTGTGAATTGTGGTTTTACTCGTCCTAGGCTAATGGATGCCAGATATTTGTAAGGTTGGAAGTGCTGTGCACTCTTATAGAGTATTATAGGTACAAGAAAAACGTATCTAAAATAGGGATGGAGTGGAAGAATAGGAGTGTTCCCAAGTTCATGAGTTTAACAGCAACATGAGTTTAACAGCAACATGAGTTTAACAGCAACATGAGTTTAACAGCAACATGAGTTTAACAGCAACATGAGTTTAACAGCAACAATCTGTAAATAATGAATAATAAGAATAATAAAAGGCAGTAGGTAGTAATTGAGTAAATAGTTTTAATTAAACTTTAAGGAGAGCAAAAATGTTAGATGGATTTAAGAAAAAGAAACCTAACGTATACCTTGTATCTGTAAGGTGTGCAGTTCAATGGTTTAAGGTTGGGGATTTTCCTAATGTTGTTTCGGTAGCGGACTATTTGGAAGACTTTTCAATGAAGACTTTTCAATGAAGACTTTTCAATGAAGACTTTTCAATGAAGACTTTTCAATGAAACCTGTACTATATGGAATAGTAGATGGTAATTGGTATTTGCATAGAATGTACCACGCTTCTCGGGGGAGGGCTCCTGCAATAGCAGTGGTACGTTTAATTCTAAAGGATGCTTCAAGTTTAGGTATTACACACTTAGGGGTTGCTTTTGATAGCAAAACAAACTTTAGGAAATCCATAACTACGACCTATAAAGCAAATAGGAGTTTATCTCCTGTCATTGAACTGTTAAAACTAACCAAAGAGGAACTCAAACGCCAGGGCATAAAAGTCTACCACAAGAAAGAGTACGAGGCGGACGATGTGATTGCTTCCTTTTGCCAACTGTACACTCCTTGTGTGGTGTTTTCTGCAGATAAAGATTTGTTTCAATGTGCGGGTTTAGGAATATCCTTTTACAATTCAATAAGTGGTAAGCTAGAAACTTCTGGAGCTAACCGAGGAATTACTTTGGACTACCAAATACTGGTTGGGGATAAAACTGATAACGTAGAGGGAGAGCTGCAGAACAAACCCGCATTAGCTAGAAAACTTTTAGGGATTTTTGGTAACTACAAGGATGCTGCACATTCTTTGAATCTGAATATGAAGAAAATAGAGAAAACTCGTAAGTTGGTAACTCTAGTTACTTCTCTAAAACTTGGGAAACCAACTTTAGTTAAAACTAAAAATAAAGGTTTGTTTTAATTAGTTAAAAAAAAGGGGGGGGCAATAAAATGGCTAAACCTCCATTCATGGTATCTCGAAAAAAGAGGCTGGAAATTCAAAAAGAAAACGAAAAAGCACAGAAATTGCTGAAAAAACAAAGACAAGAGTTACACAAACCTCTTTTAGGGTTAACTGCTAGTAGGGGTTTTGTTAAACCTAAGGAAATAGAGTCCGCAAAATTTCTAGTTCGTAACAATTTTAGTACACCGCTGTAGTTGGTAGTTTTACAGGAAAACCCCAAACTAAAGTATACACGGGTAGTTCTATGCTAGGTGTGGCTACTATGCACAAAAGTAACTCAATCCCTGTTTTTTCTGTCGAAGAAGCAATTTCTATTTCTAAAATGCGGAGGTAACCAGTGTTAACTCAAAACATCAAAGAAAAAGGGAAAATGGCTAAAGGTAAACTGAAGCGTAGTAATCCTTTTGCTTTGGTGGATGGTCGAAATAGTGGTAGATTTTTCACTGGGCAAATTCTGAATCTTAGTAAAGGAATATGGGGAAAATGGGGAAATGCGTCTTTAGACTCAAACAGAAGCGTTTTTAGAAACTCAAGCGACCTGTTTAACCCGTGTGGGTACAGAGTGTAGGTACAGAGTGTAGGTATAAAAAGAGGTATAGATAAAATGAACGATTTAGAAAAAAGAACAATATCAGCAGTACAGTTTACTAACTTGAAGAATGCAAACTCCACACCTACGAGTATCGAGGCAGAGTCAAATGAGAATGCGGGTATTGGGATTGGGGATATTCTATCAGACAAAAAGGGAAGTGGAGCTCGTTATAATGAAGGTAAAGCCCCTTTGGAGTTAATACCCTTGCGTTTAATTGCAAAACTTGAAACCCGGCAAGGGAGTGCGTTAACTAAATTTCCAGAGATTAGGTGCTTACAAAATCTGTCTATTTTCCAGGAAAAGCTAAACCCCAATAATCCAAAAAAGGATAGAGAGGTGCTCGAGAATGCAATCTCTGACATTTTAATGGATAGTCCAAAGGAAGGCTGGAAAGAGTGCGCTAAAGTATTTGATTTTGGAAGAAAGAAATATGCGGATTGGAATTGGGCTAAGGGAATGCCTTGGTCTGCTGTGATAGGAAGTGCTGCTAGGCATTTAGTATTTGGACTAATGAATGAAAATCCCATAGATGAAGAATCAGGGTTAACGCATAGAGGTCATTTACTCTGCAACTTGGTAATGCTTTGGACTTATGTTTCAACCTACCCAGAGGGCGATGATAGAACGGATAGGTTGACTGAATTAGAATCTTGACAAGAAGGTATTATTTTAGGAGAATAGCATGGTCTTACTTTTAACTCTTTTCATTTTTAATGAGTTTGATGCGTCTTGGTACTGGTATGCTGCATTAGTAGCATTCTTGATTGGAGAATTTTTAGTTACTGCTTTTAACAAAAACCAACTTTAATGCTAAAATCCTAAAACTGTAAATAATGGTTGGTTGTTAATTAAATATTTTTAAGGAGATAAAAACATGGCAAGAAAAAGTAAAGATCCAGAAATTGTAGTAGAGGCTGAAAACAATGCTACTGCGGTGAATACTACTACGTTGAATACTACTGCCCCTAATTATAGGGTACCTACTAACCCCATACCCGAAGGTTTGTCAATTAACACAACTTCACCTCAAGAGCCAAGTACTCCAGTTTCACCAGATTCAGTAAATACAATTCCTAAAACGCAAAGCGAACTATTGCAAGAAACCCTCGTAGTTCTTCAACAGAAAGTCGAAGCGAAAGAAATTACAAATGTTCTTATGTTCATTCAAAATTCTGGGTCTACAGACTGGGAAACCATTGTTAGCTTAAATGAAGCAAATAGGTTTAGTTTGGTTGGGTATCTCATGAGTTTTGTATCTCAACTAACCAACGCTAAGTAGGAGTTTCAGTGGGTCGTTAGCTTAGAGAATTAGAGCAAGCACTTGTAGTGCTTGGGTCGTTGGTTTGAATCCAAACCAACGACCCACTCATTTACCTTAGGAGTTTTCGATGTTAGAACAGTTGTGGACTTTAGTACTGGCAAACCCTGTACTGTCTGGAGCAGGAGCTCTAACAATTGCTGGGGGACTAGTATATAAACTAAAAGAAATACCAGACAAAGTACTGCACTACTTATCATCCACTTTTGTATGTGAAGTTACAATTAACAATTTGGATGCTTCCTATATATGGATTGAACGTTGGCTTACTTCGCATAATTATGCTAAATCCATGACAAGAACTCTACTTAAGTCTTGGGAAATTGCTGATGAGAGCATAGATGACCACTATGCGGCGCCGTCTTCACCTTCCTCTAAGGTCAAGAGAAAGTGGGCGTTGTTTCCTGGATTTGGAACTCATTTAGTGTGGTGGAGACGTTACCCTTTACTAATCTCAAGAGAGTCGTCAACCCCTGTTTCTTCTAGTAGAACAGGGTTTTCTTTAGAAACAATACGAATTCGAACATTTGGAACAAACCCAAGTAAGCTAAAATTCATAGTAGAAGAAGCTCACAAGTTAGTTTCCGAAGAAGAATATAAACTCGCAGTCTACCTTTGGAAATCCTATTGGTCTAAAATAGAAGGGAAAAGCCCTAGGGGTCTAAATACAGTCATACTTAAGAAAGGCGAAAAAGAAAAGTTAATTGAAGATCTGAATACTTTTACTTCCAATGAAGCCTGGTACAAGGAAAGGGGATTACCTTACCGCCGTGGGTACTTATTTTCAGGTACTCCAGGAACAGGTAAAACTTCGCTAGTTTTAGCTATGGCCGTTCACTTAAAAAGACCATTGTGCGTTCTAAACTTGGGGTCTTTGTCTTCTGATACCGAGCTGTTTGATGCAGTAATTCATGCACCTCAAAACGGAGTTGTACTAATCGAAGATATAGATTGTGCTTCATCTTCAAGAGAAAGATTGAATGAACCTTCTACTTCATCGGAAGATGATGCAGCAATTAAGGGAATTACAAAGGCAGGATTGTTGAATGCTTTAGATGGAATTTTAACGCCTGAAAACCGTATCTTTGTAATGACAACTAACTATCCAGAACGTCTTGATTCCGCACTAATTCGCCCTGGAAGAGCTGATTACCACCTCAAGTTCGAGGCATTGGGTGAAGAACAAGCCGAAATGGCTAGTCTGTTTTATGGGCCTAACTCCTCTTGGAGGCCGTTATCTGTACCTGTAACGCCAGTAATGTTGCAATCAGCTTTCTTAAAATTTTCAGATGATCCACAAAAAGCTAGAGAGTTCTTAAAAGATACTTTAACAAAAGCGGATACCGTTGCTAAACAGATTTTCCTAAAAATATTCGATATTGTTGGTGGCTCGATATGGGTAGCGTCAGAAGATGGCCAAAAAGTTTATGATAAACTTGTGGAAGCACTACAGGCTGGATATTCTGTAAATCTTTCCTTTGCAGAACGAAAAGCTCTAATTATGGCGTTTTTGAATTCTGCCATTGGGCAGCTCTACAATGGACAGTACACTGATGTTTTCTTAAGGGAACGACTTACTTTTTCTGATATTTCAGACAATGATCGTGCCCTATTAGAAGGTGCTATTGAGAATGCCAAGCGGTATTTTTCCAATCCACAGTCATACGACAGGGCATGGCAAGAAGTAGAGGAGTACGAGCTGAAATAACCTACTTAGAAATTTTAGAGTTTTCCATTAAAAAGGAGAAATAAACATGGCAAAGATGACAGTTGCACAGTTGCAGGAAGGGTTAACTTTCGTACAAACCAAAGTAGAAGATTTAGAAACTGAACTAAAGGAGCTTACTGTTGAAGTTAACAGCTTAATCTCGAGTGTTGAGATGAGAATGGGGGGATTAACTAGCCAGACAATATCTACTACTGGAAAGTTAAACACCGCTATAGAAGGTCTAAAAGAAGAGTTAAAGTACTACAAGTCTAAAGTAGAGTATTCTTTGGGTTACTTTTCTAAGGTTACTGATATTCTATTGTTTTTCGTAGTAATAGATACTGTGGTGCTTGTGTACCAATATTTTCGTTAAGCCAAAAGATTTCTAATAGTGAATTTCCAATCGGTAATAGAATCTCTATTATAGTACTTTAGTCCCTTATAGCTTAACCATCTATTTAGTTTTGGCATTCTATATGCTCTGCCTAAAGCAGTTACCATAGATTTTTGGCAAACTGGAGATGCAGTGAAGAAGGGTGCAGCAAATGGAACTTCGCTGGATACTACAATGGGAACTCCAACTGCTAACATATCGGCTGAGACTATATTAAAAGTCTCAGAAAAGGATACTTGCATTCCTATATCCATTGAGTTGCACACTTCTAAAAAATTCTCATGAGTTAGCCACTCGTGCCTAATTAACGTATGGCCACGGGAATTTTCAAAAATACTAAACAAATTCTTAAGTACTTCCTCTCCCCTTGTTTCTACTCTATCCCCATTTACATGGAACGCAAGCCTTTTACCATTGTTTTCTGCAAACTCAATGGCTGCTAACGCTTGGTGAACCTGGTTTTTTAATGGGCGAATAGCACCAAAGCAACCAACATTCAAAACTCGTGCTTTTCTATTTGGTACTTTCGTATCTACGTCTGTTATTGGATAATAGTTTGGTAGGTATTTAACTTTATGGTATAGACCTCCAACTAGCCGTTTAACCGAACTAAGCATTCTAGGGGCATTGGCAGCAACATATACATTGCTATACTTTACATACTCCTTAATCCACTTATATGCAATTCCTTCTTGGGCCATGAATGGAACTTCGCTATGGAGTCTAACAACCCACGTTACTGAGGGGTGAAGCGCCTGTAAAACTTCAAATTTTTCTGGCACTACCCACAAGGCTTCAATAATTGCAATTTTAGGATTGTAGATAGTAACCAGTCTATCAATGCAGTTGTTATCAATAGCAACTTCCAAGTTAGAAGTAAATCCTTGCTCATTGAGCATATCATTTACAAATACCGCACTGTTATATAATCCAGTTGAAAGGCACTTACTTTTACCCGAGTAGAAGCTGTAATCTTCGTATCCTTTTCTTAGTTTAAGAATAAACAGTATATCAGTTTTCATTTTGCCCCCTTTATATATCCTTTAAGACTTTAAGTTTTACTTTGTAGGGTTAAACACCGCTTAATCATTGTGTTTCTCCTACAGTAGAAAATGCCTCAACAAGTTTTTCTTTTAACTTCTTCTTTTTAACAGGTAAAGTGTATACATCAATAGGGGCGGCAGTATCGGGATCGTACTTAGCGGCAATTCTTATTGCCTCCTCAGGGGACGCCCCCATTTCCATTGCTCCCAAAGCTGCTAATGCCCCACTTCCTATTGCCATAAATTGATCTTTAACAATAAATCTAGTTAAAGTAGCAGCATCCCAGGCGTATATACCGTTTTCCGTTAATTGAAGAGCATCAAAATCTGCATCTACTTCTAAATCTAGGGCTTCTTTTGCTTTTAAGTAATTTATGAATCTAAGGCAATGCCCCCAATCCCCAGCTACACCCACTAAAGTACTATTGTGAACATGAATTTTAGTAACTTGAAAGTGCAAGTTACCATCCGAACACCGTGAATCTGCTGCCATTTGTCTATGAGTTAAACTTGCGGCAATAGTAGTCATTCGTTGTTACTCACTGTTGTTACTCACTAAATTAGTTAAGCCACCAACGAGTCCACGCAAAGTCTCCGTTATCCGGATGAATATACCATGAAGTTTGGTGTGGAAAGGCGTGACGCCCACAAGAATGGTCGAAAGCATTAGTTCCAGAAAGAGAGCCGCCTATCATCCAATCTAAGTCATTTGCAGATGTATGAAAATGACCCATTAAAAGCTTGGTAAAGGACTGCTCTGGTATTCCCATTCTTTTAACTGCTTCCATTGCTACTCTTCGGTCAAAGCCGTAGTAAGGTTTGCCAGCCCACCCACGAATTTGATGACCGTGCATCATGAGGTACTTTTCAGGCCCAACAGTTACCAACGCAGAAGGTTTGGAGTGAATATGAACATTCGTATTCTTTATTTTTGAAACATACTGCTTAATTATATGGGCTACTACATATCCCCAGTTGTTTACTCCGCCTTCTGCAGCCTGGGGTTTCCTTGTCATTCTTCCGTGGTTATCCAAAGTAAGCAAGTCAACTGTTACTTTTTCAAAATGTGGTGCCATCATTTCAATCATTGCACCTAGCATGTAACCACACCCCACTGCTTGTACTGGAGTTGGAAACGCATTGGTAACTTGCAATTCCTGGTGAATATCCCCAGAAATATAGTCCCCTGTTCCTAAAATGTGAAGATAAGGAACATTGTAACCCTGTCTCATCGTTTCTGTTTGTTTGATAATGGATGTAGCTAGCTTTTTAATTCTAGCTTCTGCAATTTCAGGAGAAAATATACCAAATCCATCCACTTCTTCTGAATCAATTACTTCGCCGTAATGTAAGTCTGTTAGTTGAACTACGTGAGTGCAGGGTGCAGTGGGATTTTTAGAAGGAATATACTCCATCTTTACAGGATTAGCAACCTGAATAGCATCCATTAGTGCACTCTTAACTTCTAAGGCTTCCCCTTTTTCAGAAAAAACCTGTTCATTTTTTGCACGTAATTCTGCAACTTGACGCCTTAAGTAAGCAACCTCAGGATCTGGAGCGTGAGCTGACTTAAAATCTGCCAACGTTTTCTTTTCTTTAGCCATTTTAATTTCCTTTAATTGAACAGTTAGCTAACCAGTTTAACTAACCAATTTAACTAACCATTGCAGTTATGGTGGATGCAAGTTTAGGAGTGGCAGCCCATACTCGTTTATTCTCCCGTTTAATAAATACTACATATTCGGAAAACATCTCACGGTAATTTCCTATATCTGAAATAGATACTCCCGCATCTTTTGCAAACTGAACTTCATATTCCCAGCCATCCTCTTCGTCTTTTGATGTGGCTTTAAGTTTATTGAGAGCCTCTTTAATCTTAGATGGAACTATTGTATCCTTATCATATAGGTTTCTAAAGTCGTTAAGTGTTTTCTTACCTTTTAAGGCCACAGGTGTGGTTCCTTTGGTTACTTGTTTATTTGCACTATAATTTTTTCCACTGGTGCTACCTGTATGGAGTAAACGTCCAAAAGCTGACTTAGACATATTTAGGAAAGCAGCAGCCGCTGCTTGAGTTCCGTACGTTTTTACCAATTCCATTGCTTCTTGTTGAGTCACTGTATCCATTTTTAATCTCCTAAAAGTTTGCTACTTGGTGGCAAGAAAATCTGTTACTGCTTTGTAGCCACGGTTAAAAAGATCGGCTTTTGCACTTTCTGACAGCTCAGAGTCTAACGCTCCGTAAGGTAGTGCATTTACCGACAAAATAGAGGCGCCGGAAGCAACCGCCCAGGCTTCCAAGTTCCCCTCATTACTTGATAAAGCAGTTTTAATTATCTGCTTTACATACTCAATATAAGTAGAGGTTGGCCCAGCAGGGAGACCATCTACAACTTCAATTCCTACTCTTGGAATACTATCATTGGTTAATTGATTAACTGGAATGTTGTTGCAAAGACCACCATCAACACCCAAGTTCCCATTCGGAAGTTTTACTGGAGACCATACAAATGGAACAGAAGCCGAAGCTCTACAAGCATCCGCTAATTTTACTGTAGGGGTTTCTTCTTTAGAAAATACAAAAGATTTTCCCAAAGTTAAATCTGTAGCCATTATTGTAACTGGTATTTTTGTATCCTGAAATGTGAAATCTCCAATTGAGTCGTTTAGCCACTTTTGTAAAAGAGACCCATCGTTTTGTGCTTTTCTACAAGTGGCTCCAATACGGTAATCCATTATGCCTTTTGGTACTGGCAAAAAGCATATTTCTTTTATTTCTTTAGAAGACTTTCCCAAAGCCAGCAAAGCTGCTGCAATAGAACCACCAGACGTACCTGCAGTTTCTTTTATTTGTATGCCAGAATCTAAAAAGGCACAGAGTCCACCACCGTGAATTGGGGCTAAAAATCCGGAACCGCTACACGCTAACCTAATTTGTTTTAATTTAGTCTGTTTCATGGATTTTCCTAAAAAGTTTTGCAAGTTATACCTGCGGAAACAGGCAGTTGTTTATTGTTTTCTATTGCTGTTCTAATTTCAACTGGGTCTCCTGATATTGTAGGATGGCAATTTTTAAGAATAGGGTCTTTTAAGGTTAAAAATAGAACTAAAACTGCTGCCAGTATAACCATTTAGTTTACTACTTGCGAAGTTGTTGAAGTTTCCATATCTTCAACAGGAAACCAGCCTTTTATTTTGGCCAAGTTATACACTGCATGACTTATAGTAATCAATGCAGCAGCAAGTAACAAAGGAACTGTTTCAGGAATGGGAGATGGAAATCCATTCAATGCCCAAGAAATTGCTGGAGTTATACTTGCAGCACTAAAAGTGATACCACCGGTAATTGCAGATGAGTTGTTCATAGTTTAATTCCTGTTTCTATAGTAGGATGCAAAGGAGTAGGGAGTGGAGTGAGTGATACTCCTATTGAAAGAAACACTAAGAATGCAAGTATGAGTATTATATCCATCCATTTCACGGGTTTTCCTCCTCAACCTAAAATCTCAAAAGGAAAATTTTTTGCTAAAAACGCTTTAAGGTTGCCTACCCTATTTAACCATCCTTGTAATTCCACTTCATATTTGCTTTGACTATTTGCTAAATTTTGGTAGAATTGTATTCTAAGGTTTAGTAGCAAAGGTAAAATAGAAGAATTTGCTTTTGTAGAATATGTCTGTGTAACTTGTCCCCATAACCCATCCTCAACCACTCCTAGAGACTTTTGAAGTAGCTTAATTGCTTCAACTGGGTCAGCATTCACTGCAAAATCAAAATGAGCTATTGCTACACTTGGTACTAAATTATCGCAATGAGCTGGCCCCCAGTACATAGTAAACAGCAAATTTTTAACTTCGTCTGCTGTTATTTGCTCTACTGGTTTAGTATTTTCTCCATGACTTGCAAGGTACGCATTATAAGTCCATTGAGTAACGCCATGGAATGTTACTCCGCCTGTATCTTTTACATATCCTTTTTCTGCACTTTGAGTAAAGTCTAAAGCTAATTCAAAAGAACTCATTTTTAGAATACCAAGACTCCAGGTAGAGTAGATCTAGCCCACAAGTAGTCTCCTGAAGCCAACCCAATAGGAGTAGAGGTATTTGGCTTACTAACCACAATCCCTAAAGAAGAACTAGCAGGGGCTGTTGGAGCCGCAATTACCTCTACATTAGTTAAGTTTAAGTTGGGTTGCCGTACTCTTGATTGTACCCAAATAATGATGCTTGCAGCTGCTGCGGCAGCTGTTATTTGAGTCCAGGTGGAACCAGCTGGAACAAACGCATTTACTGTAGCCATAGAATACTCCTAAGCGTTGATAGTTCCGCCAAGATTTACAAAAGTAACATTAGTAGAAGTAGTTCCCAACTTATTAACTGTACCAGTTGGGTACACTGTAATGGTACAGGCAACTGAGGGGGTTTGAGCAACTGCAATGGTAAGAACTCCTCCAGATAAAACATTCCAGTTATTGCCCCCGATGGCATTGGCATTGTTAAATACTGCAGGTCCAGTAACAACCGAAGAAGTTCCAGCAAAAGAATTAGCTGCAGACAACGTAGCAATGCCTGTACCAGCAATAGTTACACCACCGACTTGAGTGGAGACTGGAACTGCAATATTCAGTGTAGCATTGCCCGGAGTGTAGATTAGTCCAGGGTAATTGGCTGCGTCTATGTAAGACGGAAAACTAGCCAAATTACTGGCCGGTACTGCAGTTGGGGTTACGCTCGAACTAGCTGGCCCAATTACTACGGAACCAGAGCCAGTAATAGAATCGCTGGTATTTGATACCATTGATAGGCAATTTAATACTTGCCCACCTATTAGTACGGTTGGTCCTTGTGAAGAATCATCAAAAATAAAAACTGTGTTTTGTGAATAAGCATTCGTTATAGGCATGGTTTTATTTTCCTTAAATTAGGCAGTTACTGCCTGAGTTACAGATGGAATAAGTGAAGTTATTGCTTCTCCACTCGCAGCTGGTATTTTACCTGTTGATACTGCTACTTGAACTCCAACAGAAAGAGCAGTATTAAGCGCTGCTTTGTGGTCATCCGGGGTTCCTGTTGGGTTAGATGCTTTAATATTTTCATAAGCTGGTACTGCTAAAGTTATAACTTGCTGAACAAGTAAAGCAGTGCCAGCGACTTGGGGATCAACTATAGCAATTATAGGAAGTAGTGCTTTTACTACATCAATTACTTTTTCTACATCCTTTATAATTGTCTGAAGGTTTACTAATGACATTATTGTTTACTCGCTGGGGTTACATTCTTCAAATCGTTAATAACTTGATTGATAATAGTGTTAGCAATCAATAAGTCTGCCTTAATGGCGTTTTGTTGTGCTGCAGGTAATCCAGAATCTTCAACTGCACTAACCAAAATTGGTAATGCTGAGTTAGCTAAATTTTGAAAACTGGAAGCGTCTAGCCCAGCTGACCCAGCGGATGCAAATTTAGTAAGTTTGGAACAAACTAAAGCAACGTCCGCATTTATTTTAACAATTTTTGGTTGAATAGTTGGGTCAGAAAATTGAAAAGTCGCTAACACTGTACCGTCAGTAATAAGCTGAGGGCATACTTGAGTTGTAAACTTTTGAATGGAAGTTTCAGCTTGTTGAACTTGAGCAGTAGTACATGCTGCCACTAAAAATGCTCCAAAAATACTCGCAACTAAAAATTTCTTCATTATGTACTTTCTCCTGTTAAAAGTTTTAAGATACTCCAGCTCTATAGGTTGCTACTCCTTTTCCATTAAATTCTGCTGTTAGTGTTTGTTGCCGCAATCTAGGGTCAAAGGAAATATGAACCCATGTACCTTCCTCTATACACTGATCGTATTTTATGTTTCCTTTTACTATTGCTTCTACTATTTGCTTTGGAGTACCAAACGAAGGACATACGAAATCCATTGCGTAGCCTTGTGTATGTGCCGAGTTGGGTACGCCTTTTACTGCAGTGTTTAAGGCTTCACATCTATACCCGGAATCCACAAGTACAGGAAAGCCCAAAAAATTACGAATTGTTTGAGCATTAGGTGCAAGAATGTTTCTTATGTTTTCTTCAATTTCTGGAGGAGGCGTGTTATCAATTCCTAGTCTAACTGCAGTTGTAGAAGCAATAAATTCTTCATACGTAAAGTTTGTAGTTAATTGTTCTGACATTGAATACCTCCTTCGCCTTAAAATTGTTCTCAACGTTAAATTGTTCTAAACATTAAATTGTTCTAAACTGTAAATAAGAGTTAATTAAAACAACATTTAAAATTAAAACAACATTTAACTAGGATACATCTTTAATGGTTAAACCTAAAATACTCACTCTGTACGAAACAGCTTTAGCGCAAACAACAACTGAAAAAAGAACAACACAAAAGACTTTAAGATGCTCTAGCTTACCTCCATGCTTTGTGTCTTATCTACTAGACAAAGACAAACCAAAAGAAAGCAATGTATTGGGTAACTACTACACTTCTGTTGGAACCATTCTTCATGGCTTAATTCAAAACTCTATTTCTAAAACTGTTGCAGATTGGCAATGCACTAAATGTAAAGCAGAGTATGAACTAAAGGTAAAACCTTCTAAATGTACAGAATGTAGTTCTAGGTCTTTCTCACATTCTGAAATTGAACTGACCTACAAGAATATAGAAGGGCACATTGACCTTATTTTCTTACTGAATAAACAGTACCACCTAGTAGATATTAAAACAACTTCAATGGCAAGTTTACCCACGGTTGTTAAAACCCCACCCGCTTCCTATAGAACGCAAGTTACTTCTTATGCGTGCCTTCTATATAAAACACGAGAAATTAAAGTAAACACAATTTCTATACTCTATGTTCCAAGGGACAACCCTTCCGCAGCGAATCTTTGGACACTGCCTTTTACAAAGGACGTTTACAAACAGGGTATGCTGAATTTAGAAAAATGGAATGAAACGTTTGAAAGAATTAAACACAAGGAAAAGAACATTGAGATTGTTCTCTGTAAAAACGTATTCTGTAAATATTGTATGAATTCAATTGCAGAGTTACAAAGCGCTCTAAACTCTAAATATGGCAAAAACTCTTTTGAGGTACAAAAATGAACAAACACTCTAGCTTAGAAAATGGTCAATTAGTAGTTGCCCACTTAAAAAATGATAATTATCTTATTGGAAAATACGAAAGAAGCTCTATGACAATGGGAGTATGGGAACACTCAATTACTACTCCACGGCAAGTAGTTCTTCGGGAAACACCAGCAGGAATATCATTTGGATTAGCTCCATTTGGTTCCTGCTTTGGAATGATGCCAGAACTTCGTGTAGCTATTATTAACAGCGAAGATATATTTTCTCTTAGAAAGGCTCCTTCTAAACTCGAGGAAGTGTACTTAAAATCAACTACAGGATTAGTTTTGCCTTAACGAGTAACAACCTTAACGAGTAACAACCTTAACGAGTAACAACCTTAACGAGTAACAACCTTAACGAGTAACAACCATGAAAATTTCAATTACTGTTTCAAGAACAATTCAAACTGCTCCGTATGAATCCTCTAAAGTGGAAGTTACTCAAGAAATAACTACAGATGAAGAGAGCAGCGAAGATGCCAGAAACGATCTATATAGGGACACTACTCGGGCAGTTAAATCCTTTATTGACAACGAATCCAAGAAGTATAGGAAGGAAAAGTAAAAATGAAGGTTGGTTATTCTTTTCACGAAAAATATAGACCAAATAACCTCAGTGAAGTAGTAGGCCATTCTACGGTTGTTACTCAACTCAAAGGTATGGTTAAAAAAGGCCTTCCTGGAGCAATTCTATTTACTGGCCCTACTTCTGTAGGCAAAACTACTCTTGCTAGATGTTTGGCTGCAGAAGTAAATGGAAAGCCAGTGGAGAAGCAATCAGACTATAAAGAAATAAACGGTACTGACCAAAAATCTATTGACGACATGAGGTCTTTAATAAAAATAGCGCAATATCAACCCTCTAATAACCGTCGTTTTATAGTGATAGATGAGGCTCAGGGTATCATAGCGCAGCAGCAATCAGCAGCAGCCCTTTTAGCCCCAATAGAAAGAGCAGGTAAGACAAGAACTACTTGGATTCTTTGTTCCATGGACCCACAAAAGTTTACCACAGGAAATGGTAAAGCACTAATGGGTAGGTGTACTGTTTTTGCACTTAATCCACCCACAAACAAAGATTTGTTTATTCAGGGGAAAAGAATAAGGGCAAAAGAGAACATGGACTACGTTTCTCTAGAGCTACTAAAGACCCTTGTTAGAAACTCAAATTACCAAATGCGGGTTTTAGCAAATATTCTTCAATCAGTGTACCTTTATTGGGAAGGATTGAACCCAAAAGAAAGGCCAAAAGAGCTAAACCAAGAAATTCTAAGTGAGGTTTTGGATACCGCTTTCGACAATGACGATTTAGCTCTCCTTAAAGTAGTGGTTTATGCTTTTAACAACTCTTTTGCACCCATAGTAACTACCCTATTAAATGTGGGTGATACTTATGGATTTGTTAATAAGCTCCTTTACGCTGCTCAATTTCTTGTTAATAACGCAGCTCTCAAGGGTAAAAGGCATCATAAAGTATGGCCAAATCCCACATATAATAAGATGGTTGAAGAATTAGGGGATGTTAAGTTATCCAAACTAGCTAGCTTTTTAGCATGTTGTACTGAATTAAAAGCCAATGCTTCCAAGTTTGAAGTTAATGAGATTTCGCTAATTGAAACGTCCTTGTTTAAGTTTATGAAAGAAAATGGAGAAACTCGATGAGTACAAACTTAAAATCTCTATTAGATACAGTTTCAGAAGAATCCTCCAAGTTTAACATTAAAGAGTACAACGAGAGGAGAAAGCTTCCAATTCTTACAGACGGAGTACCCTCAATTAAGGAGTTTTTAGACTCTCCGGCTGCTACCTGGAATTTGGTTAAGCAGTTGCCTTACCCTATAAATGGTATACTGTCTAAATTAAAAATAGCTCATAGCGAAAACCAAAGCTTGGTAGGGGTAGAAAGCGATTCCCTTATTAAAATAGCAATAGCTTTAGGAGAACTTTCTATTAAATGTCAGTCTCTTTCTCTAGCTTTAGGAATACCATTGAGTGATACTGAGCAAGTATTGCTCGGAGCTTTATCTAAAAATTGTGATAGCGAGCAAGCTATTGAAGCAATTGGTTCTTTACTTTTTGGGGTTAAAAATGACAGTTAGTGCAATTAAAAGAAGAGCAGCTACAAGAAGTGCAAGTAAAAAAGACAACCAGCATTTTCACAGAACAAAGGACAACAAACTGGTAGCTTGCTACCATGAGTGCAAAAACATGCTTACTTCGTACTCTTTTTGGATAGGCATGTCTATTGGGTGGCCTTTAGAGCATTTTCTATGGCAGAAAATATGGCCTTTTTCTTTGGTTGCTAAACTATTGGGAATTTAACTCGGGTTAAAAGGTAAAGTATGAGCGAACAAGAAACTACAGAGCAGAAAACCACAGAGCAAACTACAAAACCTAATCTTAAAATTGCAGAGTTACCCAATTTTAGGAACGAGGTTTTAGTTGAGGAGATTAAATCAGTACTCGAATTGGCAGAAAAAGGAGAAATTGTTGGCGCTATTTTTGTTGGAGAAAGACCCGATGGCTCAATTAGAAACTTTGCTTCTACCTTTGAAAACAGGTTTGTTTTGATAGGTTACTTGCATACGTTAATTTTTGATCTAATTGACAGTGGAAAATCGGAAAACTGAGGTAAATTTTTAAGTTACATAAAAGGAGTGTTAATATGAATACAGAAAGTATTACTATGAGTGCAAAGTGTTCAGAAGACTACTGTAATAGAGGGTTGACAGCTGACTCGCTTTTTGGCTGTTACTTACCCCATTGCTTCTATTTGGTTGTTGGTCTATCTACATGCTTGTAACGTCTGGAATAGAAGCTAGTCCAATAGAAATTACACAGGCCGTAAAAAATGGACAAACCGGAAAATGTGTTGCTGAAGTTATTGAGCAAGCACAAAGTATGAGAATTATTGATAGAGGGTTCATAAGTAGTGCAATCCGTCATTGCACTGATAAAAACCTCCTCGAAATACAAAAAAAGATAGCAAAAGATGCTATTTCTACTTAAAAATAAAGGGAAATTGTCAAAAATTAAAATCAACTGGAGACTTTATGTTGTTGGAATTTTCAGATTTAGAAATGGATGAGGTTATTGAGATTAGTACTTGGTTAAAAACTAACCCAAAAGCCATACCAAAAGGGTGGAGACACCGTATTGAGCGGCTAGTTGAATTACTGGCAACAAAGCCGTATAAGTCACCTACAGCTTACGCTTGTTCCAATTTTGAATCCTTTTTAAAAAATCAAGGCTCAATGAAAGTAGTTAAAGATAAGCAGGATTTCTTTGAACTACCCTTATATAAGGAAAATAAGGTATTATAAATGCAAATTGTAAAACTACTCTGCAACTCAACCACTCATTAGTTGTTTGGTGTTAAAAGGAGAATTAAATGTTTCCACAAAATTACCCGCAAATGGAAAGAGACTGGAATGATTGGTTTATTAAAGACGAACACACGCCAATGGATGAGCCCACTGACGCTCAGTGTATTAAGTTTTCTCTAAAATCCTGTGGGGAAGTTAGACAGTATTTAGCAGATAAACCAGACGCCCCTCATCTGTCTTTTGTTGATTTAGATTTTTTAGAACATATTTTTAGGTTAGCTTGGATGAAAGGCTATACTTTCGGCTCTAATGGCGGGGTTGCTAATACGCTTACTGACGTAGAGAAAGAACAATACCAAAAAGCTATAGATTTGAGTAAAGACTGGAAAGATGGGTTAGTACTGCAGCAATTAGAAGTTTTACGGACCTCTACTGGTTTATAATTACAAGGAAAAATTATGGCAGAGTTAATTACTGGGGCTACATCAAAGTTAGTCGCAGGAGTATCTGAGTTTGAAGGAAAGCAGCTATTCCGCATCTCAAAGCTCTTTAGAAAGGATACTCGAGAAGGAAAACCCTCAGAATGGGGGTTTACACGGCAGGGGATAACGTTGCCACAAACTCAAGCCTCATTAACTTTCTTAAAAGAAGCCTACAAAGAACTAAAACAGGTTGTTGAGGCTAAAGGCAATGATTCCAATTAAGTATTTATTTCCTACTGCTATATTGGCTTTAAGCCTTTGTGCAGCAGTGGTTTATTTAACTCAGGGGGATTTTAGAAGAGGTATTTATTGGCTTTTTGCAGCAGGAATTGTTGCAACAGTTACGTTTTGAGTTTGTTTTACTTAAAAAAGAAGGGTTAGCTTAAAATTACTCAAGCTAACCCCTAGGAGAAACCGGTGTTTTCACCGGTTGGAGGAGACCCACCACGGTCCGTTCATTCTTTAATACCAATTTTAGCAACATTTTATAATATTATTTTTACAACAAAAAGGTGTAGAGTACACATACACCTGTTACTTTCTTTTCTAAATACTTTACATTGTTGCTAATGTCTGAAAAAGCAACTGCATTTTCAACGGAATTGAACCTTAAACTGAGGCACAAAGCTGGTCTATCTAAATAAATTTTGTATTCTAAAGATGAGTCAAAAGATGGAAACTTTTCCAAATAAAATTCCAACTCGCCTAAAGAGTTCATAGTTTCTACAAAATTTTTGTTGATTTTTCCAACTTGTGCTTTGAGTTCATGTAGCATGCTTAAACCTTGCCGTGAAGTTCAACGTAAAATTGAGGGCTAGCTCGATAGGAAGCAACGGTTAATGCAACGGATTTTAGATTACGCCAACTACCCAAGTAGTTAAAAGTAATAAAAGTATTAGCTCTACTTTTGTTCAAAAGTTCAATTCCTAGCTTGTCCTTAAACTCTTTAACTACTTCCTGAATTGCTTCCTTTACATTGCCTTTAAGCTTTGGAGAATCCCAGCTAGCATAAGAAAGCTTTCCAAACCCACAGTCTTCGGGATTTCCAAGAATAGAGTCTTCAACTTTAACCAAAGAAATAGCTTTAGCAATCACTAAAAACTCCTGCTGTAGTTCTAATTCTTTTTGCTCTTTTTCAATTTTTTCTTTTAACTCCGCTATTGATACTGAAGAAACCATTTGGTAATGAGCAGTTAATTTCATTTGCTTAGCCTCCAGTTACCTCTTGACTAGGAGTTTCCGCAACAGTAGGTTCAGCAACGGATACTTCTGGAGTAGCTTCTGCTCCTACTGTTTCCCCTTTATAAGGCTCCACCTTTTCAACCACCGCTTCAACTAAATTAGGTACTACTTCGGCAGCAGCAACTCCAGTTAGGATTGTATTCATTACAGTAGAATCCTGTGGAATAGGATTCCCTTTGCCATCAATGTACTTTTCAATTACCTGGTTAACTTGTAAACCCTGACTATGAGCAAAGTCTACCAACGCCTGGTGGTCAGGGCCTGTAAAGGAATCCCCTTCGGAAACAGAATAACCTGCATTTTTCATTGCCGACTTAATAACTAACATTCCGTACATTTTTAACTCCTTTTTGTTGTTAAACCTTGCTCTTAGAACTCTTGCCTAATTGAAACGTTGTAAGTGTAAGGGTTCCATATCGGTGGGTATTGAGAAGGGAATACATTTACTTGCCCCTGTCCCTGAATATCATTTCTGTAAATTGAAAACGCTAAAGTTGTTTTATTGATTGTGTATCCTGTACCAATAAAAGGGTACACATTTAACTGAACTGGTGAGTTAACGTAAACATCGGCTCTTGCGCAAGTAGCACATGCTTCCCACCCATATACACGCATTTTCCACTGAGTTCTGTAGACGTAAACTCCAAGCTCTACAAACACATCCCCTGGGCCAAGTTTCCAGCTTGGAAGAACTGAACCGTAAATTCCTTGCACAGAACCAGAACCAATCCACCTGGATAATGGCCAACAAGGCCCATTGCAAGCATGAGTACTGGTATTGTAATTAGCATCACTTGGTGTTGCTAGGGCGTCAGAATATACATGCCCCAAGTACTCATAACCAAGTCTCCACTTCAATCCATCTACATATCGGTATTTGCTACTAAATTTATCCGTTATTCCAAACCCACCACTACCAGATTTCATATTTAGTGAGTGTGGAAATCCCTCCTGATACCAAATACCGTTAGCTGTTGGCGTAAACTTGCTTTCTCCCAAACTAAGCTCAAAGTTTGTGGCATTTGTAGCAACATTACATAATAGTAAAGTAGAGATTGCTAGGTTTTTAATTGTGATTATGGCTAGGTTTTTCTTTTTCATTATTTTTGCATTAACTCATCATTACGTAATGCAGATTCTACTCCATATCTTTCTAGCATAGTTGCTTTTTTCTTGGCAACTACCTCAGGATTACTGGAAGGGGACCTATATCCAGTCCTTTCTTCGTACTTTTTCCTTGAGTTTTCCCTTAATTCCTTTGAAGACCAATTATGCTCTACTCCATAGTGACGCAAGATAGAAGACTTTCTTTTAGCTACTACCTTTGGATCGTGTGCTGGACTTTTGTATCCTGTCCGTATCTCATATGTAGTATTGCTTCTTCTACTAACTAATGAATTCTGCATAGGGTGTTCTACCCCATATTTCTTCAAATTAGTAATCTTTCTTGCCTTCTTTACTTCTGGATTTTGTCCAGGATTTTCATATCCTGTTTTTTCTAAATAAGCAGCTTTAGACTTTTTGTTTCTCGTTTCCCAGTCTATAGTTTTAGCTGTTTCCCTTACTTTTTCTCTACCTTCACGGGATTCTGTGTAGGTTTTAGCTCCGTACCTTTCTAAACAAGTCTTACGCCTTTTGGCCTGAACTTTAGGATTGGAATTAGGACACTCGTATCCATACTTTTCTAAAAAAGTTCTTTTAGCTTTCTTAACACCTAATTCTTTGCATATACGAAAAGCTTTGTTTGGGTATTTTCTTTACAGTTATTACATACATACTTTTGAGCAACAAATCCATTGCATATTCTACAACGGTCTTCTTTTGCAACTGTTTTTATTGCCTTATTAAAAGCACAAGTTGGAAAATCCTTTACTAATCTGGATAATAATTTGGCGTACTTAGTCTTGAGTATTTCTTTAAGTCTATTATATCCCGCATTTCCACCTGGGTTTTTACTTTCTAACCTTTTAAGTATGCCAATATCTTTCTCTGTTAACTTCATTGAAGGGGTACTCCAGATTGTTAGGTAGAGAATCTAAAACTCCCTACCTAAAATTGTTCTGTAATACCCCTATTTACAGATTACTTAAGCATTCAGCGTACTCAATACCTCAGTGAGTGAAACACCTTGCTTACTAATTGCCACAGTTACTTGGATTTGATTTATCGGAATCTCAGGAATGATTACTACATTGATACCCAAAATTCCAGCATTTACTGCAGCTGGAGGATTATTAGCTGCATCAATTTCGCAAACACCATAGGAAATCATGTTTGCATTAACTTGTGCTGTAAGGTACGTGTTAATTGCGTTAGTTAATGCTCTTTGAAAGGCAACTGTTGGGGTCTCTTGTAAGCCATATTGCAAGTATCGGTACAAAGCAGTTTTAATTACATTAACTGCTCTTCTTACAGATAACCAAGACAATGCAGAAGTATTGCCTGATAAAGTCTGCTGTTCCCACAATGCAATACCCTGACCTACGAAATTCAATACATAGTTAACTTGAGCTGAATGTAGCAAGTTAGCATCTGTGGTTCCATTGTAGTAAATACGTGGTTTTAAGCACTTTGGCAGCTGTCCTCTATTTAATCCAGCAGTGGAGTATCCGGGGTTAAGAGAAGCATCAGTGTGAGCCAATAATGCTCCGATTGTTCCCACTAAAGGTACATAGAGTTGTTGGTTAGTTATTGAATCTGCCTCTAACTGGTCAGGTGAAAACAAAGCACTCCAGGTTGAATTAAGGTTCAATGTAATGTTTCTATAGTCTGCTGCTGACTGTGCAGTTAGCTGAGAAGTAGCTGGAACTGACAACAAACTGCAAGTATCTAGCCTACTTTGTGCCAAGGCGTCGAATCCTTTACCGGAAACAGCATCGCCCAATCCTGAATCCATGAGGATATTGACGGCGTATAGTTGAAAATTGGAGAATACTTGCATTGCAGTAACTATTTGAGCAGAAGTAGGTGCTGAACCGGAACTACCTACACCCAGTGCAATAGTTGCTTGTGTTCCCACTGCTGGAGGAGAGCTCAATGCGGCTGCATTAGAAATGCAATTAACATATTGAGAAAACCCATTAAGGTTAGCGGCAATTTCTGTTTGCATACCAGAAGATGATACTCCTTGGTACAATGTACAAGTAAATTGCTCCAAAGGAGTCGAAGTGGAGACTTGGTTATTGTAGATATTTACTTGAAACGCTGCATTTGACCCCATTGCAGCTGCTGCTTGAGCTGCAGTTAACGGCAGAACTGTGGACGATGGCACATTAGTTGAAGAAACGTCAAGATAAGATGTAGTTGAAGCTCCGACAGTTGCAATCAACCCCAAAGAACCAGCTGCTCTACCATAGATGTTGTAGCCTATTGCATTTGGTACTAAACTCCACTGAATTTGAGGAGCAACGTTAGCTGAAATACTTACATTGCTAGCTGTAGAAGCAGCACCCACTAAATTACCAGGGAATACGGCAGCAACTTGATAAGAATAAGAACCAGCAATCAGGTTAGATGCAGAGGTCGAAGAGGTAGCGGAAGTTCCAGCCGGTATTAAAGCACTATAGGAGGTAATCCCAATTGAATAGGTTGAACTGTAGCTTCCAGGACCAAAATTTGGGTAAATTAAAGCAACAGCTGTTCCCGTTACCCCTGCGGTAGTAAGTAGCCCAGTCCAGTTAGTTACTGGATTTTGTTGGGGGTCAGGAGTAACTACTGGAACGGAAAGAATCTGAGTTCCACCAGCGTTAAGATACAGCAAATAAGCACCAGTGTTATTACCTGTACCCGGTACACGTAAACACCACATTCCAGCCCCACCCAGCAAAAAGTCTTGAGCAGCATAGCCACTCATTGATACGGTAGGATTTGGGTTACCGTACATTGCAAGGTATTGAGACCAACCCGAAACGTAATAAGGAATGGATTGTCCTTGACCTGAAATTACAGGCAAGCAACCAGTTGAAGACAAACTTGATATAATGTAAGCGCTTAAGTTTACTTCTGTCTCGTAAACTCCAGCAGCTCTACTTACTAATTGGATTCCCATGAGTAATTAACTCCTTTTGAATTTTACTTGGTTTCTTAGCCTTCTGTACTTGAAGATTGCGCTGGGGCCGAATAGGAACTAGAAGTTCCAGTTAATGCTACGTATTTAGATCCATCATCATTAAACAAGTAAATGTTAGGGTTCTGTAAAAGGAATCCTGGATCTGGAGTGTGGGCGGAATCTAACTTTGCTCTACCACCAGCAGCCAAGTAGATGTAATGCTTGGTGGAGTCACCCTCTATAATAATTGGTACATTGATTGGGTGGGGGTATCCGTTTGATATCTTCATTGAACTACTCCTTTATTAGTGTGCTTCTACGTTTACAACTTTTGCTTTTCCTTTTGGATTTACTTTAATACCTTTTTCTTGTTTTACTGAGGGTTTTTCCCCTGAAGGTTTAGTTCCTTTAGCATATTTGGAATTAGGATGATCCTTAATGTAGTTTTCTTGTTCTTCTCTACTCCAGTTAGAAAACCAATCATTTGCTGCTTCTACGTAATGTGCTGTGAGTTTCATTTTTACCTCTTAAAATATGGTTGATGGTGAATTTGTTACTGTAACCCCTACTTGAGAGGATAGTTTAATATCTGAAACTGCTCCTTCCGTATCTAATTCTCCATCACTCATATACCCATTAACTGTTATCGTAGCCTGTACAGTGTATATAGGTTCAGATTCTGTTACATTGGTACGTTGTTGAATAGGAACAGAATCGTCACTCATGTAAGAAATACCAATTTTTTGTGACCCATATTGTATGGAGAAAGTTAATTGCTTTCTAACCATGTTTAGCATGTAAGTACGCACAAAATTACGCATTTCGTTTGCATCGTTTGATACGAAAGTTACTTGAACTGCAAACTTTACTGGAATAATAAAGGCTGTAAGGTACTGATTTCCAGTTTCTGCTCTCTTAATGGTTATGCCCGACCTTATGAAAGGAACGCCATAAGAATCGCCATTATACTGGTAACTCAAAATTTCTAACCCAATAAACGGGTAAGAAATTGCACCATACATTTTTTCTATGGTTCGAGTAAGATCAGTACCTGTAGCCCATACTACTTTGCACTTAAATTGTTGCACGATTTGCTTTTCAAAGCCTGCCATGCAGTATACATCTATTGGCTCAATTTTCATTTAGCTTTACGTTTCAAAAGAGCGGACTTAGCTGCAAATTTAACATTATGATTCAAATCCTTAGCTAGCATTTCCAATGTAGACAATGGAGTGTTTGGATGCTTTGCTACGTCTTCCTTAACACTAGCGTACGCACTCTTAGATAAAATTTCTAATGCAGATGGTGGAGTTTTAGGATTTTTTGCTAATGCCTCTCTAATACTCAGCTCCATTCCCTTAGCTAGCATTTCAAGTACGCCAACGGGAGTTTTTTGGCTCTTCGCCATTTTTATCTTTTCTTCTCTAACAGATTTAGAAAGCCAATCATCTGCTGCTTCTACGTAGTGTGCTGTAAGTTTCATCAAGTAGCTCCTTATCTAGAGTTGTTGTGAGTTTTATTTAAGCACATTTGCTGCAACGGCTAAATCGTCAATTAACAGTTCTTGGTCTTGCGGGGTTTCAGTAGTTCCATCATTTACTGTTAACTTGTAAACATGGTTTTGTTTATCTGGAGTACCGTCAACATAGGTCTCTTGCATTTTGTTAGTACCCAAAGCATTATTTTCTTCTTCACCAGAGATATCTACACCGTCTTTTTCAATATCCCCTTTTTCTTTGTTCAATTCCCCGTCGTCTAAAAAAGCTTGAACAAACTCGGGTTTTTCTATTACTCCACCAAGAATGGCTTTAACATCGTCCAACGATAATCCAATGGACACTCCCAAGGCTTCCAGTTGTCCCTCTGTTGGGTTACCAATAATTTCTTTGAACTCATGAATAAAGGCTCGTATATCATCAGTAACAGAGGGAGGTTCAACATAAGTTCCAGCCAGAATAGATGCCATTACTTTGTAAATTCCAGCATTTTCGTCTGGTGAAAATATGCCATTGCCAGAAGTTTGTGCATCTTTACGCAACAAGTTGTTTAGCTCTGTTGAATCATTCCAATCCACTAATACACTTTGTTGCCCTATATCTTCTTGCATTGGGTATTTATTAAGTAGTTCATTACTTTGCATTTTGTACTCCTTAATTACTTAATTAAGCAATGGCTAAACCTTCAATTTGCTTAATTACTAAGGCTAGATATTCAGGATCGTAAGAATAGAGCTGTTTATAATATTCAATGGCAGATTTGCGTCCAAGTCCCCCCAAAGCGGCAGTAACGGCTTTATTCGCTTCTGCCGTAATCTCAACCTTGGTAGTAGCAACAATAGCTTCATTGTTTACTGATAGTTTATCGTTACGGAGTTTAGAAACCACAGTTGTGGTAGTTTCATCTGAAGCAACTACAAATCCGCAGTCCATGTCTCCTTGGGTATCCACAAACGCGCAGACTGAAAACTTTTCAGGAATTTCTGAAGTAACAGCAGTTAATCTTGCAACATCATTTCTTGGGTAATGGACGGATGCCAACAGGGCGGTAAGGTCAGTGTCTCCGTGGCGAACAAGGCATTTTTGACCTGCATGAACTTGAACATCCCACAATGTCTTATCATTGTTATCCATGAGAATGTTATGTCCAAGAACACGGTAATTTGCAGAAATTTGCTGTTTTGAAGGTACACGGATTTCGTTATTGGCTTTAACATAGCCTACAGCAATACCCGGAGAAAGGGAAACAAAGCTGTTCTTAACAGCAGCACCCAAGTATTGCATTTTTTCGCCTACAGCAGATTGGAATTGTTCTTTGGTGAATTGGCCGGTATAAGATACGATGACTTTAGCCACAGATTTAGAAATTGGCTTATAGTCAGTAATTTGAAGAGTTCTTAATGACATTTTGTGTCTCCGCTAGTCTTTGTTGCGTTGAAGGAGTAGTACTTATGAATTTAGTTAGTAGTTTTATTTAGTGCTATGAATAGCAGACTTACTAGTTTCTATTAAATTAAGATTACTAATAAATATTTTTTCGAGTTCAGACTTAATTTTTGAAATTTTTACTTTAGGTTCTAAAACAGACTCCAAAGAATTTTTAAGTTTAGTAACAGAATCTCCCATAGTTTTTGCTTTGCTTTTAAGATCCTCTAAGCCAACTACTACATTTTGTAGTTCTTTATCTTCCTTATCTACTGGTAGAGTACCATTATTGGTAAACTCATCTTGTGGATTGCTAGAAATTATGTAATGTGCTGTGAGTTTCATCTTTTTAAGCCCTAGAAGGTTGTACCATCAGACAGGTAATCAAAGCTCCAAGTTACTTCCATATCAATAATAGTGGCAGCTTCCATACCAGAGAAGTCATACGCACCTAGGGATGTTGGAAATACTCCAATGAATTTTACTGTTTGTCCAATGGTAACTAAATCAGCTCCATACATATCCAATTCTAAAGTAGCCTTGTAATTGGAAGATAAGGCTCCTGTATTATTTTTCCAAGAGCGGGCTAAATCTCTCCAAGCCCGTAGAGCTTGGAACGTAGTGTAATCAATAGTTTCCAGGAATTTGGTAGTAAAAGTAGGGCTTTGGTAAGTCGCTCTTCCAGCTTCATGCTTCCTTATTCCAGCTAATTCTACAGGAATTTGTTCCAAGTCAGAAGTAGGTAGTTGAGTAGCGCGAACTTTTGTTCTTAAAGCGGCATTGTCTCCACCACCAGGAATTGCTGGGATGATTAGATCAAAAAACCACGATTGGCTTACATCCGGTAAACTAAAAAATTCTTGTGACGAAACACGTGGCATAGTGTTTGCTCCTTTGGTGTTCCATAATGTGTAGTAAACAGTACTTACCTTAACAAAAGGGAAACCCTCTTTTGGAGAATTTCCCTTTTGAGCTGTTGAATTTGTTACTCAACAGATTACTTGGATTTTGATGCTTTCTTTGCTCTAACGTACTTCAAAGCTGCAGCAAGGGAAGCTGCCTCTTTTAGTTCTTCTTCACTGGGTTCTTCTTCCATAGACATTCCGTCGTCCATTTCTTCATCACCAGTTTCGTCAACACCTTCAGCGGCAGCTTCTTTCAAAAGTTCTGCCTTCTTGGGATCAACGAAGCCTTCGTCCATATCAAAGCCTTCGTCCGCAGTTGCATTAGAACGCTCAATGATATCACATGCTTCGCCTGCATCATCTTCTTCCGCAGCAGCTTTCAGGAATTTAGCGGCTAGTTTAAACTTTCCTTTTCTGGCAGCATTGATTGAGAATGCCGCCCATTGTAGAGATTTATTTGCCTTCTTCATAGAAACTTACTCCTTAAAATAAAGTGTTAGGTTGAGATGTGAGTAGCTCAATTGAGCTACCCGCACTATTAACGAATTCCCTTAGCAATGGAACGGCTATTGGAAATCGAAACTGCCCACAGTTCAGACATCATCCAACCACGGCCAGGTTTACCTTCAATAGCTTGGTCAATTGGGGAAGAGATAATGCCGCCACGGTCGGAATACGCACCATGATTAAGCGGGTCGGAAATAACAAAGAATTCCCCTTTGTTCAGCACTTTGTGTTCAGGATGACGGAAGGCGTCTGTAGTAATGGTCATGCCGTACATGATAGCCAACTCACCAGTGAGCAACAATTCATGGCGAGCAACTGGGTCAATGGCGTTATAAAAGTCTGACTGACCAGTAATATCTTGCCACAAGTCTGTTGCCATCAGGCAATGAGCGTGCTTAAGGCCCCAACGTGCAACTAATTGAGCAACCGAGGTCAAAATGTAAGGGGTAAGCAAACCACCACCAACTTGAGTAAGGGGGTTATCAACACCAACCAAAGCATTAGCCTGATTGTACCAAGATTTATCTTCTGCAACCATAATAGCTTCTGTTGCTTCAACAAACTTTTCTTGCAAAACATCACCAGGGGAGCTAGCAAGCTCAACTTGAGTAATGAACGGGCGTGCAACCAATTCAAACTCAGGAGGAGTAAACCATTTATCCCGAGTGATTTGGGTTTCTACACGGGTTGGAGAGGTTGAAAAAGTTGCATATACGTTCTTTTGACGCAGAGGGAACCGTGGAATTCCACCATTAGCTACGGTATGCTTGGTCAAAAACTTACGTGCAAAACCAGTACGGGTTTCAGCCAAATAAAGTGCATCGGCAATCTTTTCGCCCAATACACGGTGAACATCCTTGTCATTGAATGCGGCTTCTACATACTGACGGGATTGTTCGCTGGTCAAGTTCAAACGGTGTGCGTCATTTGCTTGCATGAAGCGTACTTGAGCTTGCAGCAAGTCTTTCTTGCTACTAGCGTTAATTTCACCATTTGCTCCAACCATCTTAGCCATTGTGGGGCTCAAAGACAATTTTGCTAGGTTAATTTCGTTCATATTTAACTACTCCTTGTTATTGATTAGTATTAGATGGTTGAAGTAAAGCGCAAACCAAGGAAAGGTAAGCCAGTATTCAGAGTAGATGCAGTATAGGGACTAACACCCGGAACTTGCACTACAGCTGCATTGATAGCAACACCAGTACCTGCCTGCGACGTAACAATACCAGAAGCTGCAAGTTTAATACCGGTAACTGCAGTCCAGTCCACAGAAGCATCGTAATTAGAGGTAAACACAACACCTCTACGAATAACGCCAATTTGGTTTACCAAAAGACCGGGGTAATTGCCAGGAATTTGATTACCTTGTTGAGCATATTGTTGAATAGCACTTTGAGCATAGCGGTACTGAATAACGATTGCATGGCCTGCTTGCCCAACTGCCAAGGTAAAGGTAGAACCAGAAAGAGTTGCACCACCTACAACCGAACCTGCAGTTTGGTCGTAAACAACAAACTGACCAGCAACTGGAGTGTTAGAAACGGTAATAGTGTAAGGCGAAGAGCTTGGGCATGTAAACGGTTCTACGGCAGTTGCATATACATCCATAAAGGGAGCTGCGTGCAAGGATGCAACAGAAAATCCTTCAAACAAGTCTGTAGCGGTACCGGATGAAGGCAAGCTTCCCAAGTATTCAGAACCACTGGTACGAACAACCGCTTGTCCTTCACTGGTAAACGTTGCGCCGGCTAGCACAGCGGTTTCGCCAGAGTCAATAGCTTTTGTTAGGGGAAAATAAATCATCGTAAACTACTCCTTTGTTAGGTTAAATTAAAATACTGACAGGCTATTTGCTTTCAAACTCGCTAATACTGAGGTTGATTGCAATGCCTTTGCAGTTACAACATTACTGTTTTTCATGGGAGCAAGCAACGCTGCAACTGCGGGGGTTTGTCCAACTTCTAAACTGTCGTCGTCCTCTTCTTCCTCTCCACTTGGTACAGTTGGAGTATTCGTCATGTCAAAGGCTTGAACATAACCGAGTCTTACTTGGTCATTCCAGGAAGCTACAACCTTGGCTTTTTCCAACAAAGCCTTAGTATAAGTAATTCCTTCTGTTGCAAATACATTAGCAACCAAACGGGCAGCGCCCTTAACTCCAACAGCTTCTAATTGAGCTACCAATGAGTCTTTAAGGCTATTCTTAACATCCTTGAATACACCTTTATTGATTCCAACTGCAGCAATAGCCAAAGATTGTTCCAAAGCTGCATCTTTACGTTGGTTTGATTTAAGGTATTGCTGAACAGAAGATTCTACACGCTTAGTTACGTTTGCTTTAATAGCTTTATCCGCAATAGATACTTTAGCCAGTACAAAACCGGATTTAACTAAACCTTTTCTCAAACCATCTGTAGAAACGTTGCTTTTAACAACTTCCAGATATTGAGGAGTGTTATAAAGATCAGCAACACCGATCTTTGCTGCGCTTCGTTTAGTTAAGGTAGCAACAATACGGTTGCTCACAATGGCGTGAACGTTGGCCCCAACTTCCACCATTTCTGGTTCTACTTCATCATCCATATCATCTGCGTCTGCCAAAGTAACATCATCTGCATTTGGCTCTTCAAAAGCTTCTGGAGACTCAAGATCTTCAGTTGCAGCTGTTTCTTCTTCTTCAACTGGAGGCAATTCTACCTCTCCACCTTCTTCAAAGAAGACAGGAAAATCTTCATCTCCTTCGTTGTCTTCCTCAACTAGTGCGTCATCTTCGTCATCAAATTCCGCAGTTTCTTCTTCTCCAAATTCCGTTTCTGGAACTTCAATGGTTGGAAGATCGCCTTCATCCAATGAGGAATCGACTTCTACCTTTTTCTCAAACTCACCGTTGGAATCATCGTCCATTTCGATATCTTTTTCATCCATATTGTTGAGTTCTTCTTCATCTTCCATACCTTCATTTCCAGCAACTTCCATGTGAAGGTTAGAACCATGAGCATCGGGTTCTGCAAGAATTCCAGCAATGGTTTTAATTGCATTTTTGGAAGCCTTGAGCTCTTTCGTTTCTTGCTCATTGTCTTTATGAGTGTTGCGTTCTGGAGTTGGGGGTTTTCCATCAGTAAGAATGTTAGCATCCGCATTCCTAACTGCTACACCTGAACGTTCTGCTTCACCTAGCGTATCGTTTCCAATATGCCCATTGCTTGCTTTAAGTCTCATGGAGTACACCTCATGTTAGTTAGTACAAAGTTGTAAAGATGGATTAACTTTAACTCCTTCTCAACCTTAAATTGTGGTTTGCAAAATTAAGCTTGTTTTTGTTACTTTTGTTTTTCGTCAACTTCAGCAAATTCTGACTGTTTAGCATTTGGTAAGTTACGGTAAGTAAATTTTGCAAGGTAATCTTTAATGGATTCAGCATTACCTATGGAAATACCGGATCTTACTATGCGGTTCAACAACGTAATTGCAGACTTTTTAGAGGCAATGGATACAGATATTGATGCAGGAGCACGTCTCCACGTAATTCCTGGTACTTGTACTGCAATTACTTTCTTAGTTGCTGCTTGATTTAGCGGCATAGTAATGTAAGCTTTGCCTGCAACCTTTCTCGTTAAACTAACTGATTTTTCCACTGACTTATCTTGTATTTCGTTTGCATCGCAGATTAAAGGATACATACGAACTGCCTTAGGATCTGCAGACGGTGTTCTAATCAAACGCTGCATCTGCTGCAATTTTGCCTGTGCTGGGACGTTGAGTATATGTTTGTGCGTTGTTAATCCTCCATTTTTAAGTTCGGTGGATAAAAGTTTCATGGCTGCAATGTCAGAACGGTCAAACGTAAATTTCTTAGCCTGCAATGTTGCTCCCCATTTAGCCAATCTTTCGGCATTTGGCACATACGCTTGCACCCAAGGCGAGTCTTTTCTTAAGCCCATTGCTTCTAATCTACTCTTTACAGCTTCGTCAGAGCCATAATATGATAAGTGCAAATATCCGTTCATTACTTCCAAGAACAAGTCAGCTTTAAGCTTTTTGCCAACTTTAGGCAGCAACTCAGGAGTTCTTTCCGCCTGTTCTTTTTCTCTTAATGCTTTTTTGGATAATGCTCTATTTATCATCTTTATTGGGTTAGTCTTTATAGGAACTGTTGTTTTGAAGCCTACTTTACCTGCAATTAGTTCCCGCATATCCTTGCCGTTTGTTTCTGTTCTTGTAATTAAAAACGCTGCTGTTATATTAACTACCATTACTGTGAAATCATCGAACCTTACTTTAACAGAACGGGGAGTATAGGTTCCATCTTTTAGTTTTCTAAACAATACTCCAATTATTACTCCATCTCCGGCATCACAATGAACAGGTAAACCAAGTAGAGGCGCTGCTAATGCTTTCTTTTGTTCTTTGATTGCTACGCTATCGTTTTCTTCTGTATCCTCTGTATCCTCTGCTGTATCTCCTGTTGAATCCTCTTCTTCTTCTTCTTTTGCAGCTTCTAATCCTAAATGTACATCCAACCGTACAAGACCAAGATCTTTAGCAGCATACAACTCGGTTCCTCTGCAGTAAGGAACTCGGCTTAGAATTGCACATCCTTCTGGGTCTTTAGCTTTTGTAACTAAGGTTGGTTTAAGTCCGCCTTCCTTAAGTTGTTGTTTGCAGTATACGTCAATGTCTTCTAGCATTAAGTCTTGCAGCATACTCATGGAATGCTGATAATCTGCCAAGTTTGTCTTAAAGTTGTTCATTGTTTTAATGTAGAACAGCTTCATAGGAATTACTGGCATTGCAGGTATGTTTTCGTACCTTGAGTCTCCAGTATTATCGAACTGAGCTATGGTTATCTGTTTGGCTTTTAACCTTGCGGCTTTAGTTACATCGTAAGTCGTGTCCGCAATAATTGTAAGGAAGAGTACTTGGTCTCGGCTATCCGTTGCATTTTTCAAATCTGGTCTAAAAATGCGAGAATCTCCTTGCTCTTGTTCCCCTGGTGTCCAGCAACCTTCTATTCTAACCAACGTAGAGCAGCCACCAGATTGAAGATTAAGGCCAGTTTCTAAACTATCCCGAATACCTATCATCCAGGAATACTTACTCGATGCAAACCTTTGTAAATCTTGTTCTTTAGAACTTGTCTTGTAGTTAATGCCTTTTGCTCTCAAGTCAGCGGGCATTGCCTCAAACAAGATGTTAGTTGAGTTGTTGTAGTTGGTAAACACTAATACTTTTTTACCATTTTTAGTATGCTCTCTTAAAATCTCCTCTAACGCTTTAGCTTTAGGAGATTTGAGGTCATCCCCAGTCAAAGGTTCTACCACTGTTTCTAGAGGGTCAACAATGCGTTCTCCCTGCTCGGTTATTGTAACCGCATGGAATCTTAGAGTTCTTCTTCCTTGGGTAGAAGGGTCTGTAATAAATTGCTCAAGTATGGATAAGTAGGGAATTAGCTCACCCTGTTCAGCATCAATATCCTCTTCGTCTTCACTATCCTCATTTTCTTCTACAGCTTTCTTTTTACCAGTTAAAACATCAATTGCTCTTTTAGCTTTACGGCCTTCTGCACCTTTCCCTTTTTCAGCTGTTTCTACAATGGAGCTAACCATTTCTTCAAAAAGTCCATCATAAAATTCTTTTTGCCTTTCAGTTAGTTGCACAGATAGAAAGGCGTCGTGACGCTCTGGTAGTAGAGAAGCCCACTCTTTTCTTTTAGCAGTAGCCCAAACTGTATTATTTTTAAGGTGGTCTTTTAGAGTAGCCAAGGAAACCTCTCCTGAAGTTCTCCACTTAATTACTCTATTACCCTTAACTTCTAATCCATACTTTTCGTTAAACTCATCTCTTGAGCCAAGAATAGTAGGGTCAAGTAAAGCCATTTGCCCAGGTAAATCAGATGGAGAGTCAGGATTAAGTGTACCAGAAGCTATTCTTTTCTTTTTAATATCTGCAACGAGTGATAGAACGGCACGGGCTCTTCCACTCTTTAAGTTTTTAAGAAAGTGAGATTCATCCATGAATACGTACTGAATACCATACTCCTTCAAGAATTCTTGAACAGGGTAAACAAAAACAGGAGTCGTACCGTAGGCGGTAACTTTTGCTCTATATTTTAGAGCATCGTAGTCAATTATGAGAATTGTATTCTTGGGGGCGTTGTTAAGTATTTCTCTATAACGTTCAAACCCAGATTGGCGAATGTTAAACGAAGTTACAGGAATTGCGTTTAACCTTCCTTCCGTAAAGTACACTATTTCCGATACGTAGTTTGCAATTAGGGTAGAAGGGCACATAACTGCGAAAGGACCTTCTGCTCCTTTGGCTAATTGGTCAAGTACATCAGTAACTCCCATTAAAGTTTTTCCACCCCCAGCGGAGTAGTCATACACTCCTAAATCTGGGTCATCTCTCATGAGATTACGGCCACGAACTTGGTGAGGCAAAAGCCCACGTTGTTCTGTCAAAACTTTACCAACTAAAGGTAATGCAGGTAATTTCCAATCTTTGTCAATGGCTTGAGAAGTGTAGGGCTTAATTACCGTTTTAGCTTCAACTAACCCTTCTGGAGTACAATATGAGCTAATTAACTGCAAAAATCCTAAACTGGATAACACATTAGAAACAGAATATTGACTGCAAACTACATCTAACCTCTTTAGAATTGCTGCACACAGCGTTTTAAGGAACTCTAAAACTGGAAACAGTTCTGATTTGAGCAAATATACCATAGGAGTGTTTTCTCCGTGGTAGTATGCTCCACATACAGTTAAGTAGTAGTCCTTAATTGATGCAGAATCCTTGAGTATTGAGTTAAGCCGGTTATTAAGAGCGTACCCTTCTCCTCTCATTTCCTGCAATTCTTTAGAAGGAATAATAGCATTTTTTGAATAAGAAGTAGGTAGTACAGAAACTCCTAGCATCTTACTGTAAATTTCAAACCTTTCAATCGTCTTTTTGTCTAGAGCATATCTAAACAAAATGTTCATTGCAGATTGAGCATTGCAAGCTCTAAATCTTGATAACTCAGTTGTAACTACATTGCCTGAAGTGTTAGTGTATGTAAATTTGTTGTTAATGTAGTCAACTAAAAGAATTTTGTTAGTAGGTAATTTGGCTTTTATTTTGTTTTTAATATCTACTTCGCCATACGTCCCATCTGGGTGCTGCATTTCTCCAATAACTTGGGCTTCATACGCGTCTACCTCATTATGTACTACTGGAAGGTACATTGGTTTACCTTCCATATCAATAGTAATGCCGTAGGAGTCTACTCGAGTTTGTTTTGTAACTTTTGGCAAAGTAGAAGCAATAATTTTGAGAGGAAGAGCATTTGTAGCATGTTGCTTTGGAATAAAATCAGCGTCTGCCCATTGTCTAAGTAGAGGATACATATCTACTAAACGAAGAGTATCAAAGGGCGTGTTATATAGAATTTCACATTCCAATGGAGTTATTAAAAACTCTAAAAATACAATGGAACCATTATCTACAGTTTCAATATGGCAGCCCTTAAGACATTGCCTAAGAATAGTTAAAAGTTCTGGAGAAATATCAGGGCGAAGAAGATTACTTACTTCAATGGAAGTTGGAAGTTTATCTGTACCGTTGCTTGGAGATTTTGCTCCACTTCTGCTGTAAGGAAGAAAGTCAACGAATAGACTTCCAACAGTGCCATTTGAAGACACACCGACAGGTACAGTAACGCTCAACCCACTAGGTTGTTTTTTGATTGTTAAATACTTTGGAATTGACCCTTCATTACTTTCTGTTCTATTCATACTCCACTGTCTAAGAGTTCGAGTATTGGTCATGGCCGCTATTTTTGAGTCTTTTTCTTTCTTAGCAAAAGCTACTGGAATTGGAGTATCCAAGTCTTTCGCAACAGCTTCCAATACCATCTTAAAAAATAGGAACCGAGCATCCCCTTTGTAATTGTGAGTAAACAAAGCAAGGAATTTTTCACCTTTAGCCTTCTTTTCTACAGCGGGATGTAGCGGAGTAAGAACAAGAGTTGAAGTTTGCGAATTTGGTGTAAAAGCTACTAAATTAGTCATTGTTTTCATACTTTTTATATCCATTTTCTAATGTGGCGGGAATTAGGAGTAATTGACTTCCAAAATTTTAGAATTTCCGGTAAAGTTGAACGAGTAGGAGTAATGGGGCACTGCAATTCGTAGCCAAAATACCACCACTTACTTCCCCTTACTGGGTTATAGAACCAAAAGGTAAAGTTAGAGTTTAACTTGAGGTACCACCTATGCTTTGAATCCCATATTCTGTAAACTCTGTACCTTAGTGGGAATCTATAGAGGCGAGTTTGCAAGTAGAGTTTGCCTAGCTCTGCTTTAGCTTGTACTTTAATAGTAAACCCACCATTCTCGTTTTCTTCTATGGTTTGTTGGTAAAACCACGTATTTATGGAGTCGGGTAAGGGGTTAACAATTCTAAAGAACAAAGCTAGTATGCTTTTTTGAAACTTAAGGTAAATTTGAATAGGTTGAGTTTGTTTAGTTTTCAGGCTTAATCCCTGATCTTTAACCAACTTGTAAAAATACTTAGTAGCTACAGCCAAATCTGCATCGTACTTATCCGTAGCTATAATCCAAAGTGGAAGTAAATCCAAGTTAGTATTTTTTGGAAATGGGAACTTCATTTTTCAACCATTAAATTGTGGTTTGCAGAATTAAGAATTGCGTGGATTATAGAACCTATGTCCATCATCGAGGGGGATTTCCTTAAGTATGTACTCTAGAGCATCAATGGAAGTTTTTACTTTTGCTAACTCCAAGGAGGTCATTACTTTTTCTTTGTACTCTTCTAGCTTGTTTTCGTTAACATTAGGTTGAGACGTCATGGCATCAATGGATTCAAGCATTATATCATTTTCTTTCTTTGCTTTTTCTAACTCGCTTAGCTTTTCTGTTAGTTCTTTGTGTTTCCAATAAGGCATTCTTAACTGAATGTTTAGATTGCTATGTTTACTAACTTGTCTTTTATACAGGCTGTCCTGATAGAACCACGCAGCATTCTTTTTAACATCTACAATAGACTTACCAGATGCTGGGGGTCCGGCGACTCCATTAACTATTGGAATAACCCACTTACCGAAAAGTATATTTCTAACCTCTAGTTCAAAGGAGCTTAGGGATACTGTTGCTACTGTTTTTGGTACCCTTGCGCTCATTAACTGTTTAAGGGCGTCTAAAGCCTGTAAGGGGTTATAGACAGCATGAATTCCTATTCCATTATTGCTTACCCATTGCTCAATGTTGCTTTTATCATCATCAACCAGTACCTTGTTTCTTCCAGAATAATTCTGTTTTAAGTGCTTACCAGGAACAATAACTGCAGGTAAAGAAATTCTATGAAAATGTAACCATCTTATTTTTTGTGGAACTATTCTGGAATGAAAATCGTTACTTACGGAAGAGGAAAGAATGGAAACAGGAACATTAAGAGACAAACAATACTCAACTAATTGCATAGCCCCTGGAAGTAGGGGTAAAACCTCAAAGCCACGAAGGTCAATAAAAGAGTTAAACTTGTTAGTATCATCTGGAGAATGGTTACCTACTAAATCGGAAAATCCAGAATTAAAATCAGCAAGGATTCCGTCCTGGTCTAAAAAGATTTCTTTGATAGTCATGTAGTTAGTGCCTTAGTATGGGTTTAATAGTTTCCTTGGGAAAGCCATTAACTAAGTAATCTATGTTTTTTCTAAGTTCATCTCGTTCTTCTGCTAATTGTACAATTAACTCTTTAGATTTTTGAAGTAAATCCATGCAGGATTTTAGCGTACTTAAGTATACTTGCTTTTCTGCACTATCCATGTCTGCACTATCCATGAAGTATTCCTTTTACTTATTTTGAGTTGGAGATGAAAGTATTTCTTGACTTAGGGCAACTGCCCACGCAGGGTTCTCAACAATAGATAACTCCACTGGTTCCAACCCATACGCATTAAGATAAACTAACTGACCATTTTCCTCTCTCCAATTAACCGTATCCGTAGATTGAATATGAGAACAGTTTTTCCATTGTGTTTTTGTAGCTTCCGCGCCGCAAATAGAGCACCTAAATTCTGTCGCATTACACCCCATACTAAACGTATCACGCTGTTTAGTAACAAATTCGTGAGCCATATCCGGGCTCTTTTGAGTATCAATCCCAGCTACACCCATTACTTTCCAATACTTACCGTTTCCATACCCTGCTATTGGAGTTAAGTAAGAGTCAAAAACAACACCGTGCGCATCGGTATGAATGGCAGATTGATGTTCTTCATGAACAGGGCAGCCTGTCCACGCCTTATAAACCTGGCGGGCAACTGGAGGAGCGATGAAACGAGCTAATTCCGCAGCAGGAAAAGCTATTCCGTTTCGGTTAGGAATGTCTGATGGGCAAATAATAGTAGGAATTAGTAAGTAATCCTCAATGTTGGGAGAAATGTTGTAAAGCTTAGCTGCAAAAGGAAGCCAAGATACATCTATTCTGTCCGCTATTTCCTTCTGCTTTTCTTCCGTAGGTACTTCTACTTTTACTGCATCGGCAGTTATGCTAGCTTGCCTAAACTCTCTCGGCATTGTGTGTGATATTTTCATTGAGTAATCCATCCAGTTAGTTTCTTTTTGCCTGTATTCCACTTACCTTTTACGTTGCCCTCCGAATCTATAGCTACTAATCCTAGTTCCTCAATTCCTTTTCTTTTTTCAAATTTTGTGGTTAGTCCTAATTTATTAACCTCATCTAACCATTTTTGGTAGTCATCAAAAGGCTGTATTATATTTGAAGGTATAAAATGTGCGGTTAGCTTCATTTCTTTTGGATAGGCATAGGTTGAGTCTCCACCGATTGCTTGAGTAGAGCTTTAAGAGACAAAGTGTCCAAGTTATTTATTTCCTTATTTTCTCCATTTTCTAAAAATCTTAAATCCCAAATTTTGTCTTTATTTTGGCAAACTACAAATAGCGTATTTCTTGGAAGAGTAATGCCCTTTACTTCCATTGGTTTTGAAGTAACAAAGTAGGAGTAACCAAACTTGAGTCTAGTGTTCCTATGAAACTTTAGCAACCGCTCTAATTCTTTTGAAAATACTGAGTCTAGAGAAGAGTTTGTTACAGTCTTAACCGTTAGGGAGTATAGTATACTCCCTATTAACTCCTGCCCTATATTGTGCAATTTACCCTGTTTGGTTAATATCCAAAAAGACTTTTTACCCCTAATTGCATCAGGCATTTCCTTGTTTTCTCTTACTGCGACTTTATCGCCTTTTTTCAAACCGTTAAAGTCTTCTCTAACAGTTTTAATAGCCCAAGTGTAGTAAGAGGATTTAATGAAATTAGAGGTAAGTTTCATTTTTCGTTTTTCCTTTCCTTTAGAGCCCGTCTTGCTGCAGTTCTAACATACGTGTTCTTATCCTTAGTTAGAAACTTAAGAACGGAAACCGGGGTGTTAGGGTTCTCTGCTACTCTTGCTTTAACATAGCCCCCCTCATCTTTAGCTAAAACCTCAAGTAGGGCAACTGGTGTGTTAGGATTACCTGCTACTCTTGCTTTAACATAGCCCACCTCATCTTTAGCTAAAACCTCAAGTAGGGCAACTGGTGTGTTAGGATTACCTGCTACTCTTGCTTTAACATAGCCCCCCTCATCTTTAGCTAAAACCTCAAGTAGGGCAACTGGTGTGTTAGGATTGCTAGCTACATCGCTCCTAACCCTCCAGTATCCATTTTTAGCTAAAACCTCAAGTAGGGCAACTGGTGTGTTAGGATTGCTAGCTACATCGCTCCTAACCCTCCAGTCTCCATTTTTAGCTAAAATTTCAAGTATGGAAACCGGGGTGTTAGGGTTCTCTGCTACTTGTATCGTTTCTGTTATACTCATTCCTTTAAGATCGGACGGTTTTATTTTGTGGTTAATAGCATAGGCATCACTATTAAGTTTAGAAAGACCTGGCTTAACCTTATACTCACCTTTAGGCTGTTTACTACCTAACCAAGTAGTAAATTGTGAAACTTTCTTTCTAAAGGATGCTGGGGCACTGCCGTATTCCTTTCTAGAAGCCTGAAATACTACTTGGCCTTTACTATTCTTATAAGGCAATAGCAATATCCTAGCTATAGGTCTATTGATGTTTAAGTCGTTATCCCTTACTAAGTAGGCTACTAATGCCCCTTCCTTAATTAGAGTTTTGAGAGCCCCATTTTTTACTCCTTTCGCAAGGTTCATACAGGAAGTCCACCCTCTATCAAAAGAAATGCCCAATATGTCGTAGGGGTGTCTACTAATTACACAGACTAACTTACCTTCCTCTTGAGCGGTAACTCCTTTACGTTGTGGGTCACTATCAAAGGCTTTTTTAGCTTCTGGGTCTTTAGATAGAACCTTACCTAGTCTAACTGTTCTACCATGCTTATCAATGGCTGTACCTAAAGTATAGTTATCCAGACTAAACCCTACTTTAGTAAGGTAGTCCTTAACTAGAGGAGGTACAGTTTCAGATACTTTATCATTGATAGCTTTAGAACCAGATAGTGGTAAGTAAATACGGTAATTATTTCTAGAGGTATGAGCAAACGTTGCAAAAATGTTAGCATAGAGGTTCTTATTACCTACCCCTTTATATGGTCTGTATAGAGACAGTGGAATAGCCGCCTCAACTAGGAAAGAAGTAAGACCAACCCGTTTCTTAAAGATGGTAGTTACTAGAGCATAGTTATTCTCTTTCCCTTCTTTTTTGGCATCTTTTTTAGCATTGTCCCATTCTTTTTCTAAATGCTCTAAAGTTCCATGTCCTTCTTTACTCAGTTTTTTAAGGTAAGGAGTGGTCATTCTGCTTTCCCATGTTAGTTTGTAAGACTTGCAAGCGTTGCTGCGTTGCTTGCAAGGAGGTATTTGCAGATTCCAATGCCTTCTTTTTTTCTAATAGAGGAACCGTAGAGTTAGCTACAGGAGGTAAAAGTACGGTTGGTTTGTTGTTATTAGCAGTAACAACAGCAACGAGTACCGGCTCTGTTCCCGCCAAGCTTGACACTTCGCTTGCTAATTGCCGTAGTTGCCAATTAACTCGATCTAAATTCTTTTGGGTTTCTTCTGCTTTGGAGTATCTGTTGTCTAACTCAATGGAGACAGGTACAACAGAAACCAAACAAGCCACTAAAAGTGCGAGCATTGGTGGTATTCCGAGCTTTCTCAATAATTCAAGCATAGTTTAAATAAACACCTCTTCTAGTTAAACAATTACCAAGTTGGTTCCGCATTCCTGACAAAACTTAGCTTTAGCTTTGGAAACAGTACCGCAAGTTACACATTTGGCTTTACACTGCACTGTTAGTGGTTTATTGACTTTTTTACCACCAACTTGCCCAACGAGCTTTAAGACCATTACATGCACTGTTTTTTCAGTTATTAAATCCTTGACTTCAATAAATGATTGAGTAGAGATTGCCCCAGGAACAGTTATTCCACTCTTCTGCTCACTATTCATTACCTCACTACCCACTGGCCCACTTACTGTTGTAGTGCTTGAGCACCAGATACTATCGGGAGTATAGGGTTTGGTAAAATCAATATAAGGAGAATAATAGGGTGGGTATATTCTAAAATATTCGGGCTTAAAATAACCGTACGGACTAGGAAATGTCGACTTGGAAGGTTTTACTTTGTCTATTGTATACCTGTCCTCATTACTATCCTCAAAGGAGTATTCAACTCGTATTAGTCCATCTTCTGAGTTAACTCCCCTTACTTTCTCAATTTTTTTCGTTCTTTCAATAAACTTAAACTTGTTCCCTTTGTTTAAGTCGCTAATGAAGCGTTCAACTTCTACTGTTTTATTGGGTTCAATTACTAAAGCATAGTTTGAAAATGGTTTACCATCAATCTCAATTAGCGCTTTGCATCTTCTTGACTCCAAATTCTTAAAGATAACGGAGTATTCACAGCCAAAAGGCAATTTAACGGTATCTCCAGACTCCTTAAGTACTTTACCTTCAACTTTTACAGCCACGACTAACTTATTTGCGTACATTTTACTTCTCCTTAGTTTAACAGCCTACAGACTAAAGGCTCAAAAATTAAAGTCTGTTCCTTGTTTACTTCCAACCTAAAATTGTTCTGTTACCGTATACCTCCATAACTCCAGTAAGGGGATGCGGGACCTACTGTCTGCCCTACCGCTCCTATCTGGCCTACCTGTGCTGCTAAATTAGAACCCACAGCCCCAGTTCCTCCCAAAACTCCCTTATAGGTGAGATTAACTTTTAGTTGTTTTAATCCATTATCTAATTGCTGTTGTATTCTGCCTATTGCGGAATCCAATGCCTGGGTCTTGTCTACGTCCAATTGTATGGAGGCCCCCTGAAAGTTAAATGCTTTTTCACCTTCTAGCAGGTATTGAGCCTCTAATGCTTGAATTGTAGCACACTGAAGAAGGTATTCTCGAATTGGCCCTGCTGCTTGAGTAAAAGTAAAGGAGGTGAATACTCCATAAGCTCCATTGAAGTAATCTCCACCCATTCTAAGGTATCTCAAAAGCTCTGTGGGTTTGTATTGAGAATCAGCAACACCCCACAAAGTCTGATTAGCCTTGTTTACTCTTGCTTTTAGATCATCCATACAGGATAGCATAGTAGGCGTAGTAATGTAGAGCGTAGAAGTCTGCCTAAAGGTAGGCCCACCCGAGTTAGAATACCCCCAGACTACGGTGTAGGGAATAAAAGAAGGTGGTAAAATAGGTTGAGTTTGCAGTACCGCAGAATAAAGCCACCCATTTTCTACTTGCACTGGAGATGTTGGTAAAGTATTTGCAACCAATACATCTGTATTATTATAGATATTCAATGTGACATTGGAATATGCGTTATCGGTAACACACGCTAAGCTTACTGGGTCTCCAAACAGCTCTATTGCATCCTCTGCACCCGTGGAAGCAACCGAAGATTCAATCCAAACAACTTCGTAAGAATACAGAATAGCGGAATTAGGCAGTGTTAAGGTATACCTTATTTGGTATGGAGAGCCTGGGGTAATGGGTAGAGTTTGTGGCGCTGTAACTACAGCGTTAGCAACAATGGTCTGATTCGCTCCATTACTTGTTGAGTTTGCGACATAGCAATTACCAGAAGACCATACAACAGAAGAAGAATCTACTAATTCCCAAATAATAGAAGACCCTGTAGTATTAACATCCGCAGCTAAACTAAATACAACGGTTGATAAAGCAGATTGCCCAAGTTGCATTTTACCAAGTAAATCTTGGTAGGATTGTGGAGCTTGGTACGCATTTTGTACGAAAGAAGATGGCTGTATAACGCACACTAGCATGAAAGAATAGGTAGCTAGGTTAGTTACAACAGTTAAAGGGGTACCGTAAGTAGTCTGGTTTGGTGCAACAATGGAGCCACCAGAAAAGGTTGCAGTTAAAGTGGAAGAAGTCGAAGCAACTGTAACTGTGGGAGCTCCAGTAGTAGGCGTAGTGGAGCCTACTGTCGCACTGGTAATAGTCTCGGTTAATCCCAAAGTAATGGAAACAGGTTGAGTTAAATTAGCTGCGCCTACTTTTGAATACACATAGGTAATCATTATTTAGCAGTCCTTAATTCTAAAAAAACATCCATTGTTCACTAAATACTCTCCTAACTTTGGGTGAATGTCTTGAGGTAGTTTCCTAATGTTAAACCAACCGTGTGTAGTATGTTCGTGGTTTAGTTTAATTTCTGGTTTTGTATTCACTCTTCTAAGGAAATAATGAAAAGTAAAGTCTTTACTGGGATTAGATTTACCCACATATTCGTTCTGAGTAGTGTCCAAGTTAGTTTCTTCTTTAACTTCTCGTTCTATAGCTTCGTTCATTGCTTCGTCTGGTTCTACGCAACCTCCAGGTAAATCCCAGGTATGAGGAAAATCTCCAAACTTGGAACGCTTAAGCAACAATAGCTCATTACCACACATTATTAGTAACCCACAGGCTTCGTTTTTCATTTATGTCTTCAAAGAAAGTTTAGAGAAGGAATAGAGGGAATATGTAGGCCTAATTTATTCGCCAAGGTTATGGAACTGCCACTACTTGTACTTCCGGGCCCAGAAGTAATGAAAGTCCCAACATCTTCTATGGAAAAGGTAACTGACAAGTTTAATAAGGCTCCACTTCCACTATCTAACTCGGTTAAAGAAGTTGTTGTTGGAAAACACCTTGATGCGTTAACCGTAATAGTTTCAGTTCCATTCATAGCAAGTATATGGAGTTTAATAGGCTTTTTGTAAGTGCTTGGAAATCCGTAAACTCCACGGGCTCCTTGAGCAGCATATCCGGTAGAGATCAAGTTAAACCAGACACCTATGTAGTTTTGCGATTCTCCAGTTGTATCCAAAAAGAAATCGGCAGTTATTTCAGGACTAGATAAGCCAGAAATTGAATTTGTTGTTACTCCAGCTCTAGTTATTTGCTCTGTGGAATACGATCTTATTGGAATTACTATTTTGTGGCAGTAGTACCAAGGAATAGGTGTTGGGTACCCCGCAAGTGGAGGAAAATCTACAAACCATTTCCAAGTTTGCAGTTGATCTCCAAGTTTGTTAAGACCATAATAACCATTACCGTCTGATAATCCACCAGCACTTGTGGATTTTGAAAAACCAAATAGAGAAGCAATAGTGTTCGCTGTTCTAATGCCCTGCCCTATTGTATTTGCAATCTGGTTAGCATCAGTTTGAAGCGTAAGTATACTATTGGTATACTTACCTTGTACTGAATTTACAGCATTGGATACCGCGTTTCCAGCTAATCTAAAGTTGTTTGTTAGCTGCTCTGCTCCACCAAGATTGCTCATTTTGAATTCATTGTATGAATTATTTTTCCAACTTGAGAGTTATCTAATCCATACTTATCTTTTAGCCACTCCAAGTCTGCTCTATTTATGTTATTTTCAAAATCACTAATGAAGAACCTTACAGTTTGCCCCTGGCCCTGCATTGAAATTCTGGACTTAGTAGGACGTTTTAGAAGTTTTTTAACATCCAAGAATAATTGTTCCTTTATTGAGTCCATTTTTTTAGAGTCAAGTCCAGGCTTAAGTACAAAAACTAAAGAGTCATTTACAACCTTAACGGTCTTAATGGAGTTTTTAACTGAAAAATGCTCTTTACTTAAATCTTCGGGCTTACTTTTTAAGTTGTACTCTATTGGTAGGTTTCCTAGCTCGTTAGAAAAACCTTCTAACTCTAGTTGATTGCCTATTTCTTTAATAGCCTCTTTAACAGAAGTTACGGCTACTCCCCCCTTGAGTTTAGAAGGTATAGCAAAGTCTGGTTCTAGAAAAATGCGAGTAGTTTGCTCATCTACATTCCACTGAATAACTACATACAACTGAGGGGTTATTCTGTTACCGGAAGATACTTTCAAAAGTTTAATGTAACCAGTGAAAACCAATTTACCGGAAACATCTGTAGAGACATACAAGTAGCTTTCAGAAGACTTGAATTTAAGTGCTCTGGTTAGCTCCTGCCCTACGGCGTTTGCGTAATTACGAAATTCCTCAGGAACGTGCTTTCTTGCCACGTTGTTTAACCATTGCATGAGTCCTGTTAAAGCCGCAGCAACCTGATTTCTAAGTTTATTGAGTTCCCCCAATACTTCCGTTGCTTTAGGAAATTTCATTTTTGCAATGGATTCTGCCTCTTGGACAGAAAGGTATTGTTCATGCAAAAGCTCTGCAGTTTTGTATTTTGTCTGCAGAGTTTTCATTCCAGGAATAACAATTTTTGGAAAGTCTGTGTTTACTTTAACCTGCTTGTAGCCTTTTTTAGACCTATTTGAGGAGATATCTAGGTATTCTCCACTAGCGGACTCAATTCTTACTCCTTGAGCATCCAGCATATTAAGAGTTTTCTTAAGCTCTTGTGACTGCTTTTCAGCCCAGGTTTTTAAGTCTTCCGCGCTTCTAAAGTCTTCCATTATAATTATCCTCTTTTAGATCTAGCAGCTTTTGCTAATTGTGTTCTTTTCTTCAAAGGTTCTTTTGGTTTTTTCCTTTTTACCTTTTCTTCTACCTTAAAGTCTTCAAGTACTTTTTTAACCATAGGAGTTTCTTTAACTGCTGGAACTTGCTCAACTATAGTTAGATTTGGCTTTTTAACTTCCCGAATTGTGGGTTTAATTTCCCCCATGAGTTCTGAATATGTTAGTTTTGTTTTTTCTTTAGAAACTGTATTTTTATTTGCTTGATCTCTTTCTCTTCTTTCTTTTCTCGAAAAATTTGCTATTAACCAGTACATAGGAAGAATAGTTAGAACCAAAGCCAAGTTAGAATAAGTAACATTGCTTGGTTCACTATGCAAATAGGAGTAAACTAATGACCATAAAGCAAACGCTGCTCCAAGTTGGGGTGTCTGTAGAGCATATCGAGTAACCACCGATTTTGAAGCATCAGTATAAAACCCTATTGCTAATCCTAAGCCCATTAGTGAAGCCAGAATAAAGGCGTAAACAAGTTCTAAACTATTCATGGTTTTTACTTTTCTCCGTTGTATTAGAATGTATAAAAGGTGTTTCTAAACTTTCATGGTTAGCCTCTTCCAACCCCTTTGAACCAACAGGGAAAATTCTACTAAACAGATCCGCCAACCATGAGCCAGCAACAGTCCCAACTAAAAGATTGATTAGGTAGTTTATGCGTGTTGTAGACCACCCCAGTACCCAAGCAAGAATAGTTGGAAGATACTCGTTGTCCAACCCAGGAAAGAAGTACACAAGTTGCACTGCCAAAAACCAAGACCAAACTAATGCTATTGCTGTTCCAAGTACAATGTAGAACGCTGCTTTACCGCAGGATGAGACATGACCGTCTGACAACGATATAGATACGCCTGCCAATGCAGAAATAACAACTAACATTACGGAAGCTGCAACTTGACCAAAGTACCCAGTTAGTAATGCTAAAAACCCTAAAGATGACCCAGTTTTTAAGACAACAGAGCTTGTTCCAGTTTCAATAGCAGCCATTAAACTTTACCTCCTTCATCCTCAACTATGGGCTTCACAGTGAAGTAGATGTAACGAGAAGAAGGTGAGTGGTTTATTTCTAGATACAGAGAATGACTACTCAAAAGTTGTGAAATTCTTAGCAAGTTGTTCGGTCTCACTCCTTTTTTACCATACAGATTAAGTTCACCCATAACACGGAAAACTACGGAACCAGGCGTGGTCCTATTTGACATTTGAATTACATTGTGTTGGCTTTTTATTAACATCTTTAACTGTGAAGCCCACGAAGGATATTGCACTCCACTACTATTTTCTTTTTGTTCTTTGGTGTTCATAAAAACTACCCCTTATTTTTAGTTAAAAAGTAAAGCTATCTATTCCTTTGTTGTCTAATAGCGCTGACCTCACAGATTTTTGTACTGTTGGTCTATATTGTGGAAGCTGAATGAGTAGCTCTTGAGGTTGGCACGCTCTTACTGTGCATTCCCACCCCAATAAATCCTTACGCCTTGAAGACCAAGGTGTTACATTCTCAACAACTAATGTTTTTCCGTATTCTTGTTCCTTAATTACATCCTGTGCAGTAAGAGAAGGAATGTCCGGAGATAATATAATTGAAAACGGATCAGTCAATTCCAATAGCGCTAAATCTGCTGATCTTGGAAGTTTTGGTAGTTCCATGTAAATTGACTCAGAAGAGAACCCTAACTGTATCTCAAAGTGAGTAAAGTTTTCAGTTGTAGTTAGCTCTATTACATGAGGTAATCCGTCGCAAAATTGAAGAATGTTTAGCCCCTGTAAGAGTGTGTTCCCAATGGTTGGGTTTGTTACAATCTTTTTCGTTCCGTTATACCCTTGTACCGAATCCACTAACACTGCACCCTTAGGGAGTGTAATAGTGGCCGTATGAGTACCTGGACTTAATTCATACGTTAATGGGTCTATGAGAGAATGAGTATTAAAATCTGTTGGAACTAAAACTTGTCTCCACCCTCTAAAAGGTTGATATCCACCGACAAAAGAGGAACCAAAGCAAATGGGGCAAGCAATGTCCGTTAAACCATAACTTCCAATATCGAACACCACAGGGTCCCTAATTTCTTTTTCAACAGTTTGTCCATTTCCTGTTTCGTCAAAGGTTGCTTTGTTTACCGCTCCATTATTTGTTGTTCCTGTTCCATATTCAGTAATACCAAACTGCATACCCAATAAAAAGTCATCAATAACTCCGGGTTTAGCGTTTCCGTGTTCGTCTAATTGCGACGTCTTAGAGGATAGTATTTTGTTAGCTGCTTTACAGGAGCATACTCTACCTGTAGTTAGCCTATTATAGAGTAGACCTGCAACTCCCTGCACTCTAAACGCAGAAATCATGCGTTGTTGCTGAATTGGAGTTATTTGTTTAACCATAGCTTCAGCTACATCTGCATTTCGAGCATTGTTAGCTGTTAAAGTTGACCTTCTTTCGAGAATTGGCATTAGATTTTGTCGTCAGAATCAGAAGTATCAAGAGATTTAACTTTTTCGATAGCTTTGGGTGGACGAAACCCCCACTTAATAAATGTAGAAATAACTGCAGTTGGGTCAATGTAAGAACTCAAAGCAGTTGCACCAGTTACTTTCGAGGCAGCTTCAACTCCACGTATATGGGATAACGCAGCCCCAACTTTAACTGCAATCGCGTTCATAGCTGCAATAGCTTCTTTCTCAGTTTTAGGTTTGTATTTTCCTTCTTCTTCTATCCAAATGGAAGAACCTTTTGCTGTTCTTAACTTGTGACAGCTAACTGGAGAACCCAAAGACTTAAAGAATTTGTTTATGTTAGCAGGAAACACTCTTAGTTTTTTGCCTTCTTTAGTGTAGGTAAAAAGGTAGTCAGATGAGAGTTTTCCTTCCTCTAACTCTGCTAGAATAGAAATTATTTTCTTGGCGACTGGTGTATTTGGGAGTATAGCATTCTTTTGAGGAATGTTGCATTTGCCTAGGTATTTAATGGTTGCTCCATTTGGAGTTACAGTAACGTTTTTAACTGCTAACGTTCCCATTCCTTTACCCTTTGCTGTTCCCATTCTTGCAGAGAAATTGTACAAAAGTTCTAAAACTACAGCACAGACACATGCTGGATTTGAGATGTCAAACTTAAGAATGTACTGTTGCCATTTCGTTCTAATGGAATTTAGTTCTGGAAGTAGGTCCCGAACTTTTTGGTATTTACTTTCAGATGCACTCTTGGTATAATTTTCAGTATAGAACTGAGACATTCTTCCTGGAGTAACGTCAGTCTCATGTCTAAATGCTTTTATTGCCCAGTTGTTTCCTTTACCTTCTCCAACATTTGGATTTGTTTCTATTCTTGCAAATACATCTGGACTTGGACGAGTAGGAATTAACTCACCTTTGGGTGTATATATCTTACCTACGGCATCAATTAGTCCAATATGTCCAGGAACCAGAATGTGGTCAAACCCTGCTACGTTAAGTGCATTGTATGCGTCTTGATACGGTATTAGTGGTTTACCCGATTTTCTTACTAAAGACTTAAGAAGCTCTCCCGCTGCTGCGTAATGCTTCTTTCTTTCCTCTTTATATTCTTCCAATCCTTCTGGGTCTGTATCTCCTAAAATGTTCTTTTCATCTGGAGTTAAGAATGTACCTTTACGCCCAACAAGTGCATTAACTGTTTTATGAAGCTTGGAGTGGTTGAATTGCTTAACATCAGGTGCAAAGAGAGAATCTAATACCGGGTCTTTGAGTTCGGATACACACTTATCTACTAACTTAAACTTTTCTGGTGTTCCAGATTTAAGGTAACTTGCTACATTCTTTAACTGTTGTAGCTCATTAGCAGTAAACTGTGGATATGCTTTGAACTTTTCCATTGAGCGAATCAACGAACTACCAAGATTGAACAGCAATTCGTACTTGTTGCGTCCAGACTTAGCCGCTTTTATTGCTTCGTTGAGCCCAGGGTATCCAACTGTAGGAGATAAATAGCTATCCCATTTGTTAGGTAGTTTTCCATCTGGGTTATTGTGGTAATCCCACGAAAGAACTACAAGTGTTTTAAGTAGGGACACCAGTTGAGATGCGTTTATTCTTTGTAGCATGGATAGTAACTCCGAGGTTATTATTTTCTCAACCTTAAATTGTTCTCAAAATTAAATCTGTAAATATGTTTTGAAGGATGCGAAGTAAAAGACTACAAGTAAAAGACTACAAGTAAAAGACTACAAGGATAAAACAAAGGAGATACTCCATGATGCAAAGACTGAAAACTACAGGTAACTATGAAAAGACAGCTGCACTTGCAAAAGCAAATTTGGATACTTTACTTGTTGCACTCGGTGCAGGTAAGAATTCAGTTGAAACTAACAGCAAGACTAAAAAAGAAAATCTGTTCAGCACAATTAAGTTGTTAATTAAGAAAGTTGGATATGTTAAAGCATACTCCTTTATTAGAGGAACAGGATTAGTTAATTCTCAACCAGTATTCGTTGGAAAATTAAACCACAAGCGTTCCTCTTTGGAATACGTAAAACCAAAAGTAGCAAACAATGCTTAGAGCAGTTGGAATAGGTGATTTGCACTTAACTGGCGTTAAAGGAACTGTGCTAGTTGGTGGATTGTCTGAATATATACCTGACCACGATGCAATGGTAATGCGGCAGGTGCGTCGAGTACTCAAGTGGGCAGTAAAACAAGATATTTGTACTGTGTTTCTTTACGGAGACATTGGATGTTTTCCTTTGCTCTCTTATTCTGCACAGTTAGAGTTACTGCGAGTGTTTAGGGATTTTCCTAACATGCACTTTCACACTATATTGGGTAACCACGATAAGGTAGCAGAAGATTCTTCACTCGGACATTCTCTTTTAATACTACAGGAAGTGGTTGAAAACTTAACTGTGTATGAAAACCCAACAACTGTTAAACTTGAAGGTACCACCGTTAACTTTTTACCCTGGCCGTTTACCGAGTTTAAAGACTGCCTTAATGTATGCCACGTATCTGTAAATGGTGCTGTAGGGGATACAGGACACAAAGAAAAAACTAAGGTGAGTACAGACTTTGTAACTGTAGCGGGTCATTTGCACACTAATCAAGTAGTAGGTAACACTTATTACTCAGGAACGCTATACCAAGTGTCTTTTGGAGAAAAGCCAAAGAAATCCTTTCATTTAATTGAAGGTAAAACTGTAGTTTCTATTCCTTTTGTACCTGAGTACACTCTGCATACGCATACTGTAAATAGTGAAGAGGATTGGAAGACTAAGCCAAATGGTCCCAAGGATTTAGTTAAGGTTGTAGTATCTCCTGGAGTCAAGGTGAATACGGATGCTAACTTTGTTAGGTTTGCGGCACAGCCACCCCAGTCAGGAGTTGAGTATGCGTATTCTTTAGATGACTTTCTTAAAAAATGGCTTAAAATGCAACAGGTTCCGAAAGCCTTAAAAGTAAAAGCATGGAACCTTAGGCTACACAATAGTATGGAAGGAAACTAAAGTGCAAACTAAAGTGCAAACTAAAGTGCAAACTAAAGTGCAAACTACAATCTGTGAGGCAGTACCACATTCTTTTAGAGTATGCCCCTTAGCACCAAATCGTTGCTTGTGGCAACATAGAATTACTAATGAGTGCCAACATTTACCAGTTGAAACTGCAAACGAATACGCTGAGTTAGTTGGCCTACCTTATTTATCGGGAGAGCAATATGAACAGCTAAAACAAAACTTAAGAACAGCATTGGAAGAAAGGTAAAGCAAGGGGAGATTAAATTGAAAACAGCAACAGCATCTTTGAAGGAAAAACTATCTAATGAAATTTTAGCTAGTTTGAAGCACACAGGTCTATTAAAAAGACCGGTTGTAAAACTTCCAACTGTGCTATTAGGCATTAAGCACTGCGGAAAAAGAACTATCAAAGTTTTTAAGCTCGTACGTAAGCACATTTCTTAAATTAACAACACAAGGAGTACATAATGAGTAACAGCAGACGTTTAACTTTAACAGAAGTAGTCAAACAGGTAGAAGATGCGCCTATTTGGGTTGTAAATAATACAGGTACCGCAATCTCTGCACCCCAGCCCGCGGATGTAGTAATCTCTGTACCGGCTTCAAATGGAGAAGAGCCAACTACTCTTAGAATTCCTCAGTCTTGGTTGCCCTATTGCATTACTGACCATATTCCTCGTTCAGAGTTGCTCAACAGTTCTGCATTTAGACAAACTATTACTGCAGAAAGACTGCTTTTAATTACTGAGGAATATGCGAATGAAGTATTGGCAACGGAAGAAGCCAAATCTGAAATGCAAAGACTTCAAGACATAAAGTATAATGTTGAACATGCTCGAGAGTTGGATAAACTTGCAGAAGAAGCAGAAGTTAAAGAAGAAAAATTTGATTCAATCTTTTTAGCTCGGGCTAAGCGGTTTGAAACCATGCCAGATACAGTGGTTAAAAATGAACTTAAGATGTTAGGTTCCCTTTCCATTGAAGAAACAGAGTACTTAGTTGATGTACTAAGAAACAAACCAGAAACGGTTGGGTTTCTTAAGGATAGATTAGCTTCAACAAAACGGGGTATTTAACATACTTCTAGAGTAAAACAGCCTCACAGGGAAGGGGCAAACTAGCCCCTTCTTTAACTAAAACAGCTTAATCTCAAACAAAAAACTAAAACAGTTAATTCCACAAAGTTGTAAAAATCTTCATAGAAAATAAATTTGACAGCTTTTCAAAAGCTATTTATAATATAATTGTGGTAGAATAGAACCACGATTTTAACTTAATCTCAATAAAGGGGAATTAAAATGGACAATTACTTATTTTTAGACGTAGCATACTTAAAGGAAACTTTAATTAGGCTTCAAAGGTTAATTGAGGATGTAGTTAGTGGGAAAATAGTAGTAGATGATGATTACATTAGCCAACTGGATGAAAGGCTAAGTAATGATATTGAGGTAATTTTGGGTGACAATGGGTTACCAGATACCCATTACGATTAACTTAATTTTTAAGGGGAAATTAAAATGAAAGTATATCAAGTTTTAATAGTTTTTATCGGGTATGTTGTTTGTATAGTTGATATTTTTTTAAGGGGATTTTGAAAATGAAAAAAATTTTTAATGCAATTAAAGAATTTTTTAATCCAGGAAATCTTCAAGTGCAAGTTTCTAAGGAAAGTATACGGGAAGACGGAGAAGTACGGCTACAAAAACCTGCACAAAAACCTAAAGTTACTTCTAGTCCTTATTCAAAAAAGAAAACAGTTCTGACCGTTGAATTTTGTTCGCAACTTGCAAAGGATAACCGAGAAAAGCGAATTGCAAAATACCCAGAAACGGTGGGGTTTGGTCAGATTCAAGCTGACCTATCTGTAACTCCTAAAAGAAGTCGAGCCAGAACTAAACCAACTGTGGGCTCCACAGTTACTTCCTAAAAGAAACAAGTAGGTAAACTTAAACAAAAAGGAAACTTAAACATGGATATCTCTAAATTAAAATCCAAATACTTAAAAGCAAAAAAAGCTTACTACGCGGGTAAACCAATCATGACTGATTCCGCTTTTGATAAGTTGGAAGACTTGTTGAAAGAGAATGAACCCAAATGGTCTGAGTTGGGAAAGACAGGCATTACAGGAAAAAAGACAGATAAAAAATTGGTAAAGTTTATGCCTTCCCTCAATAAGGTTTACCCTAAAGATTACCCAAAATGGGTTGCCAAGAACAAACCAAAAGAGCTAATTATAATGGAGAAACTGGATGGAAATTCCGTTCAGGTCGTTTATAAAAAGGGCAAGTTAGTATCAGTACTTACCCGAGGAGATGGGGAAACAGGTGGGGATATTTCTCATCTCCTGCCCTATTTTACTTTGCCAAAATGTATTCGTAACTCCATTTCCTTTGTAGGTAGATTTGAAGCCATTATTTCTCGCACAAACTTTCTTAAACATTACTCTGATACGTTTGATAACGCAAGAAATATGGTAGCTGGATTGCTTAACCGTAAGGAGCCTTCTTCGGCATTAGCGCATGTTGATTTTGTGGGGTTAGGTATTTATGATATGAACTTGGAAGTTGGGGTAGACCTTCTTGATGCCAATGGCTTTAAGGTAGTCTCGCATAGGATAGTGAGGGATTATCTAAAAGGAGGATTAAATGAAAAAGATCTAACAAAAACCCTTGCTAACCGTAAAGTAAAGTCAGAGTATGAGTGCGATGGACTAGTATTGGCAACCCAGGATTTCGTTCTTGAGTACCCAAAGAATGAAAAACCAAAAGCCAAAATAATAGCATTTAAGAACAATGACGAAGGAACGGAAACAACTGTCCGTGAGGTTATTTGGCAGGTATCCGGCAACCGCAGGGCTATTCCAAAAGTCCGTATAGACCCAATTAAGTTAGATGGAGCTACGCTCACCTATGCCACAGCTCACAATGCTAAAATGGCAAAAGATTTGGGAATTGGGGTTGGAGCAAAAATACTGGTAGTAAGGTCCGGCGGAGTTATTCCCAAAATCGTGGGAGTTACAAAACCTGCCAAGTTTGAACCACCCAAGTTTAGGACAGTCTGGGGTACAGGAAATTCCCAAGTTCATTTAATATCCATTGATAAAGCAAACGACAAAGAGTCAGCAGTAGATGTAATGGTTCGATACATGAAACGGTTGGGTATTGAAAACATTGCTGGTTCTACTATTTCCTCTATGTATGACCTAGGAATTACTTCCATTACAAAGTGGTATTCCACCCCAGATGAAAAGCTGGCAAAGTTAGCTAACTCAAAGACTACTGAAAAAGGAATACACATGCTGCGCTCAATTAAGCCAACTTTAGAAACTTTAGCCGATGCTAGTGGGTGTTTTCCTCCTGGAATAGGGCGGTCTCGATTGGAAGAACTAAGAAGCAATGGTTATCCCATGAAAAAGTTAATGACAATGACTCCTAGTGAGATTACCTCTATTAACATTCCAATAGTTAAAAGTAAGACTCTGGAATTAGTGGCAAAAGGAATGGCTGAGTTTTGTAACTTTTATAAGCAAATATCCCCCTACATTTCCTTATCTAAAACTGCAACTGGAAAAACAAAAGCCTCCGCAGGAACAGGGTTTACTTGGACTGGTTATAGAAACAAAAATGAAGAAGCTTTTATTGAGAGTATAGGAGGACAAGTCGTTCCTTTTGGAGCAAAAACTGCAGTCTTGTTTTACAAGGAAGGTGGCAAGCAGTCTACCAAAGTAGAAACAGCAAAAGAAAAAGGTATTCCCGTGACTACTTTTGCTGATTACATTAAATCAGGCAAACTAAAAGGAAACTAAAATGTATACTACACTTAACAAAATCAGAGAGTTTGGGCCATGTTTGAATGGATTGATGACTACGAATCTCAGTCCTGGACTGAGCAAGGAGAGTTTATATTTATGGAGGAAGAAAGTAACAATCCTTTAGACCTTTTCAAGGAACCTGTTAAGATTATATTTGAGGAAGGAGAAGAGCTATGGACTCTAATTCACAAGTAGAACAAGAAAACTTACTGTGGTTATTTGGTACAAAATATGTAGGAGTAACCGCTACTAAATTAAACGAAAACATTAATATAAACGTTAGGTACTGGTTCAAAAATAGTGACAGTTTTGCTCCTGGAGCCTATGGAATCTTGATACCTACTAATAAGTGGGATGATTTTTGCAACTTGATAGACTCCATAAATATCCATAGACTAGAACCTAAACAACTTTAAGGAGGTAAAATGAATACTAAATATGAGTTTGTAAAAATGAATACTAAGTATGAATTTGTGGAGGGGGATATAGTAGAAGTAAATGGGGTAACCCTTCACCGCATTAGAGCCTTAAAGGACATAGGAAGAAGGGAATATAAGGTAGTCAAAACAGGAGACCTAGGTGGTTACATTGAGTCAGAATCTAACCTGTCTACTGTTGATGATTGTTGGGTATTTGACAATGCTTATGTATATGACAATGCTCAGGTATTTGGTAATGCTTGGGTACTAGATAACGCTCAGGTATTTGGTAATGCTAAGGTATGTGGTAATGCTAAGGTATTCAGTAATGCTAAGGTATCTGGTAATGCTAAGGTATCTAATTATGCTTGGGTATATGGTGATTCTGAGGTATGTGGGGAAGCTGAGGTATATGGCAAGGCTCGAGTATTTGATACTGCTCAAGTATATGGAGATGCTCAGATATTCGGTATTGCACTTGTATTCGGTATTGCACTTGTATACGGTAGTGCGGAAGTATGTGATAAAGCAGTAGTATGTGGCGATGCAAAGATTTATGGAAACCAAAAAGTATGTGGAAGTATAAAGGAGCTTATAAATAATGTAGATGAAGAAAAAGATAAAACCGTAACTACTCGTGGAAAGTATGTAGTAGGCAGAGTAAAAGGCGATATCTTTGTTTCTGCGGTTATATTGCAAGAAACCGCAACTCATAGCTCTATACTTCCAATTTTTGTAGAAGGTTCAGTAAAGTCAGCTGGAATGTTTAGCTTAGACTTTGAATGTGGAGTCCCAAAGGTCAGAGTTGAAGGTGAATCTACGAGCCTTAAACTTAAACCTAGTCATTTAGACTCCATGTATATTCTTACTACTTTGGGACTTTATGACCCCTCTCTTAATAACAAAGGAGACACAAATGACTGACTATCTTTTTCCAATGGCATTAGGAATTGCATCAATCGCTTTTATTTTCTTAGTAAAAGCACTTGCAACCTACTATATCACCCTAAAAGCTATCCAAAAATGGGATGGAGCCCTTCCAAGATATGTAGGTGGAGAATCAGAATTGTTATCATTTATAAATGTACTTAAGGATAAAAAGTCTTAAACTTAAACTAAAGGAGAAATAAAATGTCACATATTAAAACTCTAGTTCGGGGTGCGTACGATATTCAAAAGTTGCGTATTCAAATGGGAAACCGCATTGTTCAAAACTTCAAATCTAAATTGGGGTATATCTCAGGCAAAACTGAAGATAAAATGGAAAAAGAAGAGCAAAAAATTCTCATAACTTTGCGTCAACAATATAAAAAGATTACTGACGGAGTAAAGAACTTTCCTAGACCTTCTACTTTCAAAGGAAATGAAATAATTTCTGACTATACGGAATTGTGTCTAATTCATCAGTATTGTGAATTGGAAAATTCAGAAAGCCAGCATTTTCGTAATATGGAGAAAGTACTTGAAAGCTACCCCATTTATAAAGAGTTTCTTAGTAAAGTTAGGGGGTGCGGGCCAGCAATGTCAGGAGTAATAATTTCTGAAATTGATATTTCAAAGTGCAAATATGCTTCAAGTTTGTGGATGTATTCTGGGCTGGATGTAGCATCAGATGGTGCTGGAAGAAGTAAGAAAAAAGAGCATCTAGTTGAATTTAGTTACATTGATAGAGAAGGGAAGGAGCAGACAAAACTAGGCATCACCTTTAACCCTTTTCTTAAGACTAAGCTAGTGGGTGTTTTGGGGCCATCTTTTCTTCGTTCAGGAAACGAAAAATACACAGAATGTTACTATAACTATAAAAATAGGCTTGAAAACCATCCACTGCATAAAGAAAAGACCAAACTGCATAGGCATAATATGGCTATTAGATACATGGTTAAACGCTTTTTGGTTGATCTTTATTACGACTGGAGAACATTGGAAGGTCTTCCTGTGGAAAAAGAATACAGCGAAGGTAAACTTGGTATGAAACACGCAGCTTAATTTTAACCACAACTATGAAAGAAACCCAGTGATGTTAAGTGAATCAAAAATAAAACTAACTATGTTAGAGTCAAAATATGTAAAATTACCAAAGGAAACAAGCGAATCAATAAGTAAAAGTAACCCAGAAATACGAAGTGGGTCACAACTACAAGTAAACCAAGCTTTAAGAGAGAGTCGGATGAACTGAGACCCCCATAGAAGACGTAGCGACTCAAAGTTAACCAAGTAGTCGAAGTAAACCAAAGGAAATAAGTGAATCATCCGGTTTAAGTAAACCGAAATAAAGAAGTGAATCATAGGATCTAAGTAAACCAGTAAGTCTGAGCGAGCCAAATAACGAGAGTAACCCAATACCTCAAAGTGCCAGGTAAACTACAAAGTTGTAAAAATCTTCATAGAAAATAAATTTGACACCCTACTCAAAGTTCATTATAATATAATTGTGGTAGAATAGAACCACGATTTTAACTTTGTAAAAAACTTAAACTAAGGAGACTTAAAATGAATACTAAATTATTTCTAACAGTAGCAGCTGGGGCAATAATGGTTACAAGTGAACCAGTTATGGCACATAAAAATACTGGAATGATAGTGGTTACTGCACAAGTGTTGCCGACTTGTATTTTAGATACAAGTGCTGCTCCACCGGTACTTTATGATTCCTTAAAAAGAAATTCAGGGTCTGGTTCTGACATTTCCGTAGAGTACGAGTTTACACTGCAATGCACCCGAGGTTCACCACTGACAAAAGTTTCAGTAGTATCCATACCTGAATCCGGAGTAACAGTAACAGTAGCTGGAGGATCATGCCATTCTCCACATGAACTAATCTACTCTGACTTTTCAGGCCCTATAAAGGATTACATTTGTGTTACTTTTCCAAAAGGACAAGCACTCCAGGTTGGTACGTATGGAACTTCTATTTCTTTGAGTTTAAGCACCTCTGGGCTCTAATTTATTAAATTCTAAAGGGGAAACAAAATGTCAAAGTTTAATAGTAAACCATTTACTGAACTTGTTAAAATTCAGGCTGAATTAGCAGAGTTAAAAGCTAAAACTGAAAAACTGTCGCTTTTAGAGAAGGAATATTCGCAGCAAGTTTTGCAATACTTTGACTCTCCAGGAAAATACAGTATTGCTTTGCGTGGTAATCCACTGATTGCTTCAATTATTCACTACAAAAAAGGAGTATTGGATAGTGATAAAATTTCAAGGGTATTTGCCAAAATGGGTAAACAAGTACCAGTAAAAGAGGTTGAAGTTCATTACGTTAAACTTAAACAAGCTGATTAACTTTAAGGAGAATTAAAATGAATACTAAGTACGAATTTGTGGAAGGTGATACAATAGAAGTATATGGAGTAACCCTTCACCGCATTAGAGCATTGAGGGATATAGGCGATTTAGTAAAAGTTGGAGACTTAGGTGGGTACGTTGAGTCAGAATCTAACCTGTCTACTATGGATGGTTCTTGGGTACTCGACAATGCTAAGGTATATGATAATGCTAAGGTATATGGTAATGCTAAGGTATGTGGGGAAGCTGAGGTATATGGTAATGCTAAGGTATATGGTAATGCTTGGGTATCTGGTAATGCTAAGGTATCTGGTGATGCTAAGGTATCTGGTGATGCTTGGGTATCTGACAATGCTTGGGTATATGGTAATGCTAAGGTATATGGTAATGCTAAGGTATATGGTAATGCTTGGGTATCTGGTAATGCTAAGGTATATGGTGATTCTGAGGTATCTGGTGATGCTTGGGTATATGGTAATGCTAAGGTATATGGTAATGCTTGGGTATTTGGTGATGCTCAAGTATTTGGTGATGCTAAGGTATTTGGTGATGCTAAGGTATTTGGTGATTCTGAGGTACGTGGGAATGCTGAGGTATGTGGTACAGCTAAGATGGATGACGGGATGGTATTTAGCAATATTGTGGTAAGCGAAGGCCCAAATATTCATAAAGATAAACAAGAAAAACCTCTAAACAACAACACAACCTCAAAAGGAAACTAAAATGAAAAATGTTAACCTGTGCGACAAACATTACATGAAATTTTTAGAATTTTGTCTCTTAAACTTTAAGAAGGATAGAGTGGATGCTTGTGATTGCCTACTTGACTCCTTGAATGAACTTGAGATTCAAAGTATCAAGGATTCCATAAATTTTCTTGATGCTCAACAATCTCAGATTAGGGCGGAACTTGCTGAACTTAGAAAAAGAGTGGGATAAGGGGTAAAGTAATGAGAACTTCTATTATTCCTTATGAATCTCATAAAGATTTCTTACTACGAATACTTATTCCTCCTTTGCGTTGCAAAATGAGAGAAAAACTAAAACAACTTAGAGAATGGCAGCAACTTTGCCATTCTCTAGCAGATAGGGCCTTTTCTGAGAATGAAAAACTTGTATCTGAGCTTTTTCAAAAAAGAAGAACAACTAAGAGCAAAACTTTAGGAGTTCCTCAGGACGAGCTTCTCTCCTCCTCCATACACTATACTCCAGAAGAGGAATATAGGTTAAAAAAGTTATGGAAACAGGCAGCAAACATCTGCCATCCTGATAAAGGAGGAATAGTAGAAGATTTTTTGGACTGTAAGGCGGCATTTGAGGCTAAAGACCATGAGTTTTTATTTTCTTTTGTGCAGTCAGAGAAAACTTTGGAAGGAAAGTACAAGTTTTATGGTCTCCGTTTTTTAGATTGCCATAGACAGGAAGTATTGTTTAGACAGTCTATTTTCTTCAAAATAGCCTATGAAGTTCAAAAGGGAAACTTAAAAGAGGCTAAACTACTAGCAGAACAACACTTAAAGGAGGAGTTAATTGAATTATCTAAGTTTGCAGTATAGATTTTAAGTAAAACTGTAAATAAGTAGTGTTACAAAGTAGTGTTACAGTGAGGAAAAGTAAATGACTAGAATTACAGGAATGACTTTTAAAAGAAAAACCGCAGTTAACCGTATAGGAGACTTGAATATTCCTATAGTAAATCACTTACTGTTACTTTTAGTTTTCGGTAAAAATGTAAATACTAATCATTGGTTAAACGAAATAGTAGTTTCTCTACTGCATGTTTATTTTGATACTTTTGTTAAAGGAGGTAAAAGATTAAAGCCAAACGACTTAAGTGAGTACCTAATTCCGGGATTTATTGAGCATGAGCAGGTCTTAGATGAGTACATCAAAGATCTTATTAGTTCTAAACCTCAATTACTTCCTATAACTACTCAGGATAAGATTAGCTCTGAAAAATTACTTAAACTTTACTTGAAAATTATAAAAAGTTTATTAGAAAGGACAACTAAACCTGAGAAGCTAAGACAAAGTTTAACTATGAATATTAAAGAAATTTTTGGTATAGAATTAGAGTAGTTTTATTCACTGCAGTATATTTTTAACATTTAAGGAGATAATCATGGTCAAAACGACTAACAAAAAAGCGGCAGTTTCAGAAAAAATGACTCCAGCAGAACGCATGAAGAAAATGCACGCTGCTAGAAAAGCTGGAGGTAAAAAGGTAGCAAAAACAAAGCGTAAACCTTTAATTGTAACTAAGCCACCAGAAGGGTTTAAGCCACAGAACATTGTGGCGCAATTCAAGGTGGAAAACGACGGTTTAATTGGAAATAAGGTTTCCGTAGGCCGATTTCTTGGACGGTATGAAGTAGGTACTGGATTTTCTTCTATTGATTCCGAAAAGAAAGAAAACCTGCTTCAAAATGACGTAACAACTGTTATAGGGTTGGCTACTCGTTTGGGTGCAGCAGTCTACAAGCAAACCAAAACCAAGTTTTATGCGCTTTCTCCGAAGGAACGAATCGCTACTGAAAATGTACCTTTAGCAAAGCGTTCACCTGAAAATAAGGGTGCCCGTAGACTTCCCAAGGGTGCTGTTTTTGGCGTAATTTTGAGAGTGGCTAAACGTTCTAATCCAACTGAACGTTTGTCAGTTTTAGTTCGAGATGTTCTACAAAAAGCGCCAGATTCAAACAAGTGGGTTGTTTTGAAGAAGGAAGACCCAGTTGCTAAACTTCTGCGCAAGCAACGCGAATCTTTGGTTCCTGCATTTAGTTCTATTTCGTTGAATCCAACTGTTCGTGAATTGCGTAAGTTGAATAGCAAAGTAGAGGAGGAAAGTTCAGTTAAAAGCCAGTAGGAAAAGTTAGCAAAAAAGCCAGTAGGAAAAGTAGCAAAAAAGCCAGTAGGAAAAGTAGTACGTGGAAAGTAATCTGTAAATAGGTAGTACAAGCAGTAATGGTTAAAGCCGAGAACCAATATCTAAATCTTGGCAAAATCTCTCGAGGATTTTAATTATGTTAAAAGGTAAGAAGACCACCCGTGTTGCAAAAGCAAAGCCTGTTCGTAAAGCTAAAGTAGCAGCTACAGAAAAGAAGGTTCGAGCAACCCGTAAAGTTGTAGCAGAAAAGAAGGTTCGTGGAACTAAAAAGACCAGTTCTGCAAAGACACGTGCAACTCGCGGAACCAAAAAGGCTGTTCGTAGTACCAAAAAGGTTGTACGTGGAACCCGTAAACCTGTGAAAGTAGCCCGTACTCAAAAGGTGCAGTCTCCAGCGGAAGCAAACTACGCAATTTTGGTAGGTTCTTCTGAAACAGGCAAAGTTACAACCAAGGGTAACCAAGTTTTTATTGATGGCATTGAGGTGTTTAACGTTACTGCCATTGTTGGAAATACGGTTTACTTTACGGGTGTAAAACTGGTGAGTGCAGCAGAAGGTTCCCAAGTGTTTAATATCATTTCCGATGATGCTCCAGAATCAGTAGAGGATTCTGGAGATGACCTAACTGACGACGCTGAATTTGACCCAGATGCCGACGGGGACAATGAGGATGAAGGCGAAGATGAAGGTGAAGGCGAAGATGAAGGTGAAGGCGAAGGAGAGGATGAAGGCGAAGGAGAGGATGAAGGTGAAGTAGAGGATGACGACGATATGTTTAGTTAATTGTCCGAGAGAGGGCTAACTCAAGTGGGGCTAACTCAAAAAATGAGTTAGCCCCACCTTGCCACTTTATCTGGGGGTTACTAAATGATTAAAGACGTCCTAAATGTTTACTCCTCAAACTGCTTAAAATGTTCTCGACTTGAGTCCTCTCAAAAAAGAACATTTCCCTGCTCCTACGAATCAGGAAATACGGATTGTCCAGCACATGAAGTAGAAATAGTAATTACAGGAAAGCTAACAAAAGCTGTTAATTCACTCGGGAGAGCTAGAGCTAACAAGGACTATTTACTTGAGAGCAAAATACTAGCGTGGGTTAGCAAGCAATCTAAATCTTTTCGTGATAAATTCAGGGGACTAGTTGAAAATGGACACAAAAATAGTTAAATTAGTTCAGGTTGGTACCAGACTGGTTATTCAAGATTTTGAGACCTATAAAGTTCTCAAGCAGGAAGGAATACCAGTTCTATGCTTTGAAAAACAATTTCTTGGCACTTTAGCTACCTTTTTAGATTGCCCGATTGAGATTGTAGAATTCAAAGAGTTGGAGTTACCATTTTTAGAAAAAGTAATAGAATTTTGGAATAGGCAGCCCAATAGAACAATTGCAGTTTCAAAAGGTTTAGTTAAGACAATAAAATTAACTGCACCAGTTGTAGTTACTAAAGCAATGAACTCTGTTACTTCTGCCATAATTGAGTTCTACGAACATTATGGTTTCTCAGCGAAAACTATTATTTCTGAAACAAAAAAGGGAGATAGAAATTTAGTAGTCATTTCACTCGAATTTACTGGTGTGCCAAAAATACCAAAAGTTGAAACTCAAGAAGAGGCCGTTTTTGATTTCGGTTATACGAGGTTAACTCTAACTCTTAACTCTAATAAAAGATGGTATTCAAAGGTATCAGTTAAAACTGGAGATAAGTATAGCATAATCCATACTTCTGAATTTCTAACAAGGGATGTTTCCGGTATAGGCAGCATGATTTCCGCCCTAATTGGAATACATAATTCTCAACAAGAAAACCTTGTTAAAACAGCAGGAGTAAAATTTGAGAGTTTCTCTGATGACTAACTACAATGAAAAGTCAATCCAAAGGTTTGCTGGACTTCAGGGTATTCGCAAAAAACCTACTCCCTACATTGGTCCTAACGACAGCTCTGGGCTGTTTACGATTTTAAGAGAACCTGCGGATAACGCTGTAGACCAAGCATTAGCTGGTAGAAACAATCAAGTTACTATTGCTGTGGATAATGGGTCATATTGGGTTATTGATTCTGGAGAAGGTATTCCTGTAGGTGTAAAAGAGTTTGAAAATGAGCATGGTCAAAAAGAAAAACTAAGTACACTGTATGTTGCTACTGGTTTAACTCATGGCGGTTCTAACTTTGCAGGTTCTTCTATATCAAGAGGGTGCTTTGCAGGGGATACTAAAGTACGCCTTCTTAATGGTAAAGTGGTTAGTATGGAGAGGCTTTATTCAAGATGGAATAAAAATCAAACTCCTATAGCCATAATGTCCTATAACCTAAAGTTCAAAAAACTTGAACCGTCCTATATTAGTCATGTTCAATTAACTAAACATACTCGAAATTTAACTAAGGTTATTTTTGATACTGGAGAATCAGTTTTGGTTACTCCAGATCATCCTTTCTTTGTTAAAAAAGGTGGAAGCATAGCTAAAGTTAGAGCAGAGAATCTTAATGGAGGAGATTCTCTTGTAACTTATTATTCTTCGGATATTCCTGATATAGTTAAGTATTGGAATCATACTGTTACTGGAGTAGTTAGTATCCACAAAACCAATTCTATTCCAGTCTATGACATAACCGTAGATAATACCCATACGTTTTTTATTGAACCTGGTATTTTGGTATCAAACACTCATGGCCTCGGCCAGAAGGCAACTAATGCAATGTCTAAAGAGTTTATTGTCTGGACTTGTAGGGAGGGAAAATGGTACTCAATAAAGTATAGGGATGCTAAATTAGTTGAAAATGTAAAAGAGTGCCAAAAACCTAAGCTTCCCTTTGGGTTAAAGTCTTCAAAAGGAACAGTGGTAAAGTTTATTCCAGATTTAACCCTATTCCAGAAAGGGTCAATAATGCCAAGTTCCGAGTTAGTTAGCTGGGCTAAACTAACTAGCTATTTGGTTCCTAACTTTTTAATAACTTTAGTTTCCAGCAAGGGAACAAAGCAATTCAAAAGCAAAGGACCACAGGAATATATTAAAGATAGGCTGGAAGAGCAGGGAGGAGAGCAACTTGGTAAAACCTTCCAATACTCTTCTCGAGAATTGGACGTTGCTGTGGCTTTCTGCAACTATGAAGGCTCTGGAGTTAATTCTTACACTAATGGACTACTCAACAAAGATGGTGGGGACCATTATGAAGCGCTTAAAGATTCATTGTTTAAGAGCTTGGTTAACCTTAAAAAAGTAAAGCAAAAATTTACAAAGGCAGATGTGGTAGATGGGTTAATTGGTCTTATAAATTACAAGATTGCAGCCCCCAAGTTTAACAATCAACCGAAGGATAAGCTCATTGATGACCGGGTATATCCTGTAGCTGTAGAGCAACTAACTAAAGCCTGGTTAGAGTTTTGGAAAACTCATAAATCCATGCTAAATGAGGTTTTGGAAAGAGCGTCTCTCCTTAGGTCTAAGACAGCGGACTTTTTGAAGGACAAAAAATTAGTTAAGAATGTTAACGCTCAGAAGAAAAAGCAGTCAGCGAAATTTGGAACCATTCAAGGTAAGTGTCCAATAGATAAACGTGAGCTAATATTGGTAGAGGGAGACTCGGCGGGCGGAGAAGCGAAAAAAGCTAGGGATAAAACTTTCCAAGCTATTTATCCACTCAAAGGTAAACCGCTAAATGTAATGGAAGTTGGAATAGATAAGATAAATAGCAATGAAGAAATTGTAGGGTTATTAGCAGCATTAGATGTAGACTTATCTGGTAAATCGCAAGATATTCCCTATGGTAAGATTATTCTTATGAGTGATGCAGATGTAGACGGAAAGCATATTGGCGTTTTATTACTTGGATTCCTATATAAATACTTACCAAATCTTTTCAAACTAGGTAAGGTTTATGCGGTAAGGGCGCCATTATTCAAAGGGCACCACAAAGGTAAAACGTTATTTGGTATGACAAAAGAAGAGGTATATAAGCAAGCGGGAACAGATAAAGTCCAACTATCTTACCTAAAAGGTTGGGGTGAAATTTCTGGCACTGATTTAGCGTGTGGATTGAAGCCTGGAGTAAGAAAGTTATACAAACTACAACCTCCTGAAAATGCAGACAAAAAGGACTTTGAAAAGTTGCTTGGTACTTCTCCAGATTTTAGGAAGAAACTTTTGGGAGTGGCGTAAACAATGAAAACTACAACTGAAAAAGTAATAGAGAAATTTATAGAAGCCCCTTTCTTAAAATTCTCCTTACGTAACTACAAAGAATATGGAATTGCAGTATTAGAAGACCGTGCAGTTCCAGCAATTCAGGATGGTCTAAAACCAGTGCATAGAAGAGCTATTTGGGCAGCACATTCTCTTGGTGCTAATTCTACAAGTAGGTGGGTTAAATCAGCAAGGGTTGTTGGAGATGTAATTGGTAGATTTCACCCTCACGGTGACTGCCTTCGGGGGGATACTATTGTACCGTTACTAAATGGAGAAACCCCAACTATAAAGGAGTTAGCGGAAAATTACTTAAGTAAAAAATGGGTTCTATCTTATGATAGTAAAACTAAAAAATATGTACGAGCTAGAGCCTATGCTTGGAGATTGGGTCAGATTACTGATACGTTTTATAGAATTACTCTGAATACTGGAGATGTACTTGAGGCCACAGGAAACCACAAGTTTTTTACTGAAAGGGGCCAAATAGAGATCAGTAACCTAACTATGGATGATATCTTAATAGGAGGGTACACCTATCATATTTCCAAGGACGCTGTACCTCATTGGAGAATTTTCGCTATAGAAAAAATAGTCTTAAAACACAAAGAAGAATTTTACGATTTTACAGTCGATGGCTATGCTAACATGATAGTTTGTCCTGCGGGCAATCCTTCGACATTTGTCGTAGTACACAACTCATCGGCATACGGAGCTATAGTTGGAATGACCAATGTAGGTAAGTCAATAAATAACATCCCTATTGGTTTGTTTGAAGGTGGTGGAAACTGGGGCAGTTGGAGTTCTCATACCGCTGCTGCCTACAGATATACTGAATTAAAACTTTCAAAATTTACTGACTCAGTATTGCTAAACCCTTTTTACTTACCCGTAATTGAGTACGGTCCTAACTTTGATGATTCCACAGTAGAGCCCTTGGTATTGCCTGCTCTACTTCCTATATTATTCCTTAACGGGTCATCAGGTATGGCTCCTGGTGCTAGATCTGAAATACCTAGTTGTACGCTAAAAAGCGTAATTCAGACACTGAATGAGATATATTCAGGACTGCCTATAACCCCTGAGTTGCTATATAGGAATCTTAGGTTTAGGTCTTGCTATGGGGCTTTGGAAGACAAACCAATAGGCTCAGAAGTTGAAGAAAGAAAGTCAATTTTCAAAACTATGAAAGGGTCTGTTCTCCTTCATTCAAACTTTAAGGAAGTTAAACCCAATGTTTGGGAGGCTACAACTTTTGGCCCTGTAGCGGATTCCCCTTCCATTATTGACCGAATACGTAACAGAGTTTCGTCTGTAGTATCAGTGGAAGACAGTTCAGATTCAGATTCAAAATTTGGAAAACTTACTGTAGTGTTTAAGCGGGGAGTAGAAGATTCTGACATTGAAAAAGTTAGAACCATTCTTGATTCTAAAGAAAACTATATTCTAAACCTTACTGACCGCTATGTAGACGAAAAAGGCCTACTGGCAGCCCGTTTGTTTAATGCTTCTCTTACAGAAGCTTTTAAGAAATGGATTGAATTTAGAATTGACCTAGAAGTTAAAGCTTGTTCCTATTGGATTGAAGAGTATAAAATTCAACTAGCTAAAACTAAATTGCTAATGTTAGCAGTTGACAATGTTGATATAATTCTTAAATCCTTAAAGCGTAAGGAAAAACAATTAGAATTAGAGATATGGCTAGCAAAGGAATTAAAAATATCAGTGGAGGACGCCAAGACAATTTATTCTTTGCAGGTTAGGCAATTGCGGTCATTAGAAAGAGAACCCCTTGAGGAAAAAGAAAAGTCGTTGCTAGCTAAGTCTAAAAAGTTAGACCAGAGAAGAAAAGATCCATTCCCTTTTATGAAGTCCCAGTTAAATGAGCTATTTCTGCCAGAAAAATAAATTTGACAATTTTTCAAAAGCTATTTATAATATAATTGTGGTAGAATAGAACCACGATTTTAACTTTGTGAAAAACTTAATCTCAATAAAGGGGAATTAAAAATGAGCACTAAATCAAAAGTACTATTTACTATTCCGGTGGACATTACGGTTGCTATGCTAAACAACTTTGTTAATGCTGGGCTAACATATGACGAGAATTGCGTAGACAGTGATACCTACACGCAAAGCGTGGTTAAAAAAGTACTGGGTGGTAAAACTAACTTGATGACTAATATAAAAGAAAATACTATGAAGGATGAGTGCAGTCTAACCTATATCAAAAAGTTAGTTGAATACCAACTTAAGTACCAGGTGAGCGAAGAAGCTATTAAAGATGGGCGTGGCGTAGATTTCTATTTTTCTGAATTACCCAAGGATTCTTACTATCAACGACTAGTGAAAGTGCTGGACAGGGAGCAAGAAGTTTTTGACAGTCAAAAGGTGATTCCCGATCCCGAGGAGAAAGAAGCTATTGACCTTCTCAAAAACCGTGGGTACCGGTTTACCCGAGGTGATTAGTAAGCGATTACAATTACAACTTTGTGGAAGGCTAAATATTGAAAAGGGAATTTAGCCTTCCATTTCTAAAAGGATATCAAAAATGAAAGCTAAAACTAAAGAAATAGAGCCCCCATTTCCGGTCGAAATTTTGGATAAAGAACCAGTATTAGTACGGAATAAATATAGTGGGGAAAGTTGTATGCTAACACCTTTAGCAGTAGCAGTATATGAGACAATTATTGGGGCTGAATATTTAGGGCATTACGATACAATGAGTATGGGCCTCTATTGGTTTCGGGTAAATTTCCCTGATGAGTATTATATTCTTTTGGATTGAAGGTCAAACCAATTTAACTGTATCAAACCTGTATCAAACCTGTATCAAACCTGTATCAAACGGTTATACCGGAAACCGTAATCAATTCCGGTACTCTAAATTTAGGAGAAACACAATGAGTAATACTCAAGCATCAAAAGCAATTACTAAGTTGGAAAAAGCTGCTGCCAAGCTACAAGCTGCAGCAAATAAAACAGCTTTGGGATATGAAAAAGCATTTAATGCTAAAGTTCAAAAGTTGGAAACCAAGCTTTCAAAACAACTGAGTAAACTTGAAGCGAAAAAGAACAAGCTTCTTCAAGTCGAAGCAAAGGAATCTGCTAAAACTGAAAAGAAGATTGCTAAAACGACTGCTAAGGCTGCAGCAAAAGCTCCTGCCAAAGCAGCAAAGACAGTAGCAAAAGCCCCCATTGTTGCTGCCTCTAAAAAGGCTCCAGCAAAAGCTAAGCCTAAGACTGCTCAAAAGGCGTAAGGTAATCGGGCTATTTAGTGGGTGGTAAAACTGTAAAAAGGGGGTTACCACCCACTAAGTTTACACAGGCGAAACCATAGAAGGGGAATAAAAGTGGATGCTAAAGCTACTGGTAAAGTAAGTGCAAAAGAAAATTTAGACGTATATGTTGAAAACCCTGTGGTATCAGAGGAAGTACAAAAAGAAATTAAAGCCAATTTTTCGGAAGCAAAACAAAAGCAATTTACTGCCTTTAAACTTAATGCTTTGGAGTTAGTAGATAGATGTGCTTCTCTAGCCTCGGAATCAATCCCCCGTCAATTACGGGATATTACAACTTGTTTGGAAGATTTGATTCCCAAGCTTCGTACATTTTCAGTAATGGGTGGAAAAATTATTTTGGATAAAATTCAAAATGAATTAGTTTCCATTCAAGAAGGGCTATTGTCAGGGGCCATTAAAGGGGTAACACCTACAACTATTACTGCTCTAACAACCTTGGTTAAATCTGTTGAAGAAAAAATATCATCTCAGCATGAAAAAGCTAGAGATGATTCCTTTAGCGACGAATCGCTGAATACAGCACAAAAGGTATTTAACACCAAGCACTCTAAACTTCCAGCACTTGGAAAGGATACCCCATTCAAAATTGCAAAAGGGGCTATTACTTTTACCGCAAAAGGGAAGGTATTTTCTCAACCTACATTTATGGTAAATGTTGAAAAGTTAAACCGCTTGGGGTTTAAGTCTTCCATATTTGAAGGATATTGCGTCATTGAAAACCAAACATTACTTGGAATAAGCAATGCTTCCATTCCAACAAAAGAAGTAGGTAAAAAGGTAGGTGAAGGTAAGACTTTTGTTGAGAAAAAGAAAACAAAAACTTCCTTTGACGTGGCTAAAGAAGTTCTAAAATCCATTATTCAAAAAACAGGTAAGCATTGGATGTTTGTATCTTCTGAACCGAATCCAGTTTCAGGAGGAAATTGGTTTTGGATTATACCGGAAGCAGATCTCCAACTTTTACAATCCGTTAATAGAAAGTTTCCTTCTTGGGGAGTATTTTAATGTTAAACCATAAGCTTTATAGAAGCAAAGTTTACCCAACAAATGACGTATTGGATTACTTTGTTGCCCTATTTGCATCAACTCCTTTGGAGGTGGGGTCAGATTTTGGAGTAATTTTAGGGTCATCCTATACAGAGTTTGAGACTTTTCCTACAGAAGTGTACGAGTTTAAGCCTGGCTCTTTGGGAGTTTGGTACGATAGTATCTCAAACCATTCTTCACTTATACTTCCATTGCGGGCAGGCCCAAAGGCAATTAGTAGGTGGCAGCAAATAGGAGATGAACACTTTTCAGTGTTCATACCCTTTGTAGTTTTAGCGGATTACCAAAAAGGTCTTCGCCATAGAAGGAAGGCATTTTTAAACTCTATTAGTGATTCACTGATTCAATCTAACTATACTTTAACGTTTCATGGAGAACAGTTAATTGAGTATGATAACTCACTACCTATACATTCAGATTTTATTTTTGATATAGTTAATAGGTCAGCGTCTATATTTGCAGAAGAATTGCAAGAAGAAACCGATTGAGGTGACTTTATGGCTTTCAAAAATAAAATTGTAGGAGATACTGATAAATGCTTTGTGTGTTTTTCACCTTTTAGAGAAAATGGTGGAACTTTGAATTGCGAAATTCACCATATAATTCCAAGAGCATTTGGAGGCACAAAAGGGCCAGTAGTTTATTTGTGTGAAAACCACCATACTCTAATTCACGAGGTAGCTAAAAAGTTAGTAAAGTCGAAACCCATAAAGAACCTTTTACAGAATGAAAAAGTTGGCCTTCGTAAAATTATTTATTTAGCGCAAAGTATAGCAAAAGCAGAGGTAGCTTTTGGAGAAGATGAAAATAAACACCTATTGCTAGCTTTAAGAGTAAGTAAAACAGTAATGCAAGTATTAGATAAGTATAGGGGTAAGTTAAGCAGACAAGAGTTCGTACTATCTTCTGTAATTGAAAGGCTAAAAAGAGTGCACGAAAGTAAACAAACTTAAAGGAGAATTAAAATGGACAATGGATTATTAGTTTTGATTGGATTTTTAGTAGTTTTTATTGGCTATTTTATTCCAGGTATTATAGCCTCTAAAAGAAAGCACCAAGACGCGGGAGCTATATGGGTTGTAAACATATTTCTTGGGTGGACATTCTTGGGGTGGGTTGCCGCACTTATTTGGGCAAACACTCGAGTAGTTGCAAATAACAATGGAGTGGTTATTAACAATATTTCAACTTGAAATTTAAAAGGAGAATGAAAAATGCTCCAAGAAATTAATCTAAACAAGCCTTCGTTACCTAAACAATGGAGGCATTGGTGCAAAGAGGTAGGACTTAAACTGATTAGTAAACACGACAAAAATTGGAATCGCTTTGCGTATATGAGAGGAAAAGGCCGATATTGGCGAGTAAACGCCTCTGGAGTATTTGAGTGCTCTTGTCCTATTCCTTTTTTGATAGATGGGCAAACAGCCTAGGTGCAGCAAGTGTGAAGCTTCCAAATACCTTAACTGAGTTTAGATTAACAGTTTCGGATCTGGTGTTAAGGAGTGCAAGTAGTAGGTAAAGTGAGTAATTAAAAAAGGGGATTTAGTTATGTTAAAGAAACCAGTTGATGTAGAACATGCCACTCGTGCATCCCTTGAAGCTGCAATGAAGTGTGGAGAGTGCCTTCATTTTAAAAATCTCCCATTAAGAAAAAATAAAGTACCTTGCCACCTTCTTGGAGTAAGGGCTTTTGCAGTTGCCCCGAAATGTTACACTCCAGACGTTTCTCAACTTCAAATAGGGGCAGGTAACTTGGTAAGAATAGCCCTTTTATTTCAGTCAATGAACTCAAAGCAAAAAAGAATTTTAATGGCTACCCTAAAGCTCACAATGGGGCAATCTAAATTCAAGTTCGGAGAAAGGGTTTATTTAAAACCTGGTAGAGAGTATGTTCAAAATTATTTATCAGCAAACGTCATTGGAACGACCAGTTCTAAAACTCATGTTATTACCTGCGGAGAGCAGGACTTGGGTAGAACTTGGTTTGGGTACCTGGAGCAAAAAGACCTTTTAACTTTCCAGATGTGGAAGGATAGAAGAGCCAAGTTAGTAAAAGAAGGTAAACTTGTGGATCCTAAAGCTCCAAAAAAGAAAGGAATAACAGAAACCAAGTTGGCCTCTGAAACGTTTGAACCGCCTGTTCCTACTATTGATAGTGGACCTAAAGAGAATAAAGAGAATAAACCAAAAAAGAAAGGAGTAAAAGATACGTATGAAACTTTAACTATTCGGTGAGAGAGTTTTCATGGTACAGGGACTAACATTTGAGGAAGCTCAAGTAGTGTTTGATTACCTTTTTGGTAAAATAAACAAATGGGAAGTAAGAAAACTCCTACCTTCACATAAAGAAGTTTTTGCTAAGGTTAATCCAAACAAAGGGTATTTTTATAAGAATGCCAAGTTGTATCTTTGGGCATTAGCTAATTTTAGAAAGGGGGGTCAACAGCATGGGCCAGGTAAATTCCTAATTCAAAAAGAAGATGTTGCAGATTTACGGGCTATTGTACTCCCGTCAATTAGCACCAAGTACCCGGTTTTAACTCTAAAGCAGTTTGAATTACTTGCTGATTCTTGCCTAATGAGTATTCTATCCTCTCAATGGATAGGAAAATTTATAAGCAAAAAATTGGTGTTTCTAAACAGGTTTGGACTTTCAAGAAACGATATAGAGTCCTCTTTAAGGGAAGCAGGATTTATTGCACTTTGTAAAAAGTATCCTTACTACGAGTCTGAACTTCATGCAGTAAACGTGTGCAAAGCTGCTATGCACAATCATGCTTATAGATTGGTTGAGTACAACACTTGTCCTAAACGTGCAGTACAAACAGTTTCCATGGACGCATTTTTAGGTACTTTTAGTCGAGTATCAACTCCAGCTACAGTAGAAACAGATGAGTGGGTAAATAAGCAAAGTCTGCTTTCTATTGAAAGTAAGCTTTCTCCAAGAGGAAAGCTATTTTTAGATTTAGCACAGGGAACATATAACGAAGAATTTTCTGCTATACTTGGAAAATCAAACTCAGATTTAGCTTTAGAGATGCCGTACGATGAATACCTAAGTAGAGTTAGAGCATTTGTGAGAGTATCATATTCTCAACAAGTCAAGTTCTTTAATGAAGTAAAAAGTAAGATGGTTTACAAAACCTGTAAATAAGAGGGTAGCATGTCAAAAGTAGTTAAACTTTAAGGAGAGTAAAATGAAAGAAAATCTTGTAGCGGGAGCAGTATGGTTTAACAGCAAGGGGAAAGAGCATCTGGTACTTGGAATTTCTAATGCGCATTTGAGTGAGCAACAGCAAGCCAAGCATCCACCATTGGTCGTATTCCTTGACCCAGATGGAAATTTGTCAACTCTTTCGGAAGAAAAGTTTACTGCATTTTTGCAATTTGAAAAGGTAAGTGATAATCTCGAAAGTGTCTTTGACGATCTTCTTAGCATGTTTGTAAGTGGTGAGTACGCACCCACCGAAGAACCAGAGGATTCAAAGGAAAGCACTGAACAGGAGAAAGCACTACTTTCAATTCAAACTCAAGCTGAAAATGATGTAGAAATTGAAAACTACGGTGAAAGTAAGTTCTCAGTGGTATCAGACGCAGTTGAAAAGGAAATCAACAATGAGCTAAATTTGGCTTTTGTTTCCTATGAAGAATCTCCTTATGGAGCTACTGAAAATTCACTGCATACTCTTACTTTTGATGCTTCTGCCGTTGAGTACGCAACCCTGCTAAAGGTGTTTGCAGACCCAACAAAAGTTTCCAAGTTTTCAGTTAATGAACTTGTTGTTGAGTATGATGCTTATATCGTAGTAAGTAAGTGCGTGTTTTCTGATGGAGGAGAGGCTTACAAGGTATATTTGGTATCAGAAAACCTTCCCATTCACTCTTACCGCTCTACAGAGCTTTTAGCAGAGCTGATTCATGCAGAGATCGCTAAGCCAGTGTTTGAAGCCAAAACCACTGTTACCGTACAACCAAAAGTTGTTAACTTGGCATGACACAGTTAAAGCTGATTATAGCAAAAGAAAACGAAGGGAAACCCTTCTTGGGTAGAGTATTAAAAACTACCCAAGAAGGGTATGAGGGTTTGAAAGAGAAAAATCTTCACATGGATGGGCTTCAACAAGAGTTTTCTATTGCTAAAAAGAATGTAATTGCAATTCTAAACACTAAAGCCCTAATTGAAGGTAACTGTTTTGGGTTGAACCCCAAGGAGGTATTTAGAAAGAAAACTAACCATGACTTTGGAGACTTGTGCTGGTTTTACACTCCTTCTTCTGAAAAAAAAGAAATAATTTTATCTGCTTTTGATAAGGCTTGGAGATTACTCAAAAAGAACAGGTTAGAGTATCCTGTAGATGAAACCGTATGGGAAATTCGGCCCTCTAAAAAAGTAAAGCACTCAGGAATGTACAAAAGCAAGGGTAAAATAGAACCAGCAATTTTTGAGGTTCGTCCAGAACTCATGGAAAAAGAAAGGGACATGACCTATGTTGTACTTCATGAGGTAGGGCACCACCTGCATGATGTATACTTTACTCATGACAAAGGAAACGCAGCATGGATTAAATTGTTTGAAAAAACAGTAATGGCAAGACCCGTTTCAAAAGAAGAGTTGAGCAGAATTAAAAATGAATTATTAAATGGAGAAGTATTACCCTCCAAGTTAATAAAGTCAGTAGCGGAAGAAGACCAGCCTGCCATACGGACAATTTTGAGGCATATTAGAACAAACAATAACTTGTCACCAAGAGAGTTAGATTTGTTGTTTGTGCATGAGCAAGCCCTGTTTTCTTCAATTTGGCCTGACAAAGGTATAACAGAAAAAGATTTGAAGCCCATAATTTCTGAATATGCCACCAAGAATTATAAGGAACTGTTTGCTGAAGCCTTTTCTTTTTGGTTAACCGGTAGAATAACAGAGTCAGGCGAATTTCCATCTGCCGTTGAAAAACTATTAGAAAAGAGTTTGTCTGTAGTTAGAGACAACTTGAAGTAGACCACACTAGCATTTTAAGGAGAGTAAACTAATGAACCTAATTCCATTTTTTGGCAAGCATAAATATATTACTCGGGAGAACCGCAAGTTTCGTGTTCGGTATTCACTTAAAGGAGAAACTATAACTATTGGTTCCTTTGATAACTTGGACTTGGCTTGTTGGAAAAGAAACGTGCATTTTGCACATAACCTGGAACTACATAATAATGTATCCACTTTAGCATTTAGAACGGGATGAATTTAGAAAAGGAGTAAAGGCATGACTACCAAAAAATCAATCTCTACAGCTGAATTTGTAGAGGAGTGTAAAAAACAAAATAAAATGGAGAATTTAGATTACTCCAAGGTAGTCTACTCCACTCAAAAAGAAAAAGTAACCGCAACCTGTGCAATACATGGTGATTTTTCGCGTACAGCTATGAGCTTGAAAAAAGCGCTAATACCCTGTATTAAGTGCAGAAAAACTTTTCAAGTAAGCAAAAAAGAAAAGGAACCACCTAAAGTTTCGATTCCTCAATACCAGAGAATTGGTGTTTATTCTAAAGGGTCACAAACGCCAATGTTCGTTGTAACTATGGCAGATAATTCAGAAGAAAAAGTAATGAACTTTGTCAAACTTTATGGTATTGATTTGCCTAAATCTTTTGAGATTAGGCCAGTGACTTCTGCGACAGATTATGTCAGTTGGAGTTTTGGGAGAGCAAAATTGCATAGTAAAAACTTTGTTGAAGAGGAGTTGGCTGCTTAATTTTGTGCCCGTAGCTCAACTGGATAGAGCACCAGCCTTCTAAGCTGGGGGTCGCTGGTTCGAGTCCAGCCGGGCACGCCATAGTTAATAGGGGTAAAAATGCTAAAGCCAACGGGACAACTAAGGTACTTGAAGCAGTTTCTTCCTATATTTCGTGCGGAAGAACGTTCATCTTTGAATACTAATCTTGGTTATACAAAAATAACTTTACAGCGTCTTTGGGTAGATGAACAAAATCCAGAAGGGAGTGAGTGGAGACCAGATGAGGATATTCCAATAGTTTACGAGGTAACATTATGCTAAAACCAACACATAGATTGAGGTTTATTCGGAGGATAGGTACTGAGCAAATCATACAGCCTAATGATAAAAACTATAGGTTGTTTGCAGGAACTGCTGTTTCTCCATGTGTTAAACTTCAACAATACTGGGAATGCCCACAAAATAGCAAACCTCCAGAATGGAGAGATGCTTATTATATAGTTTTAGATACAGTACGTCTGTAAATAATAGGTTAGAACAAGCGCGCTCCCGCGCGAGTAAGGAGCTCAGTACTGTTTCCCCTTTACAGTACAAAACCTTTCGGTAGATTGAGCATAACCGTCCCAATTTGGGTGCAAGGGAAAGTTGAGTGGCAACTCAGCCCCAGCTGCAGGGGATATAACTATCCGGTGGAAACAAGCTACGAGTGCGCTCGTAGGGCTATGCCACAGCCTTTACATGACCGCCGGAGGGCTTGTAGGTAGATAGCCCTTAAATGCGTGCAGCACCCAACCTTTTAACACATAAGGAGTGTAGAATGGAAAAAATAACTGCAACGAAAGTAATTGAACCCTTAGAAACGAATTTGGTTGAGTACGTTAAAGAGCATCTTTCTACTAAAATTAGTAAATCTAAACTCGATCCTATCGAAACGTATGAAGGAGGAGACGTTTATAATTTTGGGGATGATGAAACTGGTTACTATGTTCTTGTAGTAAGAAATGAAGTTGTATACTTTGTTAGGTACAAAAAAATAAAACACAATCAGATGCACTTTGGTAGGCAAGTGTTGGTTTATAGTAATCGAGTTGTACCAGAAACAGCCGAATTTGCTAGGTACATATTTTTTCAAAAGCTATTGCCTAGATACCACTCACTAATTGCTGACCAATTGCAAACACCTGACGGTAAACGTTTTTGGCAATATTCTATGATTTATTCTTTTGGAAAACATTATGTATATTTTTTGGATAGAAGGTCTTCTCCAAATAGGTTAATTCAGTTGCATAACCGATCTGACATGAATTTATATGGAGATCAACTTTGGGGTACTACAGAAGGTCACAAAAGAACTTTTGCTGTAATTAGTGATAGAGCATTAAAATTAGCAACAAAGTAATTAGTGCAGTACACAAAAGGCCTTTGCTACGGGCCAATAATTTTAGCCGCCTAAAAGCTGCCATTGCGAAAAGATGGCCCCGTATAGCAGTAAGCGGGATTAAAAGAAGGAATTTTTCATGCCTCTAGCTCCCTTTCTTCCAAAAGACTGGAACGACCATTCTCAGCGACTCTTAGTAATTTTGGAAAATACTCCAGAAGAGTGTGCTATTCAAAATACTCTAAATACTAAAATAGTAATGAACCCTGCAATGTACCCAAAGCATGGTTTACCTGTTGCTATATTTCCTTTTTCTGATAGGGATTACCACAATCTAAAGCCCAATGCAAAGGGTATTTTGCTTTCTAAATACCGCGCTAAATGCCTAGCTTTCATTGAAAAGTATAAACCAACACACGTTATTTTTTCAGGCAATGATAATCCTTGGGACATTCCTTTTAACCAGTTGGGTTGGGTTTATAAGAAAAATGGAGTTAGAGTAACCACTTCTTTAGATTTAGATAAAATCTACAGCTACAAAGGAGGGGTTTATGCCAACGCAGTTGGTCTTTTTATAGACCACCTTAATACTCTACTTGGAACTTCTAATGGACGCCCCCTACAGAACATTGAACCATCTCCAGTTTACGTAGATACGTTAGAAAAATTTGAAAAACTTTTAGCTAAACTGGAAGAAAGTAGAGTGATAGCAATAGATACAGAAACAGCTGGATTATCTGTACACACCAACAATGCACTCTATACAGTTCAGTTTAGTGTTTCTTCAACTAAAGCATATATCGTTCCAGTAGACCATCCTACAACTCCCTTTTCTAAAGAAGACCTTAAGATAGTAAAACAAAAACTACGAAAGTTCTTTGCGAGTACTGGTAAAGAGCTTGTATTCTTTAATGGAAAATTTGATTTGAGAATACTCCGTGTCTTTCTAAAAGTGGAGTTCATAAGGCATAAAATATGGGAAATTAGGTCTGGAGAACATGCTTTAGACGAAGGCGTACAGCTATTAGTAAATTTTAAGCCTAAAGGAGCAAGTAAACTTTATAACCCAGGTAATTTAGCTAACACAGTATCGAGGTATGGTAACGATTTTTATTACGGATCAGCTTTCGGAAAGGATGACCGGTCTACAATAGGTCACATTGCTTGTGATAATCCAGATTTCTTAAAGTATGCAGCAATGGATGTTCAAACAATTTTTGGTGTTAGAGACTGCCAGCTACAAAGAGCAGAAAAACAAGGTAGGTTAAATTCTTTTAGAAAACACATGCTTTACCAGATGGGACCTACTGAACACCAACTATCACTGCTTGAGCAAAATGGGTCTTTAGTTTCAATTCCAAAAATTAAAGAATTAGTCTCTAAAAAATCTCCTATAATTAAAATTATTGAGGAATCAACTTTAGAACTTTCAATGTACCCCCAAGTAATACAGGCTAACAAGTTAGTTGCTCAAAAATCATCAACTGCAAACCCCTTATTTGGTACACCCTGGGTGTTTTCTTGGACAAAAGGAGACCATCTAAAAACATTATTTTTTGAAGTCTTGCAGCTTGCACCCTTATCAAAGACTAAGTCGGGTAAAGACGCTATTGACAAAGAATTTATTGCGTTTTACAAAGATAGGTCTTTTATTGTAGATTTGTATGGTCAATTAGCAGAAGCTAGAACAGTTGCAAGAACTTTCCTAACAGGAGTTTTGCAGAGGTTAGAATTATCAGAAGATAAAGATTCAAAAATGCGTTCAAGATTTGATGTATTCAATGTTGATACAGGACGCTTAGGTTCTGCTGACCCAAACCAGCAGAATTTTCCTTCTCGTGGTAAGTTAGCAAAACTGGTTAAGTCTATATTCATAAGTGCTGAATCTCATATTTTAATCAAGTACGATTATTCAGCACATGAAGTTAGATGCTGGGCAATAGCAGCAAACGACGAGGTACTCGGCTCCGTATTTGAAACAGGAAGACAGCTCCGTAGAAAGTTAATTAAAAATCCAACAGAAGAAATACGGCAGGAAATAAAGAAAAAAGGTGACTTGCATATTCTTAATGTAAAGAGGTTTTTCAATAAATGGGTGGAAAAATCTGATCCATTGCGAGAAGCAGTTAAATCGGTTATATTTGGAGCAATCTACTTAATGACAGCAAGAACTCTTGGTAGAAATACGAAAAAACCTGAGATTGTTGAAATACAAGCGTTAATGCGAAAAGCTCGAGATGAAAAACAACCCATTGAACCGTACATGGAAAGACTTGAGGAGCTTTTAGAAGAGGATAGAACCGAGTATGCAAATAACATTCTTAATAAACTATTTTCTGCATTTAAGAAATCTTCAAAATGGTTAGATTCCGTTACAAGAAGTGCCGCAAAAAAGCAACAAGCAGAGTCTCCAATAGGCCGAGTTAGGCATCTTTGGGCTACTCTTTTTGAAGATAAAAGTCTAACTGCTAAACAAATAAGAAGAGGAGCAAATGCTCCAATTCAGGGTTTTGGCTCTGAAATAGGTGTAGTTTCTTCCTACTTAATATGCAATACGTGGAATAAACTCTTTCCCAAAGTAAATGTTGAGTTTAGCAGAATAATCCACGATGCGTCTTATTTCCATGTTCCAATAGAATACTCTGTAGAGTTTATTCATGTTATGTCATACATGGCAACTACTGGAGTTGCAGATTACTATGAAAGGCATTTTGGACTAAAAATGGTAGTCAATCCTGAGATAGAAATTGAGCTTGGAGTTTCCGATGACAAGTTTGAAAAATGGAATTGGGAACTGCCGTCTTTGGTTTCTTTAATGGAAAAAACACTAAAAGACAAGGGGGAAACCCACAGTCTAAAGCACATATTTAGATCTTGGAAGAATAACTCAATGAAAAATTTTCCACTATTGAATGTAGAGTTATCCAAGGAATTGAGAACTGAATACCAAAAACTTAGAGCATAAACTATGGTTGAAAGAAGAATCCAATACCTAACAGGTTTAGAATCGCTAATTACTTTTGAAGATCCTCCTGGAACTTCACACATCTTTCTAATTGAAGCCTACCCTCTAAAGTTTAATATGTTTTGGGTAAGACTAGTAGAGTTAGAAAGGTTAGAAAAATCTAGAGCAATGAAATCGTATTTAAGAGAATGTTGGTCTAACCGCATTTACTGTTCTTCTATTTTAAGTTTTATGCCAGCATTAGTATTATCAGTAGCAGAAAGAGTGGATTTAAGTAATCCAGAATTACTTCACCTAAATTTTGGCGGCTCTCTACTCAATGAGTATCCCAAGTTAAATTTAGAACAGTTAACGGGCAACCCAAACACTGTAGTTCATTAGGAGATTTTAATGACACTTCAAACACTAATACCTTGTTTAACTCCTCAAGGAATACTCTTAGGAGCTTTTTTAATTACTCCAACAGATTTAACTAATGTTGGAGTTTTTAATTTTTCAGAAGGGTCAGTTTCACTAACTTGGATTACATATCCAGTGGATGCAACAAACCCTTCGGGACTTAGATCCTTTTACGCCTATGTTACAAATAACCCTTCGCAATTACCAGGATTTTCTTCTTTTGTCCCTGCGGATATAACCAACTATCAGAGATGGAATGCTCCTCAAGTGGGAGGTGGGTTATCATCTCAACAAAACAATCTTCTTGAAGTTATACGGGGTGGCTTTTACTCCAATAGGAATTTGTTAGTAGTACCCTCGTCAAGCGGAACTACGCCTACTCAACCCAATACTTGGGAAATAACTTTAGCTGCTTCTTCATTAGAAGGAATTACATTTGTTGACTTTGATTGGACACTTTTAATTGCTGGAACTTCCATACTTCCAACCTCAAATCCGACTGGTATGAAAGCTATAGTTGTAGGTACATCCAATCAAAACAACTTGTTCAATACGGTAAGAATACTGCTTCTTACGAGCCCTACTCCTGGTACATATAGCTTTGGATTTTTAGTAACCCAGGTTAGCGGAACTGTAACTGCAACTCTTAATTTAATCATTGACTAGCTTACAATTAAAAAATGAAAATTTACATCTCAGGTCCTATGACAGGTATAGAAGACCTTAATTTTCCAGCCTTTCATTTTGCAGAAAAGGTACTAAAATCTGTTGCTCAGCAATTTAGCACTCATATAGAAGTAGAAAACCCTGCCAGTTGGGGGTTGCCAGCCGAACCCTATGAGGATTGCATAAAATTTGCTATTACTAAACTTATGGACAACTGTAAATATGTAATTGCATTAGAAGGCTGGGAAAACTCTAAAGGGGCTAACGCAGAAATAGCAGTGGCTATAGCCCTTGGAATTCCTGTTCTATCTTTAGAGGACGTAACCTCAATTTTTGGAGAAAAGAATGAACAAACCCCAAATGAGTCTATCTGACGTAATCACTGAACTTGAACTATCCTATAAGCAGGCACTTAGTAATCACGAACCCTATCTAAGGATAAGCTTTAGTGGGTTATTAAACACTTTAATACATCTTTATAACCAAAAAACACAACTAGAGAGGGAAAATGCACTTGGAGGGAGTGCAGAACCTTTTATCTGGAAACCTATAGAAACTGCTCCTAAAGATGGAACTACCATACTTGGTGCGATTATCATTAGATGTACCCGCAAAGAAATTTCTTATATGTTTGCTGGAGCAGTAAATTACTTGGAAGGAGAGTGGTGCAGTGAGTATAGAGTTTCTAGAAAGAGCACTCATAATTTAACTCATTGGATGACCCTTCCAAAAACACTTGAAGGAGAATAGAATGGAGAATAGTTTTGAAGTTTTAGGGAAAGGTTACGTAAAACTCATTGAACATTGGGGTTCAGACGAGAGAATAATTGAAGCTGCTAGAATGTCTACTTCAAAGGGGTTTAATGGGTGGGGCGAACCTTGTAAGAATTGTGAAGGTAAAGGAAACTATTATATTGAACTTGTTTTAACACATTGCAAGGAATGTGATGGACAGGGGCATATTACTGGAGATGAAAAGCTACTCAAATTTCTATACACTAACAACCACTCGACCCCCTTTGAGATGGCAGGTTTAATCATTGAAGTTAAAGCCCCTATCTTTGTATTTAGAGAATGGCATAGGCATAGGACACAGAGTTACAACGAAATGTCGGCTAGGTATATTCCATTACCCAATGAAAACTACACTCCAACTCTTACTAGATTAATTTTAGGGTCTAAATTTACAGCAAATAAGCAAGCTACAGGTACAGCGGAAATAAACATTGCAAAGGCGGATCTTTGGCTATCTGAATTGGCAGCTTTGTATGCTTACGCTCAAGAAGTCTATGAGAAGGGACTGGAAGCTGGAGTTCCTAAAGAATTAGCAAGACTTTCTGTACCCGTTGCTAGGTTTAGTAGAATGCGCGCATCGGCTAATCTTCTAAATTGGCTAAAATTCTTAACATTAAGAATGGATAGCAAAGCTCAATGGGAAATTAGAGAATACGCAAAAGCGGTTGGAAATTTAATTTCTCAGAAATTTCCAAAAACTTGGGAGCTTTTTGTAGAACATACGTTAAGGAGTGAGCAACAATGAAACAAGATCCTAAGGTTTTATCTTCGTATAAGAGCATGGAAAATGAAGTAATGAACTTTTTCTTCGACCCTTCCAGAAATTCAAGTACAGTATTGCATGGACTTAATGCTTTGCAGTCTAAGATAGATAGTTTGATTTTAATTCTGGAAAAAGAAGTTGCTAATGAACAGGACATTGCTCAAGAAAAGGAAAACGCCTCAAGTGAAGAAAACTCGTCTTATTTGGATGCTTATGGAATTGGAAAAATACTAAAAAACTCTTTTTTAGGAAGGAGAACTTAATGTTTCCTTTTAGTAGGAGAAACCTGGTGTTTCCTGCAATTATGACTAATCCTAAAGTTTGCATTCCTTTAAGTAGTCCAGTAGTAATTACTGGAGAGGTACTAAACCAAGGATTGCACTTTGATGAAGTGATTGTTAGAAACGGCAAAATCAAAAGCAAGTTAAATGGATTAAAGGGCAAGCCCCTTAACGGAAAGTTTAAGGTAATTTTAATTCCTGAGTGAGCTAAAATGGAAACTAATCAAAGTAAAAAGATCCTTTTATCCGAATCTACTTTTTTAGATATTGTAAAAGGATTGGCAAAAAAGATTCGGGAATCTGAAGAGTATTCTGTTTCTACGCTTAAATACATTGTTGCACCAAGCCGAGGAGGGTTAATTCCTGCGGTTCATCTGTCTCATTTGCTCAATCTCCCTTTAATTGTTTTAGAAAAACACGAGTTAACCTCCCTTAAATCTAAGGTAGAATTTAGGTACAGTTTAGACAATGATGAAGCGGAGCAGTTTGAAAACATTAAAATTATTCTAGTAGAAGATATTTCTGATACAGGTAAAACCTTTCAGACCATGCTTAGCGGGCTGAACTCTACAAAAAACGTAATAACAGCTAGCCTTGTTTGTAGAGGCACTACCTCATTTTCCCCTGACTTTTTCGGTAATTACTACATAGGTAACTCTTGGGTAGTATTTCCTTGGGAGCACAAACCCATAATCAATAAAAAATGATTAACATTAAGAAATTTGGCGTTTCTGGAGTATTGTTTAATAAGCAAAAGCTAAAGGTTGAGCCAGGAGTAACTTACATATATGGCAAGTCTACTCAAGAAAATGGCAATGGAAATGCAGTAGGTAAATCTCTGTTTGCAACCTCTATAGCTGAAATTCTGTACGATACTCCAATAGTCGGTACTCGCCAAGACAAGTCTACTGCTACGTATTTGCTCGAATTTGATTCTCACAGAGTAGTTTCTAAAAATAAAAAACTCTCCGTTACTGAAAATGGAAAGGCAATAAAATTTAGAACAAAACAACTAGCTTCAGAATGGCTTAAGAAGCATTTTCCAGTTTCCGAAGAAGAGTACAGAACATACTGTTTCTTAGATTCAATAACTCCACATCCTTTAGTTAGAGGAACTTCTTCACAGCGCAAGGAGTTCTTTACTAACTTCTTTAGAATATCCTCAATAGATACCGCCCGTCGAGAAGTAAATTCTAAGCTAAACTACTTAAAAGTAGAAAGAGCAAAACTAAATGAGGTTGTAGCTCAACTAAAGGAATGTAGTACTCTGTCTAAACAAGAGTTTATCTCAAAACAATCTAGATATAAACACTTGCAAGAGGAGCTTGAAAAACTCTCAAAAAGCTACGAAGAGTACCAAAAAGCAACTCGAAATAATGAACTAAGAGCGTTGTATAGAAGCGACTTAGAAATAGCTGGAAATCTTTCCTACAAACGGTTAGAAAAACTAGAATTACTACTAACACAAAGACAAAGTACAAATGATAAAGCGAAGGAATACTCGCAATATCTCAAAAGAAAAGAAAACTTTGAAGAGTTGGCTAAAGGGATAGACTTCTCTGTACCAATTGAAGAACTAGTCAAAGCCAACGATAAATACCAAAGACTTTTAGGCAAGTTGGTGGAACCAACAAAACCAAAGAAAGTAACTTTGCTAAAAAAGGTGGAATTTTCTCAAGAACAGCTAGATGCCCTATCAATAGTTAATCAAAAAATAGCGTATGCAACTAAATTTTCTAAGGGCAAGTGCTTTGCTTGCGGTCAACCTGTAAAAGTAGAAGATTTGAGTAAGCTGCAAGAAAAAAAGAATGAGTTAACAAAGCTAAAACAGCAATCTGAAGACTATAAGAATTCAGTAGCTGAGTATAAGCTTTATAAAGAAAAAATAGTACTGTATAGAGAAGAGGTAGAGCAGTTTAGAAAAAACGAGGAAGAGTTGAAAAGACTAAAACCCTTTGTTAGGCTCTACAATGCCAGAATAGAACTAGAAGAACCTAAACACGTAAAAAAGGTTAATTCTGTACCCACTAAAAAATTAGAAAAGTGCATTGCGGCTTTGAAAAGATGCTTACCTAATAAAGATATTTTAGATCTTCCAGAAAGTAAAGTTGTAGAGTTTAATATGGAAGCTTTACTAAAATTACAAGAAGAATTTGCTCAGTTACGGGTCGAGCTTAAAGCTAACAAACTCAATAGGGAGAAAAGGATCACTCTGCTTGAGAGGAAAGACAAATTAGAAACTATTCTTAAAAATGAAAAAGCTCTTCAGTTGCTCTCAAAAGCGTATTCTGATAAGGAATTAAAACACCTTATAGTTAAGTCAATTTCTGAAAAATTAGTTGAGCTTGTTAACTTTTACAGTAAAGCAGTTCTTCCCTCCTCTACTTTTGATATTAAGTGGGGTACGCAACTTTCTATTTTGGCTACACGTAAATCTGGAACCACAGATGTTAGAAAGTTATCCGCAGCAGAAGCTAAGCTGTTTACTTTAGCTTTAGTATTGGCATTACTGCACTTTGTTCCTTTACATAAGAGGTGCAACTTGCTAATACTTGATGAGCCTTGCTCTTCATTTTCTCCTCATACTCGAGAAAAATTTTATTCATTTTTACCAATTTTACTAACTATTATACCCTCTATAATCGTGGTTACTCCAGACCCAGATGAAAGAATGCCTGGGGCTAGGGAATACACCATAGTAAGAAATAAAAAGGAGTCTAAACTTGTCTCGGGACACCCAACTGAAGCGTAATCTTTACGCAACAAATTACTGGGCTCCACTTGATGTGCACGTTTATTTACGAAGGCACAAAATAGGGCACACTTTTGATAAAAAAATGTTCGGAGTACCTACTCTTGAATTACTAACCGACCTTCGTGGAGTTGACTCTCTTCTTCCTAAAATCTTCTTTGGAGCAACAAGTTCCATTCTATCCTATGGAATACCTTGCCTTGACTATACTCGTGGAATGAAGGTCTGTATTGATTACGTCCTTAAAACTCCAAACTCAATAACTGTAAATAGAGGTTACAAGACGGTTATGGAGTATGTTAATAGTTGTTGTTATTCGTCTGCCTTATCAGAAGCAGAAACTGTAATTTTATCCATAAAGGATACTTCATTTAGAAAAAGGATTAGCCTAGAACTAATGAAGTACTTAAAAGGGGAATTGACTGTAGTAAAATTACAAACTATTTGTGGCTTACATGAATATAGTAATGAACTATTGAGTGTTCTACCCAAACTAGATACTTTAAGGTTAGCAATTCAACATTCTAAGATTTCATCTGTTAAGGAAGCTTCCTCTAAATTTAGAGTGTCTGAGTTTGATATAAATTTTGTATTAGCGGAGAGAAAAAATGAGCATGAAGTTTCGGTTTGAAGTACCCTCAGTAAATGCTGTTCTTGATATAGTTACAGCACTAGCCCCACCTTCTGGAGGTTCCGTTAGCTTAAATGCTACCAATGGAAAATTGGTAGTAACTTCTAAATCTGAGTTGGATTTAGTAGTGGCTAAAATTCCTTGTGAGGTCGAAGGTTCTGCTCATTTTGCTATTACCTTAGATACATTTAAGCAAGCAGTTAAGGGCAAATCTGCAATGCAAGGGGAGTTTCTTAACGACCAAGGTTTGGTATTAACCAGTAAAAACTATAAAGCAGTTTTGGCTACTTCTGATGCAGATTCAGTTGAGTATCCAAAAATTGAACCAGATGAGGTTCTAACTATTACTCCTGAGATGGGGAAATTTCTACTCAAAGCTGTGAGTAAAGTAGCGCTATCCCCATTGGGTGAAACTTGGATTCCTCTATCTATTGTTAGTACGGAAAAAGGAACAACTGTTATATGCTATGACCCCTACAAAGTTTTGTGGATGAAAAATTCTAAACTTGTTGGTAATTTTAGAGTAACCCTTCCAGTAACCACAATTAAAAATATACTATCTTCGCTATCTGGTAGAGAAATAACTCTAAATTTGACTAAACAATTAGTTGAAGTTAAAGCAGGCTTAGTTAAGGCAGCTGTTGCACTTCCTGGAGAAAGTACAATTCCTTTAGACTCTGTTCTTGAGATTATTAAAAAGAAGAATACAAGTGAGTTAAATGAGTTGGATAAAGAAGAAGTCTCTAGTTTTTTAGAAAATGCTAAAGCAATAGCAGTTGGAAAATTATCTGAAATATCTGCCAAGGAAAATGTATGGAAAGTATCTTCGGATAGTGGCTCCATTTCTGCCAAGTTAAAAAATGCAAACTTGACCTTCAAGATGGATTGCACAGTATTGAGCGACTTAGTTGGAAAATCCTCGAAGGTAGTGTTGATGGGGGTAAATGAGAGTGCGTATTTCTTTTCATTAGGGGATAACGCCTTTGCTTATGGTTCACAAAATCAGTAAAAAATAGCAATGACTTACTCCAGTATAATTACTACCTATAGTGACCTTCCTAAAAATTACTTTTGGAAAAAAGAAAATGGGACTCTTTTTCCAACAGTTGACCTTAACAAAGGAATTTACACAGTAGGCGCCCCTTTGGACTTATCACTGTTTAGCTCTGTTTTTGTGCTTAACCAAGGCAACAAAGAAGTAGGATATTACTTTCAATCCCCTTATAAGGAAAAAGTAAGTAAATTTTTTTACTTAACTTGGTTTAGAAGTAATGAAGGAAAGGCAGAATCCTACAGAGCGTCATTAAAAACCGAAAATTTACTCATTCTTAATTTTGAAAACCATGGCTTATTAGCAATATCCCCTCAATGGAATTTTAGACTGTCCCAAATATTTGAGAACCAATGAAACTTATGTTCACCTCATCCAAAGAATTCCAAAAATTTAAGCAAGAATTTGCAAATAGAGTCGAGATAGACCAGGACACTCTTATAGCTGAAATTCTTACTCTTCATAAATCTAGGTTATCACGAAACATAGTTGGAGAAAAACGGTACTCTCCTAAAACGCTCATTGATGCTTCCCTTAGTGACTTATCTACTCGAGCTAGATTTACTGAGTTATTTGTGAGATTAGATATCAATGTGTCCAAGATGGAGCTTTTAATTAAAGTAATAACTAACTATATAGTTTCAGAGTATGGGGAAGAGTTAAAAGCTGAGTACAAAACAGTAGGAGAAAGAAACGCCTATATTGACCGTAAACTGGCTAAATACAAACGACAGATAAAAGAGGGGCAACAAGTAATGGAGATGCTTCAAGCAGTAATAAAAGACATAGACATGGGAGGGTATTTGCTAAAAACTTGTATTGAATCCCTAAAACTTATTGACCCTAAAAACAATGTGGTCTAAAAATCCGATACGTATTGTTCAAAGGGAATCTTTATTTTTGCCCTACAAAGAAGTTAAAAACAATGCTAAGTCAATAATTCAAAAATACACTCATTCTTTTTTTCAAGAAAAGGTGTGTTCCAAGTGTGAGTGGTTACCTGAAAGACATGCGGAATTTGATGTCTGCCAAAGGTGTCCAGCGTTCATAGGCTCTTATCAGCTGGCCAAAAAGGTAAAAGTAGGGAAGAATACATACCTTAAAGTTCCAGTAGGGGCTACGAAATACATACAGTCTAAATTCCCTAATGCAAAATGGGTACATAAATCTCCAACTACAAAAATTTCTCCCTTTGAAGTAACGGAAAAACTGCACGACTTTCAAACTATTGCCGTTAAGGAAATGATTAGGGCAAAAAGAGGAGTTTTACAATCTCCTCCAAGGTCGGGCAAGACCGTTATGGCAGCAGCAATAATACAAAAATTGCAGTGCAAAACACTAATACTTGCTTCTCAAAGAGAGTGGCTTCTTGGGTTTCAGGAGACTTTTATTGGTTCAAGTACTCAAAAAGGGTTTACAAACATCTCAAAAAACCGAATAGGGTTTTGCAAAAAACTTGAAGACTTCGAAAAGTTTGATATTTGCTTAGCTACAATTCAATCTTTTTATTCTTCTAAAGGTGCAAAACTTTTATCTGCTATAAAGTCATTGTTTCCTGTTATAGTAGTAGATGAAGTTCATTATGGAGCAGCAGACAAATTCATTGGAATTTTAGGAAAGTTAAACGCAAGGTACATTTTTGGTCTATCTGGTACTCCAGAACGAAAAGACGAAAAATTCTCCTTAATTAACTCTGTAATTTCTCCAGTAGCCCATAAGACGAATGTTGAAGTATTGAGACCAACAGTAAAATTAGTTAGAACGAAATTAACAAAGTCTTATGCTCCTAATACACCTTTTCACCGCATTATCTCTGGAGTAGAAGGAAACCCTAAAAGAATTAAGCTAATTGCAAAACACGCTATCGAAGATATGGAGAAAGGTCATTCAGTTTTAATTCCAGTAAGGCTAATTAGAACAGTTCATAAAATAATCTCAGAAATAAATAAACAGGCAGGTAGAAAAGTAGCATTTCCTTTTTACGGCGGAATGAAAAAGGAAGAACGGGATATTACGATTCAACGAGCTCGCCTATATAAAAGAAAAATAATAGTAGGTCAGATATCAATGGTATCCACTGGCATAAATATTCCTAGGTTAAGTTGCCTTTATGAAGTAGCAATTAGTTCAAACATTCCAAAATGCACTCAGCGAGTTTCCCGCATACTTACAAAAATAGAAGACAAACCTTCTCCCATTCTCAAGTTGTTTTTAGATAATGTAGCAGTAAGAAAGCGGTGCTTAGCAAATGAGTGGTTCCGCGGAATAGTTGCAAGGTTTAAGCCAATAATATCAGAAAAAGATTCTGAAATTTTGCATGAGTATTTTAAGGAAAAAGACTTTTCTAGGCTAGAACTTTAGGGGCTATCAGGAGGTTTTATGAGGATAAAAAAGAAGTACGAAAACGATAGAGTAAAAATTACAAAGATGTGTGAAGCAACCCCAGGATGGGTTAGACCCATTCCAAGTTTTACGTTTGCTCCCAAGGACTTTGTTATTGGTCATTCTGAACTTAATCAAACCATTGTATCTGTAAATAGACAGTATGCTTCTTTTAATTCGTTTAATGAGAATTCAAAAGCTCCTGTGTTTTACCTATGTTCGGGTGCAGTTGACGATACATTGGCAGCAAGGTTTGCTTCTTACTTGGGGTGGATTCACGAGCAGGAGGGAGGAGAGCCAGCATGGGTTCCTTTGTATGGAAATTTTTCTAAAATTGAATTTGTAGAAGAACCCACTCTACTCATATTATCTGGTTTAACTGCTACCTCCACCTCAGTTAAAGTTGAAAAATGCCGAGATGCCCTAATTAAATGGTCTCACTTACCACGAATTGTTGTAGCATCAGGCGATGACCCAATATCTTTGGGTTATAGATTAAACTTGATTCCAAATAGCTTCGCCTATTTTGGAAGTAATTTGTTGAAAAGTGGTGGGTCAGAGGTAGTATAAAAATGGCTATTAAATTAGCGTCACCTCGCGCAGAATTAACTGTTCTACGAGGGTTAGTCCACTCCAAAAAAGTTAGTGGTGCTTTACTTAATTTAGTTGATAAATCCTACTTTTCTTCAAACGAAGCGAAAACGATTTATGAGTATGTTAATGACCATGTAGCAACACATGGTGATTTACCTTCATTTAGACTAATGGTAGAAGATCCTTCCATAAGTAGAAAAGCTCGTGAGTTTTTTAGAGATTCTATACCTACAATAACTTCCGTAGAAGACGCTGTTAGAGCTGCCAAGGTACTCAACAGGTATAGACAGTCTCGCGGGGTGCATGCCATAGGAACTCACATTGCTAATAAATTTGGCGGGGATGCTGTAGATGTTCCTAAAATAATAGAAGAAATTAGTGAGGCCATAGTAACAGTTGGGGGGAGTAAAAATAATGCAGCATTAGTAGGTCATATAGGCAGGTCATCGAATACCGCAGAGGATATTGAAGACATACTTAATGGGGAATCTTCTGAATTAGTAATCCCCACGGGAATACGTGACTTTGACGAAGACAATGGCGGCTGGCTTCGTGGCTCTCTTGTATCCATGGGCGCTAATAGTGGCGCAGGGAAATCAGCAGTTGCGCTTAACGTGGCTCTAAATCAAGCATATAAGGGGTATAGAGTAATGTTTGTTCCCTTAGAAATGTCAAGGCAAGAGTTAGAGTGCAGAGCATTAGCTGCCATATCAGGAATTGATAACACAAGAATTTTACAGAGAAAACTAACTGAAAATGAAAAAACTTACGTTAAAGACAGATGGACTGAGTGGGAATATAAAGTAAAAAAGAGAAAAGGAAGACTGTCAATCTATAAACCAGACGACGAAGTATCTGTAAATGATATATTCAATGTAGCTAATGTGTATAGACCTGACGTTCTTTATATTGATTATGCTTCACTTCTAAAGGAAGCAGACGAAGACGATGCGTGGAAAGCCTTAGGTAGAGTGAGTAGAAAAAGTAAGTTAAATGCAGAAGCAACCAATAGGGTTAATGTGTTGTTAGTACAAATAAATGACGAAGGAAAGATTCGTTATGCTCGTAAAATTGGAGAAGACTCTTCGTCTTGTTGGATATGGAATGCTCCACATTCAGAAAGAGCTAAAAATGTAGGAAAAATTAAGATTGAGCAATTTAAGTCAAGAAACAATAATAGCAAACCTTTTTTCATTGGAATGAATTGGTCTCACATGAAAGTAGTAAAAGCATCATCTGTTCAAGAAGAAAAAGTTGGAGAGGTTCCCCATCATGCGTCAGATATTTAGGAGATAAAAATGAAATTTGAAGTAAAAGAAAACGAAGGATTTGCAGCTTTGCTGGTCAGCGAATTACCGTATTTTGTGCAGTCTACATTTATACAGGCGACCTTGTAGGTATAAGTGAAACCTGTATTAAACTAGAAAATCCAAAGATTGTTTACGAAACTGGGGCCTTTAACGAAAAAGAATGGAAAGATGCTCAATCCCTACCTAATGAGCTATATATTCAAACTGGGATGATTGAATCTTTTGAAGTGAGCATTCCCATTAAAAATATTCGCAGGTTTTGGTTATATCCAAAGTTGCTGTCAGGAATACACTCTATGTCATGGTCGTACACTGGGAAAAATTCGTATAGTGAGTCCGGTTCTGGAAATAGATCCCGTTGTAGGTGTAGGTCAGGAAACTGGAGTTGGGCGTGGTCAGAGTCAGGATCAAAATCAAGGGCAAATTCCAAGACTAGGTCTACCTCATAGCACAAAAGAGAGAAAAGTTCTGAATAAATCTTAGGAAGCTATTAGGAAACTAAAACAGGAGATTAGACTAAATGGCTGTCTACCACAAACCCAATGCACTTTTATCGTATTCTTTGGAGAATTCAAAAATGAAACCTTTTGACTATGTAAAAATGAAACCTTTTAACTTGGAAGCCGCCCTTGCTGGTGCGCCAGTTGTAACTAGAGACGGTAGGCCAGTGAAAATAGCAGGGTATAACCCGGATGCTCATGCAAGCGGTACCCTGACTGGTTGGATTGAGAAATCAATAGCTGGGTGGAATAAAAAAAAGGGGGGGAGGGCTGAAATGAAGGCTCTTAAATGTACGCAGCGCCCAAACCTTTTATCCATACATTAGAGTTTGCAGTTTTCAATTAAGGAGGCTAAGATAAAGCCAATGGTAGAAAGATTGCAAGTATCAGTAGGAAAACACATAGTATTTTGCTATGACGGTAATCCATGCTGGGTTATTCCAAAAGGTATATTTACTCACATAGAAGTTATAAGAAATTTTCCACCTGGAATTTTTATAAAATTGCCGTTTTTTGGTTACATTAAAGGAGCAGGGTGGACTTGTCCAAATACTACTCCAATTCCAAATGAAACTAGAGTTTGGCTTCCAAACTTTGTTCGTTTTGATATTGATGATTTCTACCATAGAACCTCTATAACATCAAGGAAAAAAGTTCTATCTTATGTACCAGAGGTAGCCAAGGCGGTAACTGTAAATAGAAAGACCAATGAGTTTTACTATAAAGTATTAGTTAAGGGAGTAGCAATAATTTCTTCGATAGAGGTACTAAAATGAAAGAAAGAAAAGCGCAACTACTTAAAGTTGCTAATTTACTATTGTCTGAATCTAACTATGCTGTTGATATTGCTTCGTTAAGAGGATTTTGTTTAGGAGCAAACATTGAAGCAAAAGATCTAAAACAATACTTAATGGAGCATCTTGGAGAGTTTCCTAAGTGTATTCCAGAAAATTTTATTTACGCCGCTGGACTGTAAAACAAAAGGAGGCCTAAATGCTTGCCAGTACATCTTTAGAGGTGGAAGCAGCCTTAGCCGCATATTCAGGTGTTAAGAATAGAGTAAGTAATTCCGTATTTATTTTATGTCCATACCATTCTGAAAAAACTCCGTCAGGTAGGATATTTTTGGATAATGGTTATTTTACTTGCTATGGCTGTGGACACAAAGCCCCGTGGAGTTCAATTAAAGAAAAACTAGGCATTGGAGATAAACCTTCCGATATTTATGCTGGTAAAATATCTATACCCGTAGAGTATGAAGAAGTAGAAAAATTGGAATTAAAAGAGTTACCAAAAGGAAAATCTTGGAGAGGATTTTCAACCTCATTTTTATCTTCCCTAGGAGCCAAACTACAAGTCTATAAGGGCAAAACTTGGGTGTGGTTTCCTGTGGAGGTATTAGGAATTCAAAGAGGGTACATTCGTGCCTTTATCAAAAAACCAAAGACTAACCTACCTTCATATTTTAATAGCTATGGCACTTGGTCTAAAGAATATGGATTGTTTTTATTTGACCAATCTGTAAATATAATGGACAAAGCAAAAAAGAAAACTCTAGTAGTAGTCGAGGGTCCTCGGGATGCCCTAAGACTGGTTAGAGCTAACATTCCAGCAGTTGCTCTATTAGGAGCTACAAACTTTACAGAGAAAAAGGCATCCCTATTGGAAATTGCTGGAGTTACAAAAATAATTTCCTGTTTAGACGGAGATTCGGCAGGTATAGCCGGAACTAAAAACATAGAGCATATTTTAAGTAGGGGTAATGGGTTAAGTCTAGAAGTATTTAGCTTGTCAGGGAAGGACTCTCCTTATTGGAAATTTAAGGATTTTGACTTTCCAAAAAAGGAAGCAGGGAAAGAAGGCGTGGAATTGTGGGACCCTTACTCTATGCCCAAAGCGAAATTAAACGAACTAAAGCAACTTTACTGGGAGTAAATTATGTCAAACCGCGTAATAAAAGAACCAAAGTTTACTATTACAAAAGATATACACCTATCTTATGGTCATAGGGTATGGACTCAGGAATTAGACCCAGAGTTTGCTTTAGATAACTCGTGCGTATGTAAGCATTTGCATGGACATTCTGGAACTATAACGGTTGGACTTAGTTCAGAAAAAGTAACAGATGGCTTTGTAACTGACTTTAAGCACTTAAACTGGTTAAAGCAGGCTGTGGATACTCACCTTGACCACAAGTTTATTATTGATAAAAACGACCCACTATATATGTATTTAGTAGGCTGTGCTGGCTATGAAAAGCAACCCTGTATGTTAAACGAAAAAGAATTTTTTGGAGGCGCATATTCCTTAGTCTCTCCTTTTGCCTTAAACAATTCACTTACAGAATTCGTTGAGAGCTTTACCGTTGTGAACTTTGTTCCTACATCTGAAAATTTAGCTAAATGGATTTTTGAAATAGTGGAAAAGAAAATGGAAAGATTAGCTACAGTAGATTTTGTTACATGGAAAGAAACAGAAAAAACTTCTGCAACTTATAGTTAAATATATTATAGATTAAAATGAAAAAAATCTGGATTACATTTAGTAAGCATGGATTACATAAATACCCAAATGCTCCGGTTGAGGTTGGATATTTAGCTAATGAGCATAGACACCTATTCAAGTTCAAAGTAACAATTGAAGTTTCTCACTTAGATAGAGAATTAGAATTTCACATGGTACAAAACTATTGTGAAGGCATGTACAGTTGTGGGGTTTTAGAACTGAGTAATAAATCCTGCGAAATGCTAGCAGTCGAGCTTTTAGACAAGCTTCACAAAAAGTATACGTATTTTCCTAATTCAGAGGATTTTAGATATCTCGAGGTTGAAGTTTCGGAAGATGGAGAATGCGGGGCCATTTGCGATGTAACTGATTTACTTAGGAAAACTTTAGAATGAACATTCTTGTAACCGGTGGGTTTGGGTACATTGGATCTAACACTGTTGTAAAATTAATCCAATCAGGTCATAAGGTAGTTATTCTAGATAACTTAGTTAATAGTTTTTTAACTACAATCTCAAAAATTGAATCTATAACTAAAAAAGGGGTGCCTTTCTTTCTTGAGGATTGCGGTAATACTTCCGTTGTCATATCCATTCTAAAAGAATATTCTATTGATACCGTAATCCATTTTGCTGGTCTAAAATCAGTAACAGAGTCTGTGCTTAAACCCATTGAATACTATAATAACAATGTTGCCGGTACCCTATCGGTGCTTTTAGCCATGAAAAATACTGGTGTAACTAGGTTAGTATTTAGCTCTTCAGCTGCGGTTTACGGAATTACAGAAGAATCACCAATAACAGAGTTGCATAGTTGCAACCCAGTAAATTCATACGGTCAATCTAAATACTTAGTTGAAAAAATTCTTAAGGATGTTTGTACAAGCTCTCCCATGTGGAAAGTATTGTGTTTACGGTATTTTAATCCCATTGGATCTGATACTACAGCTAGTTTGGGAGATAATCCAAAAAGCCAAACTAAAAATTTAATTCCATTGCTATGTAGAGTAGCTCAAGGTGAAATTCCCCATGTAGACGTATACGGAGATAACTTTAATACTCGGGATGGTACTGGAGTTAGAGACTATATTCATGTTGAGGATGTAGCTCAAGGCCACTTGGCTGCTCTTACTGCCCTTAATAACGTTGCTGGGTTTGATGTAGTTAATTTAGGAACTAGTAAAGGCTACACAGTATTAGAAGTAATAAAAACCATGGAAAAAGTTTCTAAAAAGTCAATACCATTTCAAATTTGCTCAGCTAGGCGAGGGGAGATAGATTGTTATTATGCGGATGTTACAAAAGCAAATAACCTTTTGGGGTGGAAAGCAACGCATGATTTAGAATCAATGTGTAGCTCAGCTTGGCATTTTGCAAACAATAAGGGATTAACTCATGCAAACAATAGTTCACTCCAGTATTCCTAAATATGCAGTAATTGGTACTAATAGCGCTGGAAAATCTACAGCTACGTATTTAGCCTGTGGTATTCTAAAACAACAAGGAATAAACGTTGATGGAATTTTTCAACAGGATAGGCGCAGACCATTTCCTACAGAGTTAATGGGAAAGTACTTAGAAGCTCATTATTGGCAGTTAGCTAATTTAATTTCTGTTGAGTCTTACTTTTCTCTAATACAGTCTGGTACAGACGTTATTTTATCCGATCGTTCAGTATTTGACTTATTTGAGTACGCTAAATTTCAATGGCCTCAATCTATTGGGGCTCTCGAGCAATTTATTTTGACCTATACTGCTACTTATACCAAGTTATTTTATTTGAAACCTATAGAGTATGTTGATGATGGTCAAAGACCTCCCAAAGATTTTGTTAATGCTGTTGACGTTTTAATTGAAAAAGACTTACCGGTTAATACAATAAGAATCCCTTTACAAAGAAATTCTGGAGTAAACCCTGGTGAGTTCATAGCTCAAAGAATAGCTTACGATTTGAAGTTAGCTAAATTAGGTTTAAACTCTATAAATTCTCGCCTTATTGGCAGTAGAGGGTGTATGACTCACCGCATAGATTCTGATTGGGATATTGTAACTACAGTAGGTGAAATTGAAAAGAATCCTTTGCTAAACTCTATTGAAAAAAGAAAAGATAGTGGAAAAAATTCTAATTCAAGAGGTCTGCTTGGAAAAGCTCCAACTCCCTGTTATATAGTAAAGAGTTCAACTTTTGACATTATAGTTCATGAGACCATTGAAGAAGTTATACTGTACGACTCAATAACTCCTTATACGGAAATTTTTCTATGAAACTTTCTAGGGATACAACTTTAGATAAAAAACTTCCTACTATTGGATATCATTATGCTCCAGCTGGGGCAGATAAGATATCCACCACAAACTTAAAATGTACTCCATATAATGAATATGCTCCAAAAATTAAAAAAATTAAAAAGGGGAGTACCATTATAACTGTTTGTTATGGGTTTAATAAGAAACTAACATTAAGTAGAGTTTTGCCCCTCAAAGATGCACAAATTACAGGAATAACCATACTCAAAAAAGCAAAGGTTAGCCTGTATAATGCCACCATGTTAACGGTAAACGAAACAACCCATACTCGACTAAATAACATAAGAAAGGCAAGTTACACTATTCAAGATAGCGGTGGGTTTCAGCTGTGGTCTGGAGTTGAGGACTTTTTAGACCCAAAATTGATAAAGAATAAACACACTCTTTGGGCAGATTCCGGCGTAGGATTAGACTTACCCCTTAGTGGCTGTTCAGATGAAAAGGTATTTTTAGCCGGAGCTAAAATGCTAGCGGCAAACAACCAAGTAATGAAAAGCAATAAGTACAACTTGATGAACGTTTCTCACGGAGGAACCTTAAAGGGTCGAGAAAAATGGCTAAACATTGTGCTTGAGGACCCTCAAACTTCAATGTGCATTGCTGGTCTACGGGCTACAGCGATGCAACAAAATATCTCGGGAGTAGGGGACAGAATATCTCCAGTAGCATTTATTTCTCACGTTCTTTTTACAATTCTTAAAACTCAAAAATACTATCAGCATTATCACGTATTAGGTGTAGCTACAGGATGGCAAATGTTTCTACTTTCATTGGTAGCCCATAACTTAGGTAAAACTATAACCTCAGATTCCGCTACAGCTCAACTTTCTGCTAAATCTGGATTCTTTTTAGAAAGCGACTCCCTAAAACCCCTTGGAAGAATACCGAAATCTGTAAGACAATCATATTGCAACTGTGAAGCTTGTAACTTAGTTGGTAACAAATACTGGTTTTATGTTGTAGACCAGCTTACTATGCTCCATAACTTGTATAGTTTAATAGATTGCGCTGAAACTGCTAACCGCTATGCTGAATATGCTATAAAAAATAATGTTTCTTTTTCTGACATAACTACTGTGGTTTTAGGATCTACCTCATCAACCAAGCACACTGATAAGGCTATTTTTGAGGCGGTTAAATTAGTAAAAACTACAGATTATAAAAAGTTAAAGGAAGTTTCAGTTTTTACTACTCCTACAACTCTGTTTACTCAAAAAGACGAGCTAATTCAGACGCGTAAAGTCCTTAAAAAATATGGAGAATATTATGGAACCTCCTTTTTTACTCCGTAGTCAAGAACCACATTTATTTACTGGAATAGAAGTCGAGCATTCCCCGTATTTTGGAGAAAAAACTCTTTTTGTAGTTGGAACCGTTGAAAAAGAAAAAATAGAAAAAGCTCTAAAAATAGAAAACTGTACGCATTTATATTTGGGAGCTAATCAACACTTTTCAGATTACGTAATTGAGTTAGCAAAAGAATTTAGTAACTTAATTCACGTAACTGTTGATATTCCTTATTTGCTATATATAGATGAAGTGTTTAGTAATGAGCTACTTCACCCAAGTCTTAAAAAAGTACACTTTATGCTCAGTGCCCCACTTGTAGTTTCACACAGATTACTTTCCATTAAAGTTGATGATTCTGTAAATAATAGGCGTAATCCAGGAGTGTGGGTGTTTCCTATTACGTCAAATACTAAAAATTTTACACCTTGGTCAGCTTATAAAAATGATGTACTTTTAGGAGAAAAGTTTTGAAAGTATTTTATATGGGGTTAGAATCAATAGTCTCAAGATACACCTACCAATTAACTAATTGGAATACTCGAGTATTTGAGGAGCTTGGAGTTAATTACGAGATAGTTACTGGGGAAGAAATTCCAGAGGCTAAAGGACATATTTTAGTAGGTTCAGTTTTGGATGCGCATAACCGAGGATACTACTCTTTAACGCAAACAGCTAATTTGGTAAAACTACACCAACAAGGTAATATAACCAGTACAGATGTAATTTTTTATGAGGATATGTTTACTCCAGGAATAGAAATTCTTCCTTATATTTTTGCTCAAGTTCCTATGAATAAACGACCTAAAGTTTTTGTTAGGTGTTTAGCGCAAACTATTGACCCAGACGATTTTACTAACCGGGAAGGTATGTTTGGTTTCATGAGAAGGTACGAACAGTTAGTAGATTCTTTCGTTACTGGCATTCTATGCGCTTCGGAAGAGATGGTGGCTAACTTAAAAATTGCTGGATTTAAGTCTGACTTGTATGTAACTGGTTTACCCTTTGGTAAAGCTGAAGTTCAAGAGAGAGTTACACCTACTCCTTTTGAAAACCGTCCGAAAACTGTAGTATTTGCTGCTCGGTGGGATAGTGAAAAACAACCTAAATTTTTTATAGAGGTTGCAAAATTAGTAAAGAAAAAACTTGGAAATTCAGTAAAATTTGTAGTCTTGAGTGGAAGAAAAGGAATAAACTCAAATGATTTAGACTTGAAGACTGCTGCTATTGAGGCTATTCAAGACTCAACTATTGAGTGGAAAGATGGGCTTTCCAAAAATGAATACTACACGTGGCTAAATAACAGTAGAGTTCTTTTTAATTGTGCATTGCAAGATTGGGTTAGTAATACGGTAAGTGAAGCCGATGCTTTAGGCTGCAATACTGTTTTTCCTGCGTATAGATCTTTTCCAGAGGTTTTCAAAAGTAGCCGAGAACATTTGTATATACCGTTTAATGTGGAAGACGCAGCACTCCTCATTGAAAAAAATATAGAACAACCACAATCTGATTTAGGAGAAGTTTCTAGTAATCAGAATCTTTCCATATATAAAACAGTCAAAATTTTTCAGGGAGTAGGTAAAGAGTACCTACGGTCAAATTTAGACTATAGAGGAAAGTTGTACGGAGCAATTTCAAAAGGAGATTAAAATGTTAGTACGGTTTAGTTTAGCAAATGGAGGAGATTTTGCAGTTACTCCCTCCAATGTTGTAGCAGTGTATTGGGGCAAAAAAGAAAACTCTGTTGACTGTATTCCAACTACAATCGTTCTTGGGACTGGTGAGGAATTCAATACAGAAGAAAGCTTTGACGAAGTATTAGAAAAACTTGGTTCCATTTAGGCTTATTCCATGTTTAATTATACTGAACTTTTTTATTCATTGCAGGGCGAAGGGGAAAGAGCTGGCGTACCCTCTGTTTTCCTCCGTTTGTTTGGCTGCAATTTGAGATGTCCTGGCTTCTACGGTAAACAAAAGGTAGACTCTATTGACCCTTCCCAATACTCCAAGTTTGAAGATTTGCCCCTCATGGACGGTGGATGTGACACCTACGCTTCTATTTACCCCCAATTTTCTAAATTTGCTCAAAAGATTACAGTAGAAGAACTTGTTAAAAAGCTGTCTAGTTTTGATTGCCGAGACCTGGTTATTACCGGTGGAGAGCCACTGTTACCGGGGAATCAACGTAGGTTAGTAGAGCTACTTACTAACTTTGAGTTTAGCAGCTTACCTTTTGATGTAATTACGTTTGAAACGAATGGTACGCAAGAACTAATTCCTGAGATGGTAAAAGCAGTGGAGGACACAGGATTTACATACTTATTTTCTGTTTCTCCAAAATTGTCTAATTCAGGTGAAACAGAAGAAGCAAGAAAAGTAAGACTACAGTTAGATTTTAAGCAGGAACCGGAATGTTCAAATACTCAATACCTTAAGTTTGTTATAGCAACAAGAAAGGATGCGGAGGAAGCATTGCAGCTAGCCATGGAACTAGGAGCTACTCCTTTGAGTATTTATTTTATGCCGATGGGTGGAATTGTATCCACCTATGAATTACACAAAACTGCTGTAGCTAACTTGGCTTTGGAGTATGGAGTTAGGTACTCTGATAGATTGCAAGTTCCACTATTTAAGAACGATTGGGGCACCTAATATGAAAACACAAAAATTTAGTCACAGAGAATTAGTAAAGTCCAAGTTAGAGCAATTAGGTCGAGTTGATACCGCTTTAGCCAAATCTTTAGGAATTTCAAGGCTACCTGTTCAGATTGAAAGGTTAAGAAAACAAGGTATGAAAATTAACTTGATCCGTGAGTATACAGGGTCAATGTACTATATGTTAGAAAACTATACGCTCAAAAAAGGTGCTCAAAATGACTTACAGTGAAAATAACAAGTACATAGATGTTCTGAATTCCTACATTAAGGAAGACACTGCATTAGTTAATTACTATAATAAAACTTTGAAGTTGCCTTCTGGAGAAATAGGAAATAGATTACTTTTAGTGGAAACTAGACTACTTAATTTGTCAAAACTTGTTTGTGAGCTTATTACAGAGCTAGGAACAAATAAACAGTTACCAAAATACTACTGAGGAATAAAAGTGGCTAATACTGACGAAGCATTAGGAGCGGAAATAGGAACAATTTTAAGAAACAAGGGAATAGAAACTCCCATGTTTGGATCGAACTACCTGGACAACTTTTCAAAAATAGAAACACTGGCTCCATTAGTTGAGTCCATTCTAACAATTCTTGGAATGGACTTGAAAGATGATTCTCTTAGGGATACGCCAAAACGTGTTTCTAAGATGTTTATTGAAGAATTGTTCTATGGGCTTGACTACAGCAACTTTCCGGCATGTACAGCCGTGGATAATAAGATGCACTATGACGAAATGCTACTTGAGGGAGGTATAACGGTAAACTCTCAGTGTGAGCACCACCTTGTACCGTTCAAAGGACATGCGTACGTTGCATATTTACCAGCCAATAAAGTATTGGGGTTATCCAAGTTTAACCGAATAGTAGATTTCTTTAGCAGAAGGCCACAAGTTCAGGAGAGGCTAACAGTACAGATTGGTACCTCCATACAGCATATTGTAGAAACGCCAAATGTTGCGGTTGTACTAGAATGTTCTCATTTTTGTGTTCAATGCCGTGGAGTAAAAGATTCTGATAGTTGGACTGCAACGTCAATGCTCGGGGGTATTTTTAAGGAACAAGCGGTTAGAGTTGAGTTGTTTTCTCTAATAAACGGTAGACGAGGGAGGCATTAGTAATCCATGTCAATGACTTTAGACGATATTATTAAAAAATGCAAACCATTACAAAAGGATCTTGCTCTGTATGTAAAATTTAGGTCTATAAAAACAGGGAAGCAAGATGACGTGTATCCATTTATTGCTGCAAAAGCTTATTCAACTAAGCGTAGATTACCGGACGGACGTATGGTAACCAATGTAAATCCGGAAACTTACATTGCAGTAATTATGGTTATTGACAATAAAAAACACGTCAAGGTATCCTGTAGCTGTCCTTCCTTCAACTATGGAGGTTTTGAGTATTCTTTAGCTAAAAAAGGGGCTGCAGATATACAATATGGAGACGGGTCTGCACCGGATATAAAAAATCCAAAAAGAATTCCAGGAATGTGCAAGCACCTTGTTGCTTTAAGAAGTTATGTTAAGACAAAGTACAAGTTCTAATGGCAAAAACTTACCGTAAAAGTGAATCCTTTGAAGTTCTAAAAACAGTAAAAGACTACAAAGATAATCTCACAACTTACCAATGGCTTAATACTCTTGATTTCTTTATTGAGGAGGCCGTTAAACCTTTGGCGTTCGCGCTACCTACACTCACAAAAAACTTTTTAGCATTAGTTGCTGCTAAACAGGTCATAAATTCCCATACTCGTTATTGCCGAGGAGAAAAACAATCGTTAGTAATAAACATTTTTAATTTCCTGTGTACGGAAAAAGTAGAGTACCTAAGTGCAATAACTGTAAATAGGGGGATATGGTTTGGATTCTTTTCCTTAGCCCAGGGAACAGTAGAACCCTATATGTCAGTTATGAGTAATCCAGCCCAGTACTCCCAGTACCTAGTAGCCAAGGATTGGGAGCAAAAAAGACCTATTTGGCAATTCATTAAACAATCACAATACTGGCAGGACAAGGCATCATGGTTCAAGTCAATAATAGTTCAAAAATTTACAAGGTTGGCGTTAAACCGAGCAAAAGCATCGTATACTGCAATCGGTCATATAGTTGACTTAGATGATATTATCTCAGTTAATTTGCAATTTGTAAATAAAGCAGTAGAGAGGTGTGATACAAACAAGGGTACGTTAGCCACCTTTGTAAACACTTGGTTGTACTCTGCCAATGCAGAAGTTAAAAAGTTAATTTCAAAGAATGAAATGTCTTTGAATGACGAATTGTTAGTTGCGGATCAATCTGTCTCATGGGAAATGGAACGCTCTATGTCTGCAATAGCTAAAGAAGTAGACAAAGAAGGGTATGTTAGAGCCGTTCTTGGCATACCTGAGTATTTTACAGCAGTAGATTACCAAGTGCTTCAAAAAGCAGCAAAAGTAAGTTAAATTTAAGGAGAAATAAGAATGTCAATAGATTTAGAAGACACAAAAACTGGTGGATTTTCGGACTCACCAAAAATTCCAAGTATTGAAAAAGTATTACCGGTAGTTAAATGGAAAGCTGGAAAATATACCAAAATTCGTTTAATTGGTAAAGTTACTCCAACTGCCAAGTTTTGGGTTAAAGTTAAAAAGAAGGATGGGGGCATAACTAAATTTCCTGCCCCTTGCATTTCTTACGACCCATTAACTCAGGAACACGATGAGACAATAAAAGATCCTTGGTGGGAATATTATAAGCAGGAACGAGCTGCAATTAAAGACGGCTCGTTGGACAAAGAGGATGCTTTAGTACAGTACTCAACTGATTGTTATTGTAACGTAATAGTTAGAAGTAAGCAGCAAAAGGGTGGGGATTTTGAAACTCGCACTAAAGCAGAAGCAAGGACAGGATTCAAAGATCCGGAATCTGAGTCTGATACTCCTGTAGAAGTTGCACGTTTTACTTCCTCTGTTTTACGTAAAATAAAGGAGAAGAAAGAGCTAAATGAGGTAGAAACAAAAGAAGGTGTTACGTGTTACCCCTGCAATGACCCTCGTTATGGTTTTGATATTCTTGTTAAGTATAATGAGAATTCTGCGTCACCAAGCGAAACCTATTCGGTAGAGAAGGGTGAAGGTAGAACAAAACTTACTGAGGAAGAGAAGCTGTATCTTGTGTATGACATTGACAGTGTTGCAAAACTTCCTGAAAATGTTACAGAAGAATCAGTTATTAGTGATTTTAATTCATGGAGAGAAAGAATGGGAATTAAGAAACCTAGCAAAACAACTGTTTCAAAGAAAGGCAAAGGGCGTACAGAAGAAGACGAAGATGAGGATGACTTGGAAGAGGAAGAGGAGGATGAAGCGCCTAAATCCAAGGCAAAGAAACCCGTCAAGAAGTCTAAGAAAGTTGAGGACGATGATGACGAGGATTTTGATGACGAAGATGAAGAGGACGAAGCTCCCAAATCTAAATCAAAAAAGGCAGTGAAAAAGTCTAAAGTCGAAGATGAAGACGATGATGAAGACGATGATGAAGATGATGACTTCGGCGACGATAACGAAGACGAGGAAGAGTCCCCTAAATCTAAAAAGTCAGTTAAAAAGCCTGTCAAGAAGTCTAAGAAAGTAGAAGATGACGAAGACGAGGATTTTGATGACGACAGTGATGAGGATGAGGATGAAGACGACGAACCCAAGTCAAAGAAACCTGTCAAAAAGTCAAAGAAGGTAGAAGATGAGGACGATGATGATGACGACTTTGGTGACGATGACGATGACGATGAAGATGAAGATGAAGCTCCCAAGTCTAAGTCAAAGAAACCTGTAAAGAAATCAAAGAAAGTAGAAGATGACGACTTTGATGATGACAGTGACGACGATGACGGTGACGACGAGGATGATTCCCCCAAGTCAAAAAAATCTGTCAAAAAGCCAGCTAAGAAGCCTGTCAAGAAGTCAAAGAAGGTAGAAGATGATGACGATGATGATTTTTGATCTTTAGATTGTAAATTATGGGTACTCAGCTACCTTAGTGAGTTCCCAATTTTCCTTTTTAAGAGAAAAACCAATGGCAAAAAGAAAAGAAGAACAGGAACAGTTTGATATTAGATTAGCGCTTTCAGACTCAGTTGATGATGTTTCAAGAAGGCTAAGTTATGAGGAATCCTCTCTAGAGGCGGTGCCTCCCATGAGTACAGGTATGCTGGCAATGGACTTGGTTTATGGTGGTGGGTTACGTCCAGGTATGCTTACACACGCAGGGGAAGAACAAACTGCTAAGACTACTGCGCAACTTACAATCATGGCTTCGGCGATTAAGCATGACATACCTTTAATTGCTTTTTCTGACTATGAAGGGAGCACTCGTTCAAGCAAAAATTATGTCCATGAGATTCTAAAAAATGTTGGTGTTAAAATGAACATGGACGAAGTATTTGGTAAAAAAGACGACCAGGGTAAGTGGGTTGTAACTCCAAGGGTTCGTTATAGAGCTGAAGCAATTTTAGAAAAATTTTACGATTGGCTGCACTCTATACTACAAATTCTGCCGGATAAACGGTTGGTTGGAAAAAATTGGTGGCTAATCTACGAGGATACCAAAGAAAACAAAGCAAAGTATGGGGAGTTTAGTGACCCATCCATGCCAAAAAAGTATGGTAAAGGTATATGGATTCCAGCACAAGATTCTAAACTACAGGCAGTAATTTGTGTGGATAGCTATGCGGCCATGAACCCCTTAGCCCAAGATGAAGACGAATCCTCCAATGCTTTAGCTGTTGCTGCAAGAGCCTTTGCTAAACAATTACCTAGAGTTAAAGGGAGAATGCTTCAAAAAATGGTAGCAGTCATAGGCACTAACTTGTTAGGTGATATTCCTATGGCTATGTATGGCCCTACTCAAAACGAAAAAGGAGGTAAAGCCCTAAAGGGATTTTCTGATGTACGAGTTTGGTTTACAAAAAGATCCTTATCCGCTCCACCTTTCAATCCAAAACCGGGTAAGAAAATATCCAGTGAGATTGAAGCTTCTGTAACTGGAGAAGGAACTGATAGGTATAGGTACATTCATATAAAGGCGGTCAAGAATAAGCTATCTATGCCAAACAGAGAAGCGTACCTTAGAATATGGGAAGAGGATGGAGAGGGAGTAGCCCGTGGATTAGACCCAGTATTTGATACTATATTTTACCTACGGGAAACAGGGCAATTAACCGGTAAGCGTTCCAAGTTCGAGCTGAACCTAGATGGAATTCCAACAAAGAAGTTCGTTACTTGGGAGCAGTTAAAAGGGTGGATACTAAAGGACAAAGCGTACAAAGTTGCTCTTTGTAAGCACCTTGGTATTAAAAAGCCTTTTGACATTCGTATATTTTGCTTTAGGCAAATGGAAAAAGGAATTGGAGAAAAGTTATACATTGCTGCCAATATTGACAAGCATTCAATCAAAAAAGGTGAAGAAGATGACGAATAACCCTTCAAAGGAAGCAGTAGGCGTTCTAATACCGTGCTCCACTTTACTTTCAGTACTTCATGTAGATTGGCAAAATGAACTACCTCAAGATAGAGCGGGGTATAAACTATTCAAGGAAAATCTTTTATCCTATGTACTATATTCAACTTCCTGCAAGTTGTTTGATAAAGATGGAAACGAATTCAATGTACGGGAAGACCAGTGGCTACAAGTTATTAGAGGTGAGTACAAAGTCCTAAGTAGGTTAGATAAGATTAAAAAATACGGAGACTTTTCTTCTGCTCGACTTGTGTACTATAATGAGGAAGATAATGAATCTTTTATCCTTAAAGAAGGAGATGAAAAGAATGGTACTCAACATTTACTCTAAATCTGGAGAAATTCCTACCTACGCTCATGCAACTGATTCTGGAATGGACTTAAAAGCCTTTTCCAGTACTGAAAACTCATGGACTATTCACCCTAACCAAGTAACTATAATTCCAACTGGAGTTTTTATTGCATTACCTCCAGGCTACGAAGCTCAAATTAGGTCTAGATCAGGACTTGCTGCAAAGTATGGAGTATTTGTTGTAAACAGTCCTGGTACAATAGACGAAGGGTACAGAGGGGAACTACAAGTCATACTGACTAAGGTAGGTAATGCAAACTTTGAGGAAGAGTATGTAGTGAATACCGGAGATAAAATTGCTCAATTAGTAATTGCTCCTGTCTCTAAACTTGGAGTAGTCCTTATGAAAAACCAGCACGAGTTTGAAAAACTACCTCAAACAACAAGAATGGCTGGTGGATTAGGTTCTACTGGAAGATGAAACTATGGACCTTAATTTAACATACGCGACTGCTGCAAATAGTAGCGTTGTTCCTACTCCAAGCACGCCTTCTCTAGAAAGGATAGCTAAACGTAAAAACAGAACTTCTAGATTTTGGGATACAGTTGATTACTGGGAGCCTAATAAAGAAATTTCAAAAAAGGCTGCGCTCATTACTATTGACAAGTTAGTTGTCGATTTGTTACCCAAGTATAAGGGAATTACAAAACTAGCTAAGGATAATTCCCTTGTTATTACGAATTTTATCTTAACGGAGCTTGCACCTTTAACTTTAGCAATTAGCCCAGCAGTAACTCAGTGCAAAGAAATTCTTAACCGTACTCTTAAAACAGACGAGGATAACTCTCCTTCCCTTGATACCTCCGTTTTAGATCAAGTATACTTCATGTCGAACGAAGCAGTTAAAATTCGTTTAAGAAGGTTTATTGCTAAGTTGTATTCTCTTAAAGAGTTTGACTTGGTTAAAGAACCTGACGTACTTGATAAACTTTCAAGGTCAATAAGTAAACCAATAGTTGAGGCTATTACAAATAAAACCTCAGGTAAAAATGAACTCAAAGAAGCATTAGATCATTTAGAAAAAATGCAAGGAGTAAACAAACAGAGGAAGACTCATGCTAGGTAAACAAAGAGATAAAAAACTAAAGGGCAAATCTGACTCCAGATTGGCCCTTTTCTCCTTTATTGACTCAGAAGCTCTACAGCCTCATGTTGAAGAAAAAAGTAGAGATTTACCCAAACTTGTTAAAAACAACGAAAATTTTGATGTTCGCGCCTACATGGATAGTCTAGTAGACGAGAATACAGGTATAATTCGTGACTTAAAAATTGACGATAGAGATTTCCCTTCTGCTAAAAACTTTTTTGACTACTCAACTACCATAATTGGGAATGATGCTAACCCTCCTTGGATTGCACAGATGTGGATGTGCGTATTTGCCCTGGGAGAAGTATGCCCAATCTGCAGCTCCAAAAAATGGTCTAACTTTAGATACATTATAGAGGAAGTAGGTAAACACGTTCCAGCAGAAGCATTAAAAGAACACCTTGTATTCTTGGAGTATGGAATATGTCCTAAGTGCAAAACACATAAGTGGGAACTCATTAAAAACCACGGACTTAAAAACTATGCTGAATTAGTAGCTGTGTTTGGTCAACGGTCAGGTAAGAGTAGCAGTCTTGCGTTAATGTCGACCTACATAACTCATAGATACCTTAAACTACCTCCACTCGGCACCCTAACTAAAGCAATACAGAGGTCTACTCCAATTACTTCCACATTTGTCTCCCTTAATTTTGCTAAGGCGTATAAGCTTTTGTGGACACCTTATTTACGCATATTGCAGGATTCAAAATGGTGGAATGACTACCATGAATTTCTAAAATACACTTCAAATAGATTAGGAGTTGAGCTAATAAAGGATAAGGATGTATTTTTGAAATACTTACACCGCAACATGGAATTATACCCAGCTGGGCCTAAAGGCGAAACTCTCCGTGGAGAAACTAGATTTCAGGCTTCAATAGATGAGTTGGCGTTGTTTCCTCAACCTGCGGGAGATTCAGAAGAAGATGAGGATACAGATAGAGCCAATGCTGATAAAACTCATACATCCTTAAGTACAAGTCTATCTACTATTCAAGGAGTACACTTAGAACTGTTAAAAAGACACATTGATATTCCTCCTGCTCTCATGTGCGGAATATCTTCTCCCATGGCTGAAAGAGATAAAGTGTGGAGATTGTTTCAAGATTCACAAACTATTGAAGGTTCAAAAACCATACTTGGAGTAAATGCTGCAACTTGGGAAATTAACCCAAACATGGATAGAGAAACATCTCCCATGATAATAAACGCATTTAGACGAAACTCAGTCAATGCAATGCGAGACTATGGTGCAGTCCCTCCAAAAGTAAACTCTCCGTTTTTAAGCCCAACTAACTTTCCTTACAAACTGTGGACACAACCTCCAACGCACGAGTTAATTCCCATGCTCGATGAGCCTGGAGTAACTTATGCGAAAGTCCGTAAACTCAATAATGTTTCTTTTCCATCCGTACTTTGTTTAGACGCAGGCAGAACAAACAACTCTTTTGCAGTTGTAGCTGGTCACTTTGATTTGCATGCTCAAAAGGTCGTTGTAACAACTCTATTAGAGATAAAACCAGTAGAAGGTCGTCCAATTGACTTTAATTTGGTCTATAAGAATGTTATACTTCCAATAGCTAAAGATGTCCATGCTACTGCTTGTTTTGCTGACCAATGGCAGGGTGTAGAATTGTTAGATAGACTAAAAGATGATATGGGTAAGTATGGAAATGGAAAACCTAAGTGTGGTGTACGAACTTACTCTCCAAAGAGGTTTGACTTTGATACTTTAACAAGTTTACTGACTAACAGCAACATAAGACTACCCTTCATTAAAAAGGAAGTATACGACGAGACAATACAGTCATTGCACAATATAAAAGTGGAGACAGCATTTCCTTCTCAGCATCTATTACTGCAAATGCTAACTATTCGGGATGTAGGTGATACACGTTGCCCAGAAAAAGGTGTTGGTTATACGGATGACTTGTACCGAGCACTTGTGCTGCTAACCCGTATATTTGATGAAAAAGTAATGGAACGTTTGAAGACAATTAAAGTAGAATCAACAAGTAATGAGCAGTTAACAGTAAAGCCTATCTATGTTTCTCGTGGTGGATTATAAATTTGAGAACAATTTTAGGTTGAGAGGATTTAACTCATGAAAAGAGAAACTTACAACTCAACCTATTACAAACTTCGTAACTCCATTACTAAAAGAGATAAAAACTGTGTTCAATGCGGTGAGAAAGCGAACCACAGGCATCACATCATACCCTTATCACGTGGCGGTACTAACTCTATGGCAAACTTGATGTTCTTGTGTGAAACTTGCCACCAATCTAAACATAGACACAAGTTTACTAATAAGCGAAAGGTAAAGGCATGTTAGTATTAGGATTAGATCCAGGAACTAAGAACTTTGGTTTTTCCTTAGTTGAGTTTAAAGGAAAGCCAAATGTGGTTACTACTGGAATGCTCAATTATCCAATTTCTGACTTGGTAAATTACCAAGAAGGTAAGGAGCTGTTTAAGAAAGAGGTAAAAGCCCTAAGTAAAAATTCAAGTTTAATTGCTGTTGAGCGGTTTCAATCTCGAGGTGGTAAAGCTGGAAAAACTATTGAGTGTGTTAACATAATGATAGGTTTATTGGATCAGTGCAATAAACCTTTATCCATGTTTTTACCTGCTACTTGGAAAATGGACTTTACTCGAAGGTTTGGATTCAAGGTTGTAGAAACTTATTCGCATTTTGATTGCAAAAATCACGAAGTTGATGCCTCACTAATTGCAATCTATGCTTACTCCAAGTTTGTTAAACCGATAGAGTACAACTGGAAGAAAATTTAATTAAACATGGGGATTGAAAATGGGGATTGAAAATGGCTAATGCAACATTACTTCCAATAGACTTTATTACCGCAGGAATTTCACCAACTCTTTCTGTAACTTCTAAAGATGAACCAGAATACCTTAAAGGGTGGGTGGATTCAAACTTGGTAGTTGCAGCCAATGAAGTTGCAGGCGGTGGCGGCCTTCCAACTTGGTGGACTAAGCTTAGCGACGAAGAGCAAGAATCCTATTTGGAAGAACATCCTAATTCCAAATATGCGGATGCAGCGAAATCTCATATTGAGCGACGTAAAGCTGCATCCGTAGTAGCTCCATTAACTCCAGAGCAAAAGTCAGAAGGTAATAGAGTAGTTAAGTTTCTAAAGACTAAAAAGCAGCATTTGGTTATAGCGGCTAAAGCTCATGCTCTAGAATGGAAACATGCGGGTGGTGCTGTTTCTAGACTAACTACTGGTAAGCCTTTAGAAGACCACCACAAGGAAGCATTAACTGCAGTCGGTACTGATTTAGCACGCCTTATTATGGCAACAGCTAGCGGTGGAAAGTCAGAAGTGGCTAAGCTTTTGGGTGAAGGACTGGCTGATCTATGTAAGGACACCTTTATTAAAGTAGCGTTGGGAACTGCAGTTGGACTCAATCCTTCTTCGCATAGAACAACTTCTGGCTACTTAATGTTAACGTCAAGAGAAAATAAAAACTCAATGGAATCCATTAGCAAAGAACAACTTGAAAGAATAACAGAAAAAACAATTCTTCTTGTCTTAGAAGAGTTAGAAAAGAAATTTAAGGAGGATACTCCTAAGGAAGTTAAGAAAGCTTTAGAAAAAACAACCAATAAGGCTTTAGTGGTTAAGGCTAAGATTGATATGAGCGAAGAAGTTGCAGGTGCTGGTCTTTGTCCTGAGTGCCGTAAGCCAATGGGGACAACACTGGTTGGAGGGCATGAAATGCTGGTTTGCTATACGGATAGAATTACGTTACCTAAACCAGACGGGTGTTAAGTTGGGAATTAAAAAAACAAAACCCAGTAGAGCTTTAGTTAAGGTTAGTAAACGAGAACCTAAAAAGTTAAGCAAAAAGCTATCTAAAGTTAGTGAAAAGTTATCTTCTATATTGGGGGATAGCTCGGAAAACATATTAGGTTTGCTTGAAGCTAACAATTCTGAGTCGGCATCAAACTTAATACTAACAAAACTGATGCAGTCTTTAGTTGATACAATCCCCTATGCTGAAAATAATGTAAGAAAAACTCGGGGTCAAAAGGGAGTTTATCAGTTAAATTCGTTAGTTCAATCCTTGCGAGAACTAATGATTGATATGCAAGCAGTGAGGGACAAGGGACTACTTGGTGAACGCCTAGTTGAAAAAATTATTAGACCAGCTTTTATGGACATAGGTAAAACTTTGGTTGAAGAAGATGATAGAATGTACCGAGAATTAAGAGACCAGTTTGATTCAGAAGCAGTAACAGCAATTCGTAAACTTCAAAAAGAGTCGATTGCAAGAATTGCTGAGTTTATGAACCGTCAATATAGTGAAGTTAAAGAAGGTACTATTGCCTTCATTCAAAACTAAGGCGTAAAATGAAGTTAACTCATTGGCTTAAAAGTTCAAAAATAGCAGAAGAAAAAGTTTCAGATAATTCTCCAATCTATGTATACCGAGAATTGCTTAATGTGGATCAATTGTCGGTGTGGGCTAAACAGCAAGGATTCTCTACTCTCTGTCAAAACTTGCACACTACAGTTGCTTGCTCTAAGACTCCAGTTTCTTGGAAAAGTATTAAGTTAGACAAAGACCAGGTATGGGTTACGTCTTCCATTGTTTCTCAATCTCTTAATTGTTCTCTAGTTATTTTAGACGACTTAGTATTAGAGGAAAGACAAAAGGAGTTTGCGAAACTTGGAGTAGAAGACTACGGGACTTCCATGACACTGTCCTTAGAGACAAAAGCACAAGGAGCAGTTCTTCCATTTGCCTTAAAATTTGGAGGAGAAAAAGTTCGCTCATATACTATTGTACCTGCAGAACACCTTAATGCTTTTACTGAATTAGTTGGAGTTAAGCCTAGATTAAGTCATTGGTTCAAAACTTTAACCCAAGAACAAAAAGATGAATACTTAAAAACCCATCCAAACTCGAAGCTTTCTGTTTGGAACTTGCACTCCAAAGATGCAAAGTAAACGGCTAGTAAGAGCAGAAGTTGCACCGTTTATTGTTAACCGGTTAAAGAAACAATTCACTAAAAAGAAAATGGCTGTTTTTAGTGAATTGGGATTAAACAAAAGGGGTAGATTACGGGCAGATATACTTGCGTTATCCATGTCCTCAATCATAACAATAGTGGAAGTAAAAAGTAGTGAAGCTGACTTTAAGGCGGATAATAAATGGGAACTCTACTTACCATTTTGTAACCGTTTTTACTTTGCTGTACCAGAAGGCCTTAAACTTAATGTACCCAAGGGAATTGGAATAATTGCGGTGAATACTACTGGGAAAATGAGAGTAATTCAAAAATGCAAGTTTCGCTCAATAAAGAGCGAAGAAGTCAAGCAAAACATCTTAGTTAGATGTGCATTTAGAAACTCAGATAACAACACGAGAAAAAATAAAGGCAATAGTTAATAGGAAAATACAATGTTCCTTTCAGCAAATACAGTATTCAAAAGTTCAGGTCAACCTGCCAAGTTAAATTCTAAAATAAATGCTTCTGTCTTTGCTCAGCCGTTTATGGGCAATCCTTACCAGTATTTTCTTACTGGTATTATAAACCAGCAGCCTGACATAGATGATACTTTGCAAACTATGCTGTTGCTACGGGATATTTATCAAAATGATAATATCGCTGGGTCTGCAGTTGATATGATATCGTCCTTTCCTTTTTCTGATTATGAATTGCGTGGATTAAAGGATAGTGAATTAGAGATTTTTAAGCAGTCATTAGCGCAGATTGATATAGTAGGGTTGTTAGCTAAAGTTAGCTTAGCCTATATGGTTGATGGATTTTACTGTGGAACCTTATTACTCTCTAAAGATCAAAAACTGGTTCAGGATATTATGACGCATGATGCTCTTCAATGCAACATACGGGCAAACATGCTTCAAGCTTCTGACCCAGTTATTCACGTTACAACAAACCAAGATATTCTTGCTTTTTTAAATGCAAATACGGAGTACTCAAAGGCCGTAACGGAAAGGTGGCCCTTAACTCTTAAAAATGCCTTGCTATCGGGTCAAATGATTCTTGACCCATTATCTACTGTGTATGTACCTAGGTCAGGCTTAACCAACAAACCCTTTCAGTCTTTTTTACAAAGAATTTTACCAATGTATTTATTGGAAAAAGCACTTTATAAAGGTACCTATACTGAAGCGGTAAGAAGACAAAGGTCTACTACGCATATTCAAATGGGAGATGATATTTGGACTCCAACTGATGCAGAACTAGCAGCAACTGTTAATTTGTTTATGGAGTCAGAAAGAGACCCGCTTGGTGGTTGGGTAGTTACACGGAATGGGGTTAACGTTTCTGAAATAAAGCCAGGTGGAGAATTTTGGAAATGGACGGAATTAAGTGACACTTTAACTCCCTACAAACTTCGAGCTTTAGGAATTTCAGAAGCCTTCCTATCTGGTGACGCTTCCTTTGCTTCGGCTGAAAGTGCATTTTCCGTTTTTCTCGAGACATGCAATTCGCATAGAATGGAAATGACTCGCAATGTAATTACAAATAAAATTTTTCCTCTAATAGCGTTAACTAATGATTTAGTTAAAGATGGCAAGCATTTGAACACCTCAAAGGTATCCGCAGTAGAGCTACTAACAGACGTACGGGTTAAAGGACAATTAAAAATACCAGAAATTCATTGGCATAAACAGTTAACCTCAAAATCAGAAGAGTCGTCTTTTGATATGCTAGAAAAGCTGAGCGAAAAAGGTGTACCAATAGCCATTAAAACTTGGGCGGCAGCTGCTGGGTATGATATAGACACCCTTATAAAAGATTCAATTGACAATCAAGAATATAAAGCTAGATTTGCAAAACTTGGAATTGGAAACAATAACGAAGAGGAGCCACTTTCGACAGAGGCTTCCTTGAAAAAAGTGGGAGTACTAAATAGAGATTGGAATGTAGAAGAGTCAAAAACTCCTAAGAATTTCGATGTGATGCTATCCTCCATTGCATCAAAAATGAACGGGGACCCTGAATATAGGGCTAAAGTAAGAAAATCAAATATGGAAAAGTTTGGATACTTCAAACTTAATTCAACCAATGTTTAGTGTAACTGCAAAGCCTTGTGAGTTTTGGGTTTACAAAGGAAAAACACCAATAGTAGTTTCCTCAATGGAAATCACTCAAGGAACAGTATTTGGACTACTTACCGAGGATTTCGGTAAGATGGTTTTTCCTTCAAATATGAACAAGGAGTATTTAGTTAGTGCTGACACAATTAAAAACCTTCTAAAAGGAAACACGAAAATGGCTAAGGGCAAGTTAACAGCTCATTACGTATCAACTGAAAAAGAAAGAGTGGAATCTCTAATTAAAGATGAGCAGTTTTACAAGTTTTGGATTTACACTGGTAAAAAGCCTATGAGTTTTAATTACCGTGGAACTAACTACAGACTAGAACCAGGTGACCAGTTTGGTGTTAGAGAGTCCGCAGATAAAAAGAAGATTCGTTTTATACTTGGAGAAGATGTAAATAGAGTATTTACCATTGAACATTCAGCTCTAGTTACACTTTCTAAAAACTCTAAACCGGCAAGAAGGGTTTAATAGCACAGTTAAAAGCAACAGGAGGAGTAATGTTTGACTCGATGAGTAACGAAGACGAAGATACTCGAGATTATCCAGTAGTTGCCTTTGGGTTTAAGGGGGATATTCCAATAGGAGCTATTTCTCAAGACATGCTTATACTTCATAATGAATATAAAAATATGAAGTGCGCGCAGGACGATGCCGTAGACCATCTTGCTTCCGCTACGGGCATTCCTATTGTTGATGAAAAACCAAACGTAATACTATTCTACAAAACAGAAAAGGGTCAAGAAATTCCTAAGTATGCGACTCCTTGCGAAGTAATTGTACGGGAATTAGTAACAGAAGACCCTCCTCAAGGGGTTGTACCTCCTGATATGAAAACTTTAAATCCAAATAGACATTCCTGGAGGTGGGGTCCTAACCTTACGGAAATGTACTTAAACAGAAAAGCTCCTACAGGAGCTCCAATAATTGACCCGAGGTTGTACCACTTGTATTAAGTTTAGGAGAACATTCATGGCCTTAAAAAGACCCACCATTAAAAATCTACAAACAACTAATAAACCGTTAGTCCATAGCGAAATTGTTAATCCTCTTAGAAAGAAAGAGGCTAAACTAGAAGCAGTTCCATTACCTCACCCAAAGAATACTAGCGAACCTTTGGCAATAGGTATAGGAATGCCTTCTAGGTTTTACTTCTATGAGTTTAAGGACTTATTCATTACACCCTTCAAAACCAAGCATTTAGCCAAACTTAACCATGTAAATGAAACTGGTGATTTACGGTCATTGTGTGAGACAATTTCTTCAATTTTGTCTACATCCTCTGGAGAGCAAAATTTAGGCTTTAAGCTAAACCTTGGAGACTTTGCGTATGTTCTTCATAGACAGTATCAAGATCATTTTAAGGGAACCCCATTAACTGTAACTGCATATTGTGAAAATGAAGATCATATTGCAGAAGTAGAAGCTTTACGCAAACCTAAGGATTCTTTGGTAAACAAAGTTACTTACGCTTCATCTGCTATTAAAATCGTTGAGTTGCTAGAAGCACCACCTCCCCTCTTAATAAAGGGGAACCGGGTTAGACCACCGACTCTATCAGATATGCTTTGGATGTCTGATGACCCAACGTTACTCACTAATAATGAATTTTTGTACTTGGTAGGAATTGCAAGCTACCTTGAAGTTTTAAGCCCGGGAAGTAAAGAAGAAATCCCAATTATGGATAAGGTTAAGTACGTAGAAGAAACACTGGAAGATGTGGACGTATACGCTATTGACGCTTACCGGGAAAATGCTCCAAAATTTGGAGTTGAAGAATCTGTCAAAACTAACTGTGTAGGGTGCGGCGCATCAATGGAGATTAACTTTTCCATTGATGCGTCCACGTTTTTGTAAGAGGTTTATTCCACCGTTTCCTTTAGAATCAAGATTACAAGCAAAGCAGGCAATAATGACATATTACCAATGGTCAGAAGAAATGCCTCTACAAGAAATGTATTTTCACCTTACTACTATTTCAAAAATTCGGGAAACAAAGAGAAAGGCTTTAGCTGAAGGTAATGTTTTCATTGAGTGATATTCCATTCATTGAGTGATATTCATTGAGTAATTGAGTAAACTATCAAAGGAAAAATGAAAGTAAAAAAGAGAGTTGGCGTTAAATCTAAATTTACTACAAGTAATGCTTTAGTAAGAGCAAAGCAGAAGCAAGCTATGGCAAAATTTGATGCTATAGAGAGCACTGCTCAACTTAAAGTTCTAAACTCCAGCCTGCTCAATGCAGGCATTGCTACACCTTCGATTGCTATTTCTGAGGCCAACTTAAGAGCGCAAATCGCAGTAAAACGAAAAGTCATAACAAATAAAAGCATTTTAGAGAACAAGAAGGCTAAGATTGAGTCCATTGAGCATGCAAAAGAGCAGGAAAAGGTAGCTAAAAATGAGACTTTAAGGCTCAAGCAAAATTCTGTGAATAGTCTAAAGGACAGGCTTATTCAACAGAAAGAAAAAGAAGTAGAGAGCCTTGAGTCTAATCTTTTACTACCAAAGTTTTCGGAATTTGTCGAGGAAACTCAAGAGAACGCTAAAGTCGCAAGTGCCTTAGTAGCTTCAAAAAATGTCCATTCAGAAATACACGATACTAAACTCAAAATAAAGAGAAAGAAAAAAGAGGGAGTTGAAGCAAGGGAGCGAGCTGCTGGCACTGCAATGGTAGTGGCTACTCCTTTAAGTACAGATACTTTCGGTGAATTTCTATTAAAGAAAAAGAGAGAAGGAATTTCAAGCCAAATAGCTGATATTCTAAATAAGGCTAAGGATAGAATTCTTACTAAAAAAGAAGCAGAAAAAGTAGAAGAACTATCTGAAAACGTAGAATTATCAGACTCTATGGAAAAGGCAGTGATGTCTGCCTTAAGAAAGTTCCATAAAAAACAAAAGCATAAAGTAGAAGGAGCGGGTAAAGCAGGAGTTGATTATGCCGCTAATTTAATTACACGTAAAGTCAAGAGTGTAGCAGGTACTGTTGCCAACATTGCGGGAACTATGGTTCCTGTTGGTAAAGTTTTCGATGCTTGGCAGTTTGCCCATAACAAAGTAGGCGATTTTTCAAGCACAAAATACGGTAAATTTATTGATAAGCGGCTTTCGAACCCAAATAGAAGCGACATAAGTAGAGCAGCTTGGCACTCCATAGATAATGCACTTAGAACCTTTGGAAACACTGTTAAAACTTTACCAACTACCATAAAAAATGCGTTAATGAATTTGCCTTCACTGCTATTTAAGGGAATAGCTAAAACTCTTGGAGGTATGTTCAAAGGTATTACTAAACTTGGAAGTTTTGCATTTTCAAAAATACGGGGAGCTCTATCGTTTCTTGGAAGTAGCTCAGGTTTGCAAGATTTAGCAGCAATGGCTCTACTTTGGCCTACATTTATTAGCCCGTTAATCTCCACCATTAAAAAGCAATTAGAAGATACTTATGGGGAACATTGGATAAGTGATTTTCTAAGTAAAACTTGGTATTCTGGTATGGACTTTCTTGTTGATAAAGTTCGAGATGCTTTTGGCCTAAGTTCCTTAGCGGATGCCAAGAAAAATGACCTAAACGATCTGTACGAAAGAGTTTCTACTAAGCCTCTAAGAAAAGGAGCTGGTGGAACTGTAGACATGCAAAATGCAGTTAGGGATTATGAAGAATATTCTGGAGAAAAAGCTGCAGGCAACACTCTCAAAGAAAAGTACAACTATATTTTAGAAAAAGCCAAGCAGAGTACTTGGAAACCAGGTAAAGCTGGTGGAGTGGAAGAACCTTTAAGAAACCCACTTGGTTACACGGACACCGTTCCTTCAACTGACTTAGACTCTACTCTACCTACTTCTTTAACAGGGGATGTTACTAAAGGCCCGTTAAACCCATCCTCCTTCTTTTCAGATTTATTCTCAAAGGGTACAGTAAAAGGTGGAGGTAAGGGGCTAATTGGAAACTCAAAATATCCTGTACTAAATGTCTCACCCCCGGGAACTGCCCCTGTTCCTTTAGTAAAGACTGCACCAGAAAGTTTACAACCCTCTACTCCAGGGTCCGTACCTGTATCCTCTTATACTTCGTCTACTCCTCCATCTCTAAACGTTTACCCAAGTGGAGTGGCTACAGTACCAGTTAATAAAGTAATGGCTCAACCAATGAGTGGAGCAGGAGGAGTTGGGGCTACGGGAGATATGAATAGCATGAACCCGGAACTGATGACGTCTCCGATTGCTCCTTTAGAAAAGCAGCAGTATTCAGCAAAGCCTTTAACTGCAGGAGGAATTAAAACTTTTGACTGTAGTCCAGAATACCACATGCTAAATGCCTGCTTAATTGGTCAACATCTATGATATCTAAAGAGTTAATTGAAAAGGGAACAAAAACAGCGGAATACACAGTTAATTCCCTCGTTACCTTTGGATTCATTCAAGAATGCAAAGACGTGTTAACTGGAAAAAAGCCAAATGTACTTAATTATTCTAATCTTATTACCTCAACAGTAACCAAGTATAAAAGGTTTATTGAGAATTCCAAAGAGGTAGAAACTTCAGTATTTAAGGAAATGTCAAAAGCTGTAAAAACCGTTCTTACTAACCTATTTGGAAATATGATAACTAGAATATGGTCTTTTATTCGAGACGTTATATTTGATGTGGGGTCAGTTTTTGTAACGAGTTTTTTTAAAATATCAAGGTTTTTAGTAGAAACTGCAATAAAAGTAAGCAGACATTTGCTGGTACTTTTAGTAGAGAACCCTATAGCAGCTGGAGCATTAGCCGCAGCTTTGGGAGTTGCCTACCTTCTGTATAAAAAACCTTGGAGAATGAAAAAAGAAGAAACTGTTGAAGCGCAACAGCCCGTAGAAAGTGAAATAAAAAACTGGGAACAGGCAGCAAAACCTACAACGAAAGAAGGAACCAAAAAATTTGGTATTGAGTATGAAGAAGCTCATAAATCTTGGAAAGAATCTTTAGAAACTAAAGGTCAACAAGAAAGAGACATAGTATGGGCAGCTAAAGTAGTTGGAGTGGATAAAGGTTTGCTTTTAAGAATAGCAAAAGCAGAATCATTGGGAACAACTGGAACTAACGCTAAAAACCCATTATCATCTGCGCGTGGCTTATTCCAATTTTTAACTTCTGACTTTACTGATAAAGATGGAAAATACCACGAATCTACATGGACTACAGTAGTTAAAAAATACGGTAAAGACTTTAAGAAGTATGGGGGCTATGAGATAACTATGGAGAATCAAAATCCATACGATCCCAAACAGTCGTCTTTTCTTGCTGCTCACTTATTAAAAGAATGCAAAGAAAAATACCCATCATTAAAAAGCTCAACTGATTTTTATATGGTTTGGTTTTTAGGCCCTAGAGCAGAGCAATTCTTAAAACTGTTCCGTAAAAATCCAAATACTCCAAACGAAAGCTTTTTTAAGCCCCTTGAATTTGAGCAGAATCCTAGCATAATAAAGTATAAAGAAACATTGTGGCATGTCTACCACAAAATGCTCTTAAAGGTATCCGATGCCAAAGATACTCAATACGATAGGCAGGACTACGCTGAGGTAGAAGCACCCCTAGTTGTAACTCCAAAACCAGTAGCCTTAGTTACTACTCCAGCAGTAGCGCAAAATGAAAAAGTTGTTGCTTTTAATAGCAAAGAAACAACAAAGAAACAGTACTCATCACCTCCATCTGGTTCTGCTTCAATTTCACAGCCAGAAGTGTACCGAACTCAATTTGGCTTGTACTCCACCGGCTAAAAGGATTGAAAAACCATGCCATTATCATTGCCTAGCATAAATGTAGCAAATGGGTTACAAGGTTTAGTAGGAAATCAACCTTTGTCCGCTACAAGTCTTTTGCCGAATCTATCTATTCCCCCTATCGGTGGAGTATCTTCGTTGTCAGCTGCGCTTCCAGGGTCTGCTGGAGCTCAATCGTTATCAAGTGTAGGAGGTGGGCTTTTAGAATCTCAATCTTCTGGACGAGTATACGGTACTACGGATGAGGATTTAGCTAAGAATCCTAACTACTCCATTACTTTTATTCAGTACGATGATGCAGGAAATCCAGCAATAACTGTAAAGGCGTTTGCTCCAACCTCTTTTCAAGCCTCTTTTGATTCTCAATTTCAAGCCCCTTTTGCTGGGGGATTACTTGGTGGTGGCTTTCTTGGAAATTTGGCTGCAGCGTTGACTGGAACGAGGTTAACAGCACAGGCTTTAACCATGCAGGTATGGCAAGGAGGAGCAGACCACCAATTTACGGTAGATTTGGACCTTACTGCCTGGAGTAATTCTGATGATGTACGTGGGCCTTTAGCTGGGTTAATAGAGATGGGAGTTGCAGGAGTAGACAACGGATTGTTTGTTGCTCCTGGCCCGAGATTAGATCCCGAAGAAACAGGTAAAATACTTGCTGGGCTTTTTACACAAACTGCGTCTGTAGCTTCTCAAGTTATATCAGCAAGCAACCCTCCTACGAGTTCTTCTCAGGCAAATACCTCTGGAAGTTCCGTAAATGCCATAGCTTCCGCCGCAAATGATCAAGCTACAGTAGCGGGTAATTCTCAATCCATAGCATCCGCATTAACAAATAACGGAGCAGTTGCGCAAGAGAAAAAGATAATAGGGCAGTCAAGTACGGATTTAATGAAGAAAGCGGTTAAAAAGAAAATATCTGTGCAGATAGGACAGTGGTTTACATTACCAAATATAGTTATTACGAATTTAACTCCAGTTTTTGCTTCAAACATTCTTGATAGCAATGGATTTCCAATTAAAACCTCAGTACAGGTTACCTTTATTCCCTTTTTTCAGTTATCCAAGGAAGACGTTCTAAATATGTTCGTAAATACCAACTCAAGTCCTGGGGTTGGGGTTGCAAATACTGCAGCCACACTTTCATTAGCGACTGGGCTAACTGGTGGAGTAAAGGGTATAATTCCGACTTCTACAGTTAGTAGCGGATTGTCTTTGCTTGGTTAGGGGCTAAATAATAATGAAGACTTTATCACAAACAACAAAGGTAGTTAAAGACAATGATGGTACAATTCAACCTGACTTGTTAAACTCCTTGTATGTAAACATGCAATATGAGGTAGTAATTCAAGAAATTTTGCAAGTTACAAGTGCTCACGAAGCTAATTTACCTGGCTTAGCTTATTCCTATTACGGCGATGTGGATATGTGGCGTGCAATTTTAGTAGTTAATGGACTAATTGACCCAATATCGGACGTAGTTGCAGGAATGTATTTAGTTATGCCAACCCGCGATTCTGTATCAAAATACTTAACTGCAAATAATGCAACGACTTCAATAGCAAAAATAACAATCTAAATAAGGTACTACTCAATGGCGTTTACTGTTGGGCCAACTTGCCGCATAGAACAGATTCTAATAGAAAAGAATAAATTACCGGATACTTTTGGCATTACTTACCTACATATTGTATCCTCAGCGGAGGTGTCTCTGCCTACCTGTACTCTGTCCTTCATAGACCCAATAGGGTTTATGGAAAAAATAGGAATAGGGGATGGAACTATAGTTTCTATTACAATAACCACTTCAGTTACAAAAACGTATGAATTTAGAGTTTGCAAAGTGCCTTTAAGACTGCAAGCTGGTCTTGGGTATACTTATACTTTAGAAATGTACTTAAATTACCCGCTATATTTGGCTCAAACAGATGAAAACTCTCAAACTGGCCCATCATCTGCCGCCATGACCTACATAGCCAATTCGGTAGGGTTAAATGGTTCTCAAAATAACATAGTAACTACAGCGGATTCTATGGTGTGGTCTCCAGGAGGAAGAGTTTATTCAGTATGGGCTAGATCTATAGCCTTAAGAGGGTACAAAAGTTCTACTTCTTTAATGGTGGTTGCAGTTTCAGAAGATGGCGATTTACTCTACAAAGATATATCCTTAGCAAAAATTGCGGTGAACGTCTCTACAATCTTAACTCCAGGATTTGTATTTTGCCAAGAGTTTAAGCCAACAATAACTCCTGGTGTAAGCAATTTAACTCTTAATTATGACCACACAAGGTACGCTCAAGATCTAACGCCAATCGCCTACGATAGCATAGATGTTTTTCCTCATAATAATTCCATACTTTTATCCTCAACTGTAGATTCTATTATAACAAATGGAGGTTGCAGTTTTGGTCCTGTATTGTTTGGAACAACGCACGAGAACTATGACAACGCAGTAGCACAAAATGTTAGAGCGGATGCGACCTATTCAGTACAGGGAGAATTTTTATTTCCAACATCTAGCGGGTTATCTCTGCTAGACGCTTTTACTTTTGAGTTAAAAACACAGGCGCTAGATAGTCAACAAAATAATTCAGAGTTAAAGATAGATTTTTCTGGTAAATGGATAGTTAAAACCAAAATGATCCATATTGAGGGTCCACACTTTGCTGAAAAAATAATTGCTGTCAAACAAACACTATCCAATTAGCCATCAGAACAATTTTAACAAAACAATTTTAGGTTGAGCCATGATTTTTTCAAATCAGCATCAATTATCCTTATTTCCAAACGAATCTCAAAGATACATAGGAATAGTTACTTCCATTACTGACCCTAAAAATTTAGGAAGAGTTCAGATAAAATGTCCAGGAGTTTACCCAAAAGGTTCAGATTGGATAGGGATTCAAAGGGATTGCATTGTTGGAGCTTCCCCTTCAAACGCTACGTCTTATGGAACTTTTGGAGTTCCGCCAGTTGGTGCGGAAGTAATCTTTGAATTACAAAATAATGACCCTAATTCTGCTATTATAGTGGGTACAAGGCAAACTGCTGCTTTACCAAATGGCTGGAGTACAACTGCATGGGGTTGGTTAGATATAGATGGAAATTACATACAAGTAGATAAAAAGACATTTAAGCTATTTGTTGCAGCCTCTGGAACTTACCTTGCAGTAGATTCTTCTGGAAACATAACAATTTATACTCCTGGAACCATAACTACTAATTGCACAACTGCAACAGTTAACGCATCATCTGGAGTCAATATAAATACTCCAACAGCTACGTTCAGTACTAATGTAGTTGTAAACGGCACTTTAACAGTATAAAACAACAGTATAAGAAAACAACAACCCATGAGTAACAGTCCATGAGTAAACCTGTAGCAGTTGTTGGTAGTACATCAAGCCATGGTGGTTCCATGATAACAGCATCTGGCTCAAAAGTTATAACGCCTCAAGGCCCAGTTTGTATTACAGGCGATTCTCATTCCTGCCCCATTTCTGGACACGGAGTAACTTCAGTAACAGGTAACTCTACTCGAGCTACTACTTCTGGTAAAGCAATAGTACTTCAAGGAGCAGTAGCAGGATGCGGGGCTAGTATAGTGGGTAACTTTGCGACGAGAGTAGCGTTGGATTAAGGAGGAAAATTGGCAACTTATCAGGATGTAAATTCAAATATAGGAATTGACTTTAATTCACCGGTATTATCGGATATTAACTGTATTCAAAACGGTTTAACCAATATGTTTTCTACGGTTCCAGGTCAACGAGGTAGAATTTTTCAACCTACCTACGGTTCTGCCTGGGCTTATCTTTTGCAAGAGCAAATAAGTACTACTAATGCTACAAAGATAATTAAAACCATGATAAACGATATTAAAACATGGCAACCCTGGATTACAGTAATTGAAGGTCAGTGCACTATTTTAGTGGATTACACTTTGCCTGGGTACTCTGTAACTCTAGCTTGGCAGTTAGCTTCCTCAACCAGCACAAATTTTACTTCTTTTGCACTTCAAACAAATGGCTAAACTATGAACATACTGCAACTACTGCTACCTACAGTACCTTTTGGTCAACCCTATTCAACTAATATATCCATTGACCCCAATTCTTTGCCTTCCGGTGGACTACTCACAACTGGAAGCTCTCAAATAAAATCTTTTACTGTAACTATTCCAACAAATTTACCACCTGGAATAGGTTATACTGTCGGGGGCTATTCTTTAAGTCAGCTCAATGTTACAGTAAATTCAACTGGCCCCTACACGTTGAATGGTTCTCCTAATAATACTCTATCAGGGAATTCCTATGTAATTCCTGTTTCTATAGTGGGCGGTTTCATAGTTCCTCCAACTATTACTTTAACTGGAGTGTGCAATACTACTGGACTGTATACTGGTAATCAATTTATAATTACTGCAAATACTACCGCAGGTGGTTCAGTTGACTTATATGGTAATGCTACAATTCCTACTGCTTCTACATATTCTTCAACTCAAACTTATACTTTAACCTGTATTCAGCAGATAAATTTATCAAATTTAACTGTGGATCAGGGGGATTTTGTAACTCAGTTGCAAACAGCTTTAGCCAACAAGCAATCTTGGGCTGGAAACCTAACTACAGAAACTTCTGAAACAATAATTGAATTAGTTGCGACCATTGCTGCGTTTGACTCTACTCGAGTAATTAGAGCAACAGAAAACGCATTTCCGCAATTAGCTCAAAATGATGCTGCAATACTTGCTGGGGCAATTCTTTCAGGAGTTAGATTAGCCAGAAAGTTACCTGCTCAAGCTTTGGTAAATTTAAGCAATACTGCATCAACTTCAATTACTATTTTGCCTTATACTCAATTCTCAGGTGCAGGTGCACAGTGGTTTAATACTCAAACAATAACCATTCCAGCGTTAGGAAGTATTGCTAATGTTGCGCTTTATGAAGGTACAATAAACATTACTTATGGCACTGGAACTGGTAAACCCAACCAAATGTGGATATCTAATGAGGATTCATTCACAATTTCTGACCAAGATGTAGTAATTAAAGTAAATGGAACTGTTTTAGAAAAAACGTTTGGTGGATTATGGAATGCTGCAGGAACAAGTGCGTATGGAGAATTTACACTAAAAGATGGAAGAGCAATTGCACAGTTTGGTACCGCTAGTTATGGATATTCCCCTGCTACTTCTGATACTATTGCAATTCAATACTGCGTTACTTCTGGATCTTTAGGAAATACACTTTCTACTATTGGTTCTTCAGTAGTGACCGTAGCTTTGGTTGGGGCAGCCTCTCAAGCTGTGCCTTATCCTACCATATCTGGTACTTTTGTAACAAATCCATCGGGTGGAGCGGATGAACTCCCAGCATCAACTTACAAAACTATTAGCGCTGGCTCTTTTGGAACTTATGGTTCAGCAGTAACTAAACCACAGTTACAAAGTATAGCCAAAAACTATCCCGGAATAGCAGACGTTATAGTAAAAGTTCAAAGAGACATAGATCCCTCCTCTTTATACTTGATGAACACTGCTCAAGTATCCCTACTGCCTACTGGAGGGGTAACTTGGACACAAGCACAAACTTCTGCATATTTTAATTATTTGAACCAAAACACGATGTACTCAACTCAATACGTACTTATTACTCCTTCAGCTATTCCAGTAGTAGTTGCTGCAAATGTGTACGTTATAAATACGGTTCAATCGTTGGCTGCAATTCAAGAAACACTTACTAATGCAATTACTGCGTATTTATCTCCAAGAACCGGAATACTTGGGTTAAATATGTACTTATCTGACTTAGATACTCTAATTAAAAATGCTGCTCCTGGTGTAGTTGATTACGTCGATATTGTGTACCCTACAGCGGATATGCTCGTAACAGCCCCCTCAACTCCTCCCATTTTGTACGCACTTAACCCAACAACGCCAACTGCTGGAGTATCAGCATTAACCACCGGAGCGTATGCGTACTCTGTTGGAGTGAGCGCAGTATCTCCAGTGTTTACTGGCAATACTTTCACAGTAGGAGCTGGGGGTGCTTCTTTATCTTCTGCACAATCCGGTTACTTTGTAGAAATTACGTATAGTGGATCCGCAAGCCCCATTGCTCTCCCTAGTCCAGGGGGAAATTCTGGTGTGTCTTACACAATTTACAACCAGAATACATTGAGCTCCACAATAACCACTGCGTCAGGAGCAATTATTTTATCTGGAGTATCAAGCACCTCCATAGGAGTAGCGCCAAATACTGAAGTATATTTAGTATCAGACGGCACTAACTGGTTGGCTACGGTTGGAACTTATAATTTAGACGTAGGAGCGCCTAGTTCTTGGGTTTATCCAGTGTATGGAACAAGTTTGGCAAATGGTACTCAATATATTGATCTTACTTGGCCTATAACTACGGGGCAATCCTATACTGTTTATGGAAGAACAGCAACATTGTCGAATACCATTGGAGTATTGGCTACAATATCCGCATCACAAGTTGCTTCTCTAGTGGCAGCCGGAGTAACTCCTGGACCTTCAACTTCAACCAGCGGCTCTCCAATAGTTATAGCAACTCCTTTTTGGGTATCTAATATTGGAAGACTATCCTTTAGAGATAACGGAATGACTCCCGTTGCACCAATTCCAAGTTTAACTGGAATAACTAACGTTGGAGTAAGATACAATAGTTTAGCAACAACTGGCTTACCAACAGGCATATCTTCAAATCCATACATAAATGTGTATTATACGAGTAGGTAACTATGCTACAAATTGATGCTAATCAGTTTCAAATTTACCAACCAGTAGGAGTAACTTTTAGCCTACAACCTTCCTTTTTAATTTTAGGAGGAAGTGGAAGCTACTCTTACGCTTCTTCTGGGCTTCCTTCTGGAGTCTCCATGTCTTCAACTGGAACTATCTCTGGGAAAGTTTCCGTTGCGTACCAAGGCGATTTTACAGTAACAGTTATGGATTTAGTTACTAATTCACAAATTACAGCCACTTTTGACTATTACTTTGTAAATACTCTGTTTAACTACACAAATAATGCTCCTACATCAAGCCCTACTCTCAATAGAAGGCAGTTTTCAAAGCTAACTAGGCAAATTTTACTTCCACCCTATTTAGAAACGGCTTACTTTTTAGATCTATTAGGTGTTATTGACTTTGTATTTGACGCTAATCTTGATGCTCCAGTAGAGGCGTTAGAAAACATAAGAAATCCATATTGGAGCGGGCCAGGAGCTGAAGCCAAAATTGAAACACTGGATAACTCTACAGTGGAGTTACAATTTCCTGCTTGGGTTTCCTTGGCAGCTTCTACTGTAATTTCCACTTTGCCTGCTGGAACTTATGCCTACCAAGTTGCTCCCGTGTTTGCAAACAACACCATAGGACCGGCAAATAGTTTAATGGAAGTATCTGTGGGGCGGCTAATTTCTCCTTCTTTAACCTGGACTGCTGTACCAAATGCTGTTAGTTATAACATATATGGAAGAACAGAAGGCAATTTAGGATTACTTGTTAATGTACCTTATTCTGTACTATCTTACACAGATACAGGTGCAACCACACCAGTTACTGGTGGGTATATACCTTCACCATACCCTTATCCTAAACTATTGGATGAAACTGACTTATCTTCCGTAGATAGAACAACCCTTGTTCAACAAGTTAACTTACTTGGAATAAAGCTGCAATCAATTGGAGTTTTAGATGACTCCTCATACCGCTCGTTGTTGAGATTTTTAGGAAAATACTGGTTTCAAAAAGGTACAAAAGCCGCTATTGACTTTTTGAACTATGCACTCAATATCAATTTAGCCATAGATCAGCTATATGCAAACACTACAGCTAATTACTTAACTAAGATATATTCTGTGGGAGCAGTTTCTACCTTTGCTACTGGGTTGTCTGGACCTGCAGCCATGGTAAAGGATAACTCTGGAAACATCTATGTTGCGAATTACCAAGGTGGCAACACCATATCTAAAATAACCCCAGCGGGAATAGTATCCACCTTTGCCACCGTACAGTCTCCCCCTTACGCACTAGCCATTGATTTAACTACTAATACTCTCTATGTAGGCTATGGACCTAATTATCCTTACGTATTATGCAAAATAACAAGTGCGGGAGTGGTTACACCAGTCTTTGCCACAATTTCCACTACACCTTGCTATGGTCAGTCTATTGTGGTAGATAGCACCGGAAGTAACATCTACGTATCTAATGGACAAGGCGTAATTACTAGAGTAACTTCAACTGGGTCAGTAGTTACAAATTGGGCTGGGTACTCTGGATATACAAATGCTCCTATAGGTATTGACTCAAGTAACAACGTATACATAGCAACTCCTAACACAGGTTTCACCTCCATAGTAACAAAAATTACTCCGGCTGGAGTAATTACAACACCTTGGGCTACAATTAGTGGAATAAATCCTATTGGATTAGCAATTGACTCAAGCAATAACGTATACGTAGCTTGCTTTGGAGCCTATCCAATATCCAAAATAACTTCGACAGGAGTAGTATCTACGTTAGCTACTTTGAATTTACCAAGTAGTTTCCCAACACCTATGATCGTAGATTCTTTTGGATATATCTATGTAGGAAACAACACAAATACTACAATAACAAAAATAGCACCAAATGGGTCATACACTACCTTTGCGTACTTACCGGGTTATTTCCTTTGGAGTTTTATTTTAGATTCAAGCAATGCGCTATATGTTTCTAATGAACTCTCTTTTGCGGGTAACCTTCCTTCAATAGTTAAAATAACCAATTCCTCTGCAACTGCTACAATTGGTACAGCTTTAGCGAGTACTCCTTCTGCCATTGCTATTGATACTTCCGGTAACTACTACTTGGCTAACGGTGGAAGCAACACCGTATCCAAAGTAACAAGTGCAGGTGTTGTAACTCAAGTATTTGCAAATACGGGTACAAATCCCGTCGCTATTGCGGTAGATAGTTCAGGGAATGTCTATACTGCAAATAGTGGAAGTAGCTCAATTACCAAAGTTACTTCCACTGGGGTTGTTACTATAACCTGGGCTACTGTTGGAACAAATCCCGTAGCAATCACGGTAGATAGTTCTGGAAACGTCTATACTGCAAATAGTGGAAGTAATACTGTATCTAAGGTAACGAGTGCAGGGGTTGTTACAACAACCTGGGCTACTGCAGGTACAAATCCCGTAGCAATCACGGTAGATAGTTCTGGAAACGTCTATACTGCAAATAAAAATGCTAATTCCATATCTAAAGTAACAAGTGCTGGTGTAGTTACTCTTAATTGGGCTACTACGGGCACAAGTCCAAGCGGAATTGCCATTGATAGCTCAGGTAATGTCTATACTGCAAATAGTGTAAGTAACACTGTTACCAAAGTAACAAGTGCAGGTGTAGTTACAGCAAGCTGGGCTACTACTGGAGCTACTCCCTCGTCCATTGCAGTTGATAGTTCTGGAAACGTCTATACTGCAAACTATGGAGCAAACACTTTAACTTTCATTACTCCATTAGGAACTTCTACTACTCCTTATGCAACCTTTACATCATCCGTAGGACCATTAGTAGTGGATAGCTCGGGTACCGTCTATACAACAGAGCAATCCATTGGAACTGATGGGTATTGGAGATCAGGCGATTTAACCAATTTATTAACTGCGTCTCAGGTAGCTGCAAATTCAAACTATACGTTACTTCAAAATGTAACTGTACCTTTGAACACGCTTACTCCAGCCCAACTTTCAAATGTTTGGATTCCAACAACTTTAGTTCAAATAACAAACAATACGCCATCAATATCCACTGATACAATAGTAACCCTATTTGACGAAGTATGTAACTATAATCTATGTATAAATAGGCTTTACACAGTTCAAACTGTGGTAACTGTCTTGTATATTGACGTTTCTGGCACTGTATTAGATTCTATAGTTGGAACCGCTACCTTTCCAGACTATGCTAAGATAAATATAATGCCATTAGCTATTGCCATTGATAGTTCAGGGAATGTCTATACTATTAGTCAATCAAGTAATTCCATTACCAAAGTAACAAGTGCTGGTGTAGTTACCCTTAATTGGGCTACTGTTGGATCAGTACCAAGTGATATAGCTGTTGATAGCTCAGGAAATGTATATACTGCTAATTACGCAAGTAACTCCATTACCAAAGTAACGAGTGCAGGTGTAGTTACCCTTAATTGGGCTACTGTTGGATCAGTACCAGGGCATATTGCAATAGATAGCTCTGGTAACATTTATAAGACTAATTACGCAAGTAACTCCATTACCAAAGTAACGAGTGCAGGTGTAGTTACTACAAGTTGGGCTACTACGGGCACAAGTCCAACAGCCATCGCTGTAGATAGTATAGGGAACGTATATACTGCTAATTACGCAAGTAACTCCATTACCAAAGTAACAAGTGCTGGGGTGGGTACTACAAGCTGGGCTACTACGGGCACAAGTCCAAGCGGAATTGCCATTGATAGCTCAGGAAATGTATATACTGCAAATAGTGTAAGTAACACTGTTACCAAAGTAACAAGTGCAGGTGTAGTTACTACAAGTTGGGCTACTACGGGCACAAGTCCAACAGCCATCGCTGTAGATAGTATAGGAAATGTATATATTGCAAATAGTGTAAGTAACACTGTTACCAAAGTAACAAGTGCTGGGGTGGGTACTACAAGCTGGGCTACTGTAGGATCTCAGCCAGTGGATATTGCTGTTGATAACTTAGGGAACGTTTATACTGCTAATAGTGTAAGCAACACCATTACCAAAGTAACAAGTGCAGGAGTTGTACTCTAGCAGAACAATTTAAACAAAACAATTTTAGGTTGAGCAAAGGAGATACCTAATGGCATATCAAGTAGCAGTAACAAACACTGGTGCAGCAATGCTTGCATCAGCCATAACAAATGGACAGATACTAACGCTTTCTACTTTTGAAATAGCAACTGGGTACGGATATGACCCAACTGTAGCTTCAAATGTATCTCAAGCAGTTCCTGCCTTTCAGGGTGCTACTTTAATTAGTGGTGCTACTGTACTTTCTGTTTCCGGTAACGTTCTTACCATAGTTTGCTCCATTCCAACTACAGTCGTATCCTCTTTTGGAGAAATTGGTATTTGGGCTACTAATACGACTACTAGCCAATCCAATATGTTTGCAATAATGGTATTTAATACCGCATTACCGGGCAGTGCATCACTTGGATCTGGAGTAACAGAAGCCTATACCATTGACTTTCAGTTAACGTTTTCGACTGGTCAATTAGCATTTATAAATACATCAAGCTCAGTATCAACAACAGTAGCTAATTGGTCCTTAATAGAAAGTACCTTACCCACTTTAGCTACAACTACCACCATTTTAGAAGTGGGGACTGTAGCAAATACTCAAGAAGTATCTCTAATAGCCAAGGGTGTATCTAATCAATTTTGGCAGCCAGTTTCAACCTATTACCCTGTTATTTATTCAGTATCCTCTTCGACTTCTTCGACTTCTATTGTATTTTCAAGCCCAATAGCAGTAACTTTTAGCGAAGGAGCTTTTGTAATTAAAGGAGCAAGCTACAATACGGCGGGTATTTGGAATGAATCCTACCGTGAAGTAACAGCCATGACGGTTTCCGGTACTGGGCCTTACACCTATACTTGTACTGTTGCTACTATTGGGCCAACAATACGTACAAATATGTGGCCGGTTGGAGGTGTAGTTACTCTATATTGCAATAACTCTTCTGCAATCGTACAGAATTTATTAGGAGTTGAGGTAGCGAGAGCACAAACTGCTGAAGCTTCTCTGTTTCCAATTAAAGGCAACTATCCTACTACTAATAGTCAAAGTTGTAATACGTTAACTACAACTGGTTTGTGGCAGATTGACTGTGCTAGTTACACTGGCTCAACTAATTTTCCATACACCAACTGCATCGGTTCAATGTATGTTCAAAGTTCTTCTTCCTATACAAATACGAGTTCTCAACTCTATAATTGGGTATCTCAGATATTCATTGATGGCAAGGGAGCATTGTATTCTCGTACGTATACTCTCATTGGAGGTTCTTCCTCTTGGTCAGCCTGGGTGTCTCCAGGAGGAGTAAGTAGTGTATCAGGATCTGGGGGTTCAACTGGGTTAACCCTAACTGGTGGTCCTATTACCTCATCAGGTACACTTACTCTTGGTGGAGTTTTAGGAACATCTAACGGTGGAACAGGAATAAGTGCTACTCCCTCTAATGGTACCCTTTTAATTGGTAATGGTTCTGGTTACTCCTTGAGTACTTTAACCGCTGGAAGCAATGTTGTAATATCGAATGGAGCTGGAGGAATTACAATATCTGCAACGACTAGTAGCGGTGGGGGTGGAACAGTAAGTTACGTTAATGGTTCTGGGGGTTCAACTGGGTTAACCCTAACTGGTGGTCCTATTACCTCATCAGGTACACTTACTCTTGGTGGAGTTTTAGGAACATCTAACGGTGGAACAGGAATAAGTGCTACTCCCTCTAATGGTACCCTTTTAATTGGTAATGGTTCTGGTTTTAGTTTAGGCAACTTACATGCTGGACCAAACATTGCAATAACCAATGGGTCAGGCTCGATTACTATCGGAACTTCTGGTAGCTTTGTTACTTCTGTTGATGGAAACGGAGGGGCTGTAGACTTAAGTACTTTAGCTAGTTTTAGTCATAGTTATGGTCCTGGTGTTCCTGGTTATACAAGACTACCAGGTGGACTAATTATTCAGTGGGGAGCATTCCACCAGGGGGATTTGCCCGCTGGGCATTCCTTTGTAACGATAAACTATCCAATAGCTTTTCCTAGCTACTCTTTTTGTATAACTCTTGGAATTCGTGATGTTAATCAAACCATATCCACGGATATCGAGTTTTCGGTACAAAATAACGTAGGATTTGTAGTAGGTATGGCAGAAAGATACTCTATTGTTCAAGATCTATACATAAATTGGATATCAATAGGTTATTAGGAGATCTTATATAATGTCAGTTTTATATTCGCCGTCAAAGCATGCTGCTGGTTTAGGTTCAGGGTTTTATTTTGCTGAGGACCCAAATGCTCCAGCAGATTCTTTTTTAGTATCAGATAAGGATCACGGAACTGCTGTTGGACAAACTGGAGGATTCACCTATTCCTTCACTCCTCCGGTAGCACCAGCTACCGAAGGTACACTCACACTAATTCCACCTGTTCCTTCCTCCATAGCGGATTTGAATTCTGCAGCAGGAAATAAACAAATTTCCATGCTAAAAGCAGCGTATTCTTCGGCAATTGCCGTTCCTGTGCAGTTTACCAATGCTGCTGGAGTTACTTCCACCTACCCAACCACCGCAATTTCCATAAATGGACAATCCTATATACAAAACTTGCAACAGTGCGTTGGAGCTGGCTCTTCTGCGTGGACTTTAGGAGTGTGGGAAGACTCCACTGGAGTAATGCAGACTTTTACTTTTGCTGACCTTCAAGGGTTAGCAGCAGCTATTGAGGCAGTTGACGCACCAGACTGGAAAGATTTATTTACAAAAATAACATTGGTTCAATCGCTAATGACGAGCACAACTGTAGATAACACCGCAGCAATACAAGCAATTAGTTTTTAATTTTTGAGTCTTTTTAAGGTCAAATTTTTTAAGGTCAAATTTTTTGAGGTCAAAATGACCACACTACTTAATTTTACAAATAATGCAGTAACTACTTTAGGTGCCCTGGTATCCCCAAGCTCAACAGTAATTACAGCTACTACTGGTACTGGAGCACTGTTTCCTACCTCTAGTTTTTTCTTGGTACTTAAAAACTCTTCTAGCTATGAAGTGTGTTTTTGTAGTGCAAGAACAAATGATACTTTTGCTGTAGTTAGAGCACAAGATAACACTACTGCTCAGGCATTTAATGTGGGAGATACTTTAGAGTACGCAATCACTGCTGCTACTTTAAGGACTATTCAGTCAAACCTAGGCAATTACTCTCAAACAATAGCCCCCACAACTGCCACTACGCTAACTACAACTCAAGGTGGTAGTTTTGTATCCATTGCTTCTACTGGACTAACAATCCCTATTGGTTTACCAACTCCAGTTAATAATAATGGCTTAACTTACACCCTGGTAAATAGAAACACTGTAGTTTCAGTAATAACCACATCCACAAATTTAATAATAGTTAGCGGTACTGGAGTTTCCGCATCCACACTTTCTCTAAATCCAAATTCAGAAGTTGAACTTGTTTCTGATGGTACAAATTGGATAGCTACTTTTGTATCTGATGGTTCTCTAGTTAAATCCAACCTATACTCTGGAACTACTGGCCAAGTGTTGTTAAGTAATGGCTCTGGTAATGCTCCAACTTATGGAGCCTATAGTGTGTCTTTAACTTCGAGTCAAGTTACAACTGCTCTTGGGTATACTCCATATTCAGCAGCTAACCCTTCTAACTATATAACTAGTTCTGGCAGTATTTCTGGTAGTGCCGGTTCTGTTGCTAATGGACTAACCATTGGCACTGGATTATCTGGTACATCTTACAATGGGTCAGTACCGACTACTATTGCTTTAGCCAACACTGCTGTAACCTCTGGTTCTTATACGAACGCCTCTATAACAGTTAATGCTCAAGGCCAAATAACTGCTGCATCCAGTGGATTCGGTGGTGCAGTTACCTCAGTAGCTGGTACTGCAGGGCAAATAACCTCAACTGGTGGTTCCACTCCAGTAATTGGATTAGCAAGTGGAATTGTAACTGCTGGAACTACTGGATCTTCTACGCTAATTCCAGTAGTCACTGTAGATACTTATGGTAGAGTAACGTCAATTACGACTGCTGCTAATCCTCAAGGAGCAGTTACTTCAGTATCGGGCACAGGTACAGTTAACGGTTTAACTTTAACGGGTACTGTAACTTCTACTGGCAGCTTAACTCTGGGTGGGTCTTTGAGTGGAATTGCTAATTCCTCATTAACCAATAGCACAATATCAGGAGTGGCTTTAGGGAGTTCGTTGTTTAATTTAACTGCTGGCACCAACATTTCTTTTTCTTCTGGTACAACTTATAATGGGTCTGCTGCAGTAACCATAAATGCAACTTCTTCAAGTTCAAACTTGTATATAGGATCTGGGTCTGGTTCTCCAACTAATCCAACGGTAGGCGCATATCTTGGTCAAGTGGCGATTGGTAACGGTGCGATAGTTTCCAGCACAGGAACGGGCGGGATTGCAATAGGCACTACTGCAACGGTAGCGGGTTCGACTAATAATGCGGTGGCAATCGGTAATTCTTACGCTTCGGGGGCGGATTCTTTTGCTGCGGCTATTGCAGACCATTCGGGGACGTTTGGGGCGCTTGCTGCTAGTTCAATAGCATTGGGCTATCAAAGCACGGTATCTTCTGCATATTCGGGGGTATCTGGCGGGTATAAAAATAGCATATCATCTGGTGGCAATTATAACGGTATAGCTTCCGGTCAAAATAATAGTATAGCTACTGGGGGTCCTGCCAACTTTATTGGCGGCGGGGCTTTCAATAGCATCACGTCGTCAAGTTACAACTCAATATTAGGTGGTAGTAATAATTACATACAAGGCAGTTCCCAATATGGAACAATATTAGGGGGATATGGTAATTACATTACTGCAACTTCTGGCGGAGTCGCCTTTGGTACTTATGCAAAAGCCACCGGATACAACCAAGTTGCTTATGCCTCCGGCTCGATAGCATCTCCGGGCGACTCACAAATTTCTTGGTATGTTGTTAGACGCACGACAAATAACGCTACGCTTACATCTTTATATCCTGATGGTGCAGGGAATTTTGTCTCGCCAATAGTTCAACCCTCTCAAGCATTGTCCTACGAAATAACTGTAGTAGCTCATGTTGCATCTTTTATTATAAATGTAGGTTCTAGCCCTACTGGAATAGTCGTTGATACATCCGGCAATATTTATGTTGCAAATTCTGGTTCTGGTACTGTTAGCAAGATTGCTTTAGGAGTAGCTAATAACACTTGGGCAACGGTTGGTATTAACCCTTACGGAGTGGCCCTTGATTCTTCCAGTAATGTTTATGTGGCTAATTACGGGTCGGGTACAGTCAGCAAGATTACACCTACAGGGGTAGTTACTACCATTGCATTGGGAGACAACCCCTATGCAATAGCTGTGGATTCTTCCGGTAATGTTTATACGGCTAATTTGGGTTCTGGTGCTGTTAGTAAAATTACATCAGCTGGAGCAGTTACTACAACATGGGCTACAGTTGGGGGTTCACCTCGTGGCATAGCCATTGATTCTTCCGGTAATGTTTATGTGACCAATTCTGGTTCTAGCACTGTTAGCAAGATTACACCTGCCGGTGCGGTTACTACAACATGGGCTACTGTTGGAACCGGCCCCAGTGGAATAGGCATTGATACATCAGGCAATGTTTATGTGGCTAATACTGGGTCGGGTACTGTTAGTAAAATTACATCAGCTGGAGCAGTTACTGCAACATGGGCTACTGTGGGTTCTAGCCCTACTGGACTAGTCATTGATACATCAGGCAATGTTTATGTGACAAATTATGGCTCGGGGACTGTTAGCAAGATTACATCAATCGGTGCGGTTACTGCAACATGGGCTACTGTAGGTGCTAACCCTTTTGGAATAGCCCTTGATTCTTCAGGCACTGTTTATGTGACTAATTTGGGGGGCGGTTCTATTAACAGAATTACATCAGCGGGGGTGTTAGTCAGCTCTGGGGCGGCGGCGACATGGTCGTCTATAACGCCCGGGTTGGTTTACAACGATGGCGGAAAGTTAAACAATATCGCACCTACATTTTCCCCCATTGTTTCTACGGGGGGGGTATGGACGGGTGCAGGTGTATCGGTAACTACTTCTGGTACTAACCTAATCGTGCAAGTGACACCACCAACTTCAACAACCGACACTATCCACTGGGTAGCACGTATTAGAACCGTGGAAGTTACCAACTAATAAAGGAGAAATCCTGGCTTTGAATGTTCCTAACTTATCATTACCAAGTGGTCTAAATGTTACCAGCGCCTATGCCGTAATTGCTGGTTTTGCAAAGGCGGATGATTCTACAGTGAGAATCATGATTGCATTTTATGCGTCAAAAAACGCTTTTTCTTCCGGGTTGCAGGCAGTTTACAGCAAGGACTATCTGCTACCAATTAGCAGTCCAGAATCGGCGCTTCAATCTTTGGTAGTTAACGGGAATATTAACCTGTTGAATGTGATATATTCCAATCTGCAAACTTTGCCTGATTTTGCTAATTCAACCCTAGTTTAGTAAACTGTAAATAAAGATGTAGCAGAATTAGTAACCAACTTGAGATTAAGTTCATGTCAGATATAGCAGATGATGCACAAAACACAGAACAGCAACTCTTAAAGGAAGCTGTGTCTATAAGGTTAAAAGTTCAACGTAGAACTGGTAAGTGCTTAAATTGTGGGGAATGTACCTGTAAAAAATGCTCTAAAAAAGGTCTACCTCATTGCAAAGAAAGTGAAGTAGAGAAGCACAATCCTCCCGCGTACTGTGATGTTTTCTGCAAGGAAGATCATGAAACCCGTTTGAGGTTTAACCGCTAAAATGACTATACCTTCAAATCTTTTAGTCTCAAGTTCTAATTTTGATAACGCATTAACTTTTGAGCTATTAGTCAAGTTAAATTCTACGGTATTAGAAAAAGTATTTTACCCAGGAATATCAGATTCCAATGCTACTTCTTATTACAATAATTCAAATCTAATTGCTGGTAGTTTGGGAACTAGCGGAATTTCCTACAACTCGATGTACACTATTCCTCCAACTAACTCAATTTCAGCTGGATTTTTAATAGGAACAGGTATTCTAATAGTAACAACTACTTTTCCGTGTACTGTTCTTATTGGAAGTAATTCTTTTAATGTAAACAGCTTACTAATAACCGAAGTCTCTAGTTTCGTTCCTTTGCCGTTTTCTCTATCTGCAGGGCCATTAACTGCTTTCGTAGAGGTTTTTACTTCTATTGAGGTTACAGGGGTTGGCGCCTCTCCTATAACTTCTACGGATGTACTTGGATTAGCAATTTTGGGCCAAGCAATTTTAGGACAACCTTAACTGGAAAAATAATGACTATTATTGAAACAGCATCAACTCCAACAAATACTCTATCTTTTGACCTAACATTGTGGAAGGGAGAGTCCTCCTTTAGAAGAAATCTTGGTCAATTTACCGCAATATACTCAACAACTGCTACTCAATTTAATACGCTATCCATTACTGCAGGTAACACGCTAACAGTTAACTGTAAAGTTTTAATGGTATCAACGGATACTCCTATAACTATTACTTGTGGTACTGTGGTTTATACTGTAAATTCCTTTATTTTTATTGACTATGTACCAACAAGTACTGCAGTAATTGCAGCACCTTCCGGCGCTAACGTAACAGTAGGAGCAGGTTAAGATGAAATTGCAAGCAAATTTGGGAACACGTTGCTATGAAACCCTGGAAGCAATTAAGAATAACACCAAACCAATAACTGTGTATTTTATACCAAATACTGGAGTTTTTGAATTAACAGTTAATAAAACTCAAGATATAGGTTCCTGTTTAATAGTAGGAAAATACACTAAAGCTATTGTTTCCGCAGAGGTTTTAATGGAGGACATGAGGGAAACATTAGCGGATTCAATTAGGTTAGAAATGAGAAATGAAGTATTAGTACATTAGGTAGAGTACATTAGGTATGGCACAAAACACATTAACTTCTTATGAATTAAGAATACTAAAACTAGCCCTTCCTATACTCAAAAAGCTAATAGAACCTAGTAAACCTAAAAGTGGAAAAACCCAATTCACCTCCTTGGTTTTTGGTTCTCATAAGAATGAAAATGTCAGCCAAACTAAAGCTCCAGTAGAGTTATACGCAGATGGTTCCTACTCTGTTCAGACAAAAGTTGGAGGGTGGGGCGTGCTCCTACTTAAGGGCAATAGGCGAAAAGAAATAAATGGATTTGTGCCTTTGGGGCAGTCAGCCTCAAGAATGGAATTAGTAGCTATACTTGAAGGGTTAAAAGCATTAAAAACCACGTGTAATGTAATAGTACATTCTGATAGTAGATACGCTCTTGGAGCAATGACAGGCAACAAAGTAAATGCTAATTCTGAATTAGTAAAAGCGCTAAAGGAAGAGTCACTAAAGCATTCTGTAGAATGGATTTGGGTTAAAGGACATGCAAGTAATGCAGGTAACATTGTAGCTGATAAGCTAGCTTCTCAAGGGAGAAAACTTGGAGAAAACTCCAAAGTATTTTTGCCTAAAAAAGAAAGAAAGGCTCATAGAAAGCAGCAAGTTAAAAAGAAACAGTCTAACATCCCTTCTAGTAGAACAAACTTAAGTAAAACGCAGCAACAAGTTTCTGCATCAAAACTTGTAGTTGAGAAGAGAAAGAGAAAATTGGAGTTAGCAAACCTAAAAGCAATTACAAACGATACTCCTTTTACTACAAGTTAAAATGTAACTGCACTTGACAATTTACAAAGGTTACTATATAATCAAGTTGTAGAATACTAGCTATTGGATTTTTGTAAATAAAGGGGCAGTTAAATGGGCATAACAAAAATTAAATCCTCTAAAATAATTCCAGACATTGGAAATTCCGTAATTGACGCTGCCTTGCTACATCTAAATTATTACTTAGTAAAGGAAAGCTACACGCAATCGAATCTTACAATGGTAAACAGGTTTACAAGGAGGTAGTCCAACAAGTTTTGGATACTACGTGCTTTATGACTTGGAAGAAAAGGCTATTTTGTACTTTGTGAGATACCGTTTAATAAAAGCTAATAAAATTAAAATGGGTAGACAAGTACTAGTATGGAGAAATAGAAAAAGCGTAGCTGCAGCAGGGTTCCCTTATTTTAACCAAAGGAGAATAAAGTCATGATTCAAGTACTAATTCAAGGACCAGAACATTCCAAAAAAGACTGGGTAGTTTTAACCATTGCTAAAGCATTAAGAGAAATGGGAGCGCAAGTATCCGTTCTTGGTGAGGATACCTACATGGCTCATAAAGCTACAGCTAACATTGAGGAATTTCAATCTAGATTGACTGGTCAAGACATCGTAGTAGCAGAAGTAAGAACTGGCAAAGTTCACTTGAGATCAACTAAAGAATACGCAGAAGATTAAAAAGGAACTTAACCTTAGCTATTCTAAGCAAAACTTACCCAATTACTTCCGTGGAAGAGGCAATAGAAGTTCTTTTAGTACTTAACAACATAAAAGAACTGCGAAAAGAATTGGTTAACTTGGGTTTAATAGATGTAATATAGAAGATGCGATATAGAACACTAACGCTTACCTCGGCACAACTCTACGGTAAGCGTTAGTCTTTTAATTAGCTAGAACCACTCCTAGCTTTGTGTAGTAGTGGGGGTGTTTGCCGCAGGGTGTGTTTCGCGGGGCACCGTAAAAACAGGATGTTTCACTGAGATAATCTTTGTGAAGAAGTATTGCTGAGAAGCATCACTTTCTTGTAAAGAACCAAGGCTCCATACTTAGATGCCATAGGCTATTAACTACAGTTATGGTATTGGTCAGTTTAAGAACATAAGCGCTTTTTGTTAAAAAAGTACACACCAGTTAACGGTTATACGGCCCTTGAAAAAGGTGTCCAAGGTCAAACTCCAAGACAAGAAGGCTGCCTAGTTACGCAGCGACCCGTTAACTTCACAATATTGCGTAGTTTAGTTAGGTATGCCGTTTACGGATAAACATACTTAATCTGTTTACAATCAAACTACGCACAGGTTTATATCTTGTACGCCTGAGGTTCTAGCCCGCTCTTGGATGTAGCGGTAAAGGTAGCACTTTGGCGCCTATTGTAATTCTTAACAGGTTGCAGTAGGGTCGGAAGATTGGGGAGGTTCAGTCCCTTAGCTAAAAGTGTCGTATAGCTTTGTTAAAATGTCCTATACTTAGAAGAATCAGGCTCCCGACATTCTTAATGCTCCAATCGGCTTAAGAGTGGGCCAAAAGCACAACAGGGACCTGCGGTGGGATTCGTCCTTTTTCAGGAAGGGCGGTGTAACATAGAGCATAGTGTAACAGGTAGTGAGAAAAGAGAGTTTATATAGTTGATGCGGCTAAACAGCTTAAAAAAGCCAGCGTAAAGTTAAAAGTAGTGGAAAACACCACGAAAATGCCAAATTGGTGAAAGCTAAGGCGGTGCGCCACACAAGTGGATACAGACTCAAAACATTATTTTGTTCTAGCGGTGAGGAATCGTTCTCGAAAAGGTAGTAGGCTGGCAGAGTTTAGCTGAAATCTGAATGTTATTGGATACCACCCCTGCTTTGCTTACGCGTGATGCGGCAAAGTAGGAACCGTACTTGATTCAGGTATGGCTGTTTTACTGACTAATCAAAGAAATGTGACTCGGATGCGAGCGTTTCGGTGGTTGGTTGGGCTGCATTTCAAGCAAGACCTATGTGCAGATGCTGCGGCGGAGTTAACTTTGGGGCGACCAAACCCGTGTAGCAAAGGCAGTAATCACGCAACCTACTGAACCGGTGCCGGTGCCGAGTGGAATAAATATGGAGTGAGCCGACTAATCCCACTCCATGCTCACTTTTGTGTTAAAGTGTCCATTTTTATTGAATTTTCAAAAAATTGCATATTTTTATATGCTAATTTTGAAGCCTTTTAAGGGGGATATAACCTGCGGATTAAGGCCTCATGGAATAATGAGGAAAGTCAGTACGAGATACAGTGAGAAAATGGAAGAAAAAGAGAAAATAAATGAAGAAAATGGGAAAATTAAGGAAGTGAGGCTAAAAAAAAGAGTAAGTTAGGAGAGAAAGTGGAGAAATAGAGGAAGTGAGGCTAAAAAAAAGAGTAAGTTAGGAGAGAAAGTGGAGAAATAGAGGAAGTGAGGCTAAAAAAAGAGAAACTGTAAATATATAGAATATAGGTAATAGTGGTTATAGGTAATAGTGGTTATAGGTAATAGTGGTTATAGGTAATAGTGGTTATAGGTAATAGTGGTTATAGGTAATAGGGAGAGATAAATGAACATATTTTATCTAAGTAAGAATACAAAGCTATGTGCTAAGTACCATTGCTATGTGCTAAGTACCATTGCTATGTGCTAAGTACCATTGCTATGTGCTAAGTACCATTGCTATGTGCTAAGTACCATTGCTATGTGCTAAGTACCATTGCTATGTGCTAAGTACCATTGCTATGT